TCAGTGGGGTAGTCAGAAGGGAGTCAATGACTTTCCTCTTGTGACTGGTGGTGTCTTCTATAATCCTCTTACAGAAGATATCTATAAGTTCCCCACATTTATGCAAAATGCTGTGTGGGATAGGGCATCTGGTTCAAAGGAAAGTCCCGGCGATGATAGTGTTACATTCAATAGTATTGAGGGTGCAGTAGTTAATGCAGATATCGCACTTGCTTATACATTTGTGGCAGATAAGGTTCCACAAATCTTTGTTGAGTTCCGACAAGATCCAGACGTTATTACCCACGGATTTATGCGGAATGAAATCAATAACGCATTCAACCGAGTGGCTAGTACAATGAAGGCTAGTGATATCTTTGGTGAACGTAAGCAGTACCTTCTTGACAATGTAAAGAGTAATCTCAATACCCATCTTGGCCCCAAGGGATTCAAGTTTGAATTGATTAGTTTCCACGGTGGTCTTCGTGTAGACCAAAGTGTTCAAGCTCGTATCAATGCAGTTCTTGAAGCATCACAACGTGCTATTGAAGCCGAGACTAAGGTCAAGCAGTCAAAGGCAGAGGCGGATCAAGTGATTGAAAAGGCTCGTGGTGAGAAGGAAAGTAATATTGCTAAGGCAGAAGGTGAAGCAAAGAGTATTGCTCTAAAGGCAGAGGCTCAAGCAAAAGCTAACCTTGTGTTGGCACAGTCACTAACTCCGTCACTAGTTCAGTATGAAGCTCTTCAGAGGTGGGATGGTAAGTTGCCGGTGTATAATGGTGGAGGTGTTGTTCCCTTCATTAATGTTGGAAATACCAACCGATAAAAGGACAAATTAGTGGAGAAACCCGACAGAGAAATCTGTCGGGTTTTTTGTTGACTTTGTATAAACTCCGTGGTAACTTAGAGGAGTAATGAATATCGTAGATTACATTGTACAGAACTGGGACACTCTTCCTAAGAGCAAGTTTGATGATGATGTCGTTGTCATTTTCAAGGAGATTGAGAATGAGAATTGGGGTTATGGTCATCACTCTTATGAGGGTGTTGGTGTAGACAAGGATGGTAACGTCACTTGGTGTTATAGCTCTGGTTGTAGCTGTAGTGGTGGACCTTCTACCGAGATTAAGAAGGATTTGAAGGTTTTTGTTGTTGATGGTGGTATTGATTTGGATGTAGATCCGTCTACTATCAATTTCAATTCACTTGATGTTGAGTTTGACTCTTATTAATTTAGAAAGGACAAATATGGAACGTAAATTGGCTAGTGTTGTAAAGATTGTTGACATTCAACCTATTGTTGGTGCTGATGCCATTGTTGTGGCTAATGTCAAGGGTTGGAAAGTTGTGGTAAAGAAGGATGAATATAAGGTGGGTGACTTGGCTGTTTATTATGAAATTGACAGCTTCTTACCTATCCGACCTCAGTTTGAATTCTTGCGTAAGAGTAGTTTCAAGCGTATGGGAACCGCTGAAGGATTTCGTCTTAAGACCATCAAGTTGCGTGGACAATTGAGTCAAGGTCTATTGACTCCAATTCCAGATGGTATAATTGATCCAAAGGAGGGTGATGATTTGACAGAAGCTCTTGATATTGTCAAGTATGAACCTCCTATTCCTGCTCAATTGGCTGGAAAGATCAAGGGTACATTTCCTAGTTTTATTCCAAAGACAGATGAAACTCGTATTCAGAACTTTGAAAGTGACATTGGTTTTGTGCCTGTTGGAGAACGAGTGTATATCACTGAGAAGTTGGATGGTACTAGTTTCACCTGTTACTTCAACAATGGTGTATTTGGTGTTTGTGGACGTAATTGGGAATTGAGTGAAACCAATGACAATAGTCTATGGCGTATGGCTAATATGCTTGAGTTGAAGGAGAAGTTGACTAAGTATGGCAAGAACATTGCGATTCAGGGAGAATTGATTGGTGCTGGTATCAATGGTAATTTGTATGGATTGAATGACCACAAGTTGTTTTTCTTTACTGGTTATGACATTGATAAGGGTCGCCGTATGTTCTATGATGAATTGGAGTGGTTGTTGTTTAGATTTGAAGTGCCTATGGTACCTGTACTTGAAAAGTATGGATATGTATTACCCACTGAAAACTTGGTGGATAATATGTTGAAGTATGCTGAAGGTAAGAGTGTGTTGAATATGGGTGTTGATCGTGAAGGTGTAGTTGTTCGTGGTCTTGAAAGGGAGTTTAGTTTCAAGGCTATTAACAATACGTATCTTCTTGGAAGTAAGGAATAACTAAAAGGGAGGTATGTAATAGTACCTCCCTTATTTTTATGAAATATAAGATTAAGACTAATGGTATTGGTATGTGTATGAGTGTACGGTGTGATTTTTATCAGACTTGTGCGAATAATAGTGTTAACATGTATTATAAGACCAAACGAAAGTTTGAACCTATACTTGAAGATAATGATTGTTTAAGTTTTGGTAGTGGGAAGAATACTGAAGTTTATCAAGACAATTGTTATCCCAAGGTTTTGAAGAAAATTTATAATTATTCTTAAAACATATTGATTTCAATGAATCGAAAGATTATCGGTCGCACCGTTGACATTGCGATGGCGTTGTGTCCGTTGAATTTGGAACATCGTTGTAGCCACATTGCTTTTTTAATTCGGTGTGGTAAAATTGTTCATATCGGCACCAACAGTTGTAAGAGTCATCCAGAGACTTTGAAATATGATTATAAAGATCATCAAAAGGTTGGAATTCATGCTGAATTGAGTGTTTGTATGAAGAGTGGCAAGGAAAATCTTAAGGATTATTCTATGGTTGTGTTGCGTGTTGACCGCAAGGGAAATCTGGCTAATAGTAAGCCGTGTTGTGGTTGTCAGAGCGTCATCAAACAGTTCAATATTGGAGAAGTTTGGTACAGTGACTCAAAGGGCGAAGTGGTGAAAAATTCTTGACTTTAACCGAAATTCTGATATTATTTTTATAAGATATGAAACTACCTATGTTATTCGCTCGTACAAATACGGGTGCTGTCCAAACTTGGATCATTGAAGTTGAAGGAAACAAGTACCGTACTCATTACGGTCAAATTGACGGTGCAATTCAAATTACAGAATGGACTCTTTGTGCTGGTAAAAATACCGGTAAGAAGAATGCTACATCTGCTGAAGATCAAGCTGTAAAAGAAGCCAAATCCACTTGGAAAAAGAAGAAGGAAAGTGGTTATTTTGAAAATATCAATGATATTGATGGTATTGGTTTTACTGAACCAATGCTTGCTAAGAGTTACGATGATTATAAGGATGAATTGAAGTATCCAGTTTATAGTCAACCCAAGTTGGATGGTATTCGTTGTGTTGTAAAGAAGGATGGTATGTGGAGTCGTAATGGTAAACCTATTGTTTCTGCACCGCATGTATTGGTTGCATTGAAACCTTTCTTTGATAAGTTTCCCAATGCAATTCTTGATGGTGAACTGTATGCTGATAAGTTTGCCAATGATTTTAATGCTATTTGTAGTTTGGTAAAGAAGACCAAGCCTACACCGGAAGATTTGACTGAGAGTGCAAAGAATATTCAATATTGGGTATATGACTGGATTGTACAGAAGACTTTTAGTGATCGTAATGCTGACATTACTACTTATCTTGTTAATAACAATGTGGTTCGTCGTGTTCCGACTCACCTTGTGGACACGATTACACATTTGAATGAGTTGTATGAAAAGTACATTGACGAAGGTTACGAAGGTCAGATGGTTCGTACCGATGGGCCATATGAAAACAAGCGCAGTAAATACCTACTCAAGCGTAAAGAATTTCAAGATAGTGAATTCAAAATTCTTGATATTGTTGAAGGAATAGGCAACAAGAGTGGTATGGCTGGATATATGGTATTCAAGAATCATAAGGGAATTGAGTTCCATAGTAATATCAAAGGCACTCGGGAATATCTAAAAGAACTCTTGAAGAATAAAAATAAACTTATTGGAAAGAGTGCTACGGTGAAATATTTTAATCTTACACCTGGTGATGAACTGCCCAGATTTCCGTATGTGACAAACATTGACCGTGAAAGTTATGAATAATAAAACTAAATCTGCTAAAATTGTATTGGAAATTGAATGGGAAGCTGTTGATGATAGTGATCTACCAGCCCTATGGGATTGGAAACGCATCAAGATGCCTATGGATTTGACCAAGGTAAAGTATTTGGGTATTCATACATCAAATGGACCAGAGAATGTAAGTAATTGGATGGGAAATTAAATTATATGACTATTGTAAAAACATCAGAAATTATTGAATGGGTTAAAAACGCAGTGGAAAAGAAGATGATTAAGGAACTAAATATACCTAATGCTAAGGTTTATCTTAGCTGTGATCGTCCAAATCCTGATGTAATTCTTGAAACCAAGAACGCTGATGGTGATCTGCAAATTGTAAGGTTTCTCATTATATGAATGTTGATACACTATATTATGTATTGTGTTTTATTGGATTAATTTTAATAATCAGTGGATTTTTTATTTTAACAAAAGATGACAACCAATAAGTTTTTTTTAACTCTAGCACGTACTATTGACCATCGTGTAGGTCATACAGATGAATGCAAGCCTGATGTGCCTGTATTGCCTGTAAGTTATGCTCTTGCTAGTTTTTTCTTGAGATTTATCATTGTTCTGGTAAACTTTATTACATGCGCTTTCATTATCGCAAACATTATTCATCACTGGTAAAATTATGAGTGATCCAAAATATTATTTAAAAATTAATCTACCACCAAATTTCAATGATTTGGATGCGGAAGTTATTAAAAAAGATTTAATGACTTATATCAATAGCAGAAATCAATGGGGTGCTTTATATGGACCCAAATCTTCCAAGAAGGGTATTACCATTGATAAAGTAATTTACAGAACCAATGAAGACTAACCAAGAAGTAATTAGTAGACTACGACAGTTCACAAGTTACAACTGCAATAATTTGCTTGATGCAAAACTGTGTGAAGACATTCGTTATCTGTGTGATGAAGTGGAACGATTCAGTAAAGAAATCGTTAAAGCTAACAATCATATGGATGAAGATCACATTACAATTCAACGTTATAAAAACAAACTAAGTAAGTATGAATCGTTTTAATAAAATTATAGTGGGGGGGCTAACAGCAATTCTATTGACTGCTATGACAGTAGAACCACCAAAACTTAAGGTATACCTCATTATGTCATATAGAGGAAACGATCTGGCAATTGAGAAGGTATATCTCAAAAAAGAAAATGCTCAGAAATATTGTGATATGTACAAAGAAAGTCATAATTATTCAGTAGAAGAACGTGAGCTAACAGAATGAAGAATTTATTGATTATTGCATTGTTGTCTACTGGTTGTACTAGTGGAATGTATCTAAGATATAGTTATAATAGAGCATTAGAAAATCTACCACCCTGTAGTAGAGTACATGCAATTAACAACGACTATATTACTTATAGTATGATTGAAAATTCAACAAACAGTGTATATACTGTGCATACCAATTATTATAGAGCCTATTATAATTGTGACGGTAAAATTATTAACACTACTAAAAATTGATGAAAGAACAAATTGATTCTATCATCAAAAAACATTGTTTGAAAATGCAAGAAGTAGATAAAACCAAAAGCATTCCAATGACAGTAAAAGATTTGGATCATATCGTATATGATATGTACAGAGAATTGTATGGATTGCGGGATATACGTTCAAGTAACTATAATCTAAATAATTTTACTGCAGATGACAAGAAAGGACATTGTTGTTAATTATGAAAAAGAAACAAACTCCAGTGTGTCAGAAAGTGGAACTAGACAATTGTTTTAGTTGCAAAGTTGTTGCGGGTAAAATACACAAGAAAAAGTGTGACATTGAAAGATGTAGTGAATGTGGTGGACAAAAGTTAAGTTGTGAATGTGAAGGACATGATAAACAATTTAGCAGATGGACAGGATTCTGGCCTGGAGAGTTAGAATGTAAGTCATTGAATATGGATTTGAATACCTTTTATATGACTGGTATGCATAAGATATTCTTTGTTAAACCTTCCTAACTTTGTCGAAGAATTCAGAATTATAATTGGTGGTCATGTAAACTTTAATTTCTTTATCATTTAATTTAAAGAATTTCTTGGCTCTTTTATATAATTTTGTACCAATTCCTTGTCTACGGTACTTTCTTTTTATATAAACCATAAATTCAAACTTAAAATTTGTAGATCTAGATGATTTACGTTCTTTAATTACTGCCCATCCTATACAAACACCGTTATCTTTAACGATAAAAACTCTATTTTTTACTTTATGACGGATGTCACAACATTCAACATACAATGTATAGATTGAACCGCTTGTAACAAGTTTGCTACAAGATTTTTCCTCCTCTAAATTGACTTTTAAAGCATCTTTAGAATAGATTCGGATCATAATTGACCGATTAATAAATATAAAAACAAAACTGTTGACATTCAAACTAAATATTACTATACTGTTAAAAATTAAATAATATGGAAAAAGAACTAACTATTAAAGACAAGGTAACCACCCCAATCATTATTCAACACGATGACTTGAAGTTTGATGGTAAAAACATCACTATTCCAAGATATTACATTGATTCACTCTGTGAATATATTAAGGATTTTAAGACTGAAGGAGAATTACAAGCTGATATTGAAGACTATCAAGCATTTCGTAGTTTTCTATATGATGTTCAAGAATACAAGAATGGAGGAAACTAATTTATGGGTATGTATGATGACATAGTATGTAAATACCCCCTTCCCTTACCAGAAGATACTAAGGGATATATTCCTAATGGATTTCAAACCAAAGATTTTGACAATGCTTTGGATCATTATGAAATCCGTGAAGATGGCACACTATGGTTGCATGAATGTGAGCGAGAATATACTGAAGGCGATCCAAACGGTAAAACATTCTTTGAAAAGTATGGAATGGTAAAAGTAACCAAAGATTGGTGGACGCATGTAAAAACAACCAGTACCATACTCATGTATCATTATAGCAATTATAATGATGGACCATATGACTATTGGGTTGAATTTGAAATTGTATTTATTGACGGAGTTATTGACAAAATTAAACTAATTAAGTTTGATGCCACTGATAACTCTAAAAGAAAAGAAAACGATAGACAATTCATCGAAGAACTTAAAAAGAACAAAGAGTTTGAATCTACTAATCTTTATAAATTAGTTATCAAACCATATAATAAAATTATTAGGTTTATCTGTAGATTGTTGTATTCTACTGGTTCATTTTTGATTACTAATGTTTGGAAATTGGAACGTAAACTAATTGTATGAAAGATCAAGATTCAATATTTTTAATTTGTGATTGTTTTAGTCATGGCCTTCTCGTAGAGAAGTTCAAAGATGAAGAAGAAGTATCTTTGAGTTTATTTGAAAGAGGATTAAATGGTAGAGTTTTGGGATGGTCAGAAAGACTAAGATGGTGTTGGCAAATATTACGATATGGTAAACCTTGGTCTGACTTTATAATTCTAAATACAGAAAACCAAAAACAATTAAAGGAATTTCTAAATGAATGTAAATGAATTTGAACGCACTAAGCCTGTAGTTACGATGCAGAAGATCAATGACTTAATTAAGTTGATTGAAGATGAACGTGTAAAAACAGAAATTTTGTACAAAGATCGTGTGCGTAGTCTTGATGATATTAGCATTTTACTAAAAGATATGAAAGCTAGTTTCAAGAAAGGTGAATAATGAAATTTAAGAATTTTGAAGGAGTTGAATATACAGTAAATTATAACAAACCACATTATAGGTTAAGAGCTTCTGGTTTATGTGATAATCCTGACATTAAAAATCCACAAATTCATGTAGATCCAACATTAATGACTCGTAGACAACTAAATGTATTGATTGAAGAAGTATTTCATGCTCATTTGTATGATTTACCAGAAAAGAAAGCACGTAAATTTGCAGCCAATTTAGGCAAATTGATTTACAATAGATTTTTAAAAAAGTGATGAGAATTATAGATTTGACAGTTGGACTAATCATAGGTAGTCTATTCGCAATAGCAATTTTATTAATACTTACAATTTTCTTTGTCGTATTAATTCCTTTTCTATTTTATTTTACAGTAAGAGAAGTATTAAAACAATTAACAAAAAGATAATATGAACAAAATAAGTGAAAGCATCATAGTTACATACGCAAAAGCATTACGTAGAATTCAAACAGAACAAGTAGATCCATATATTGAACTAATTGAGAAAGAACTAATTAAACTTTATCCCGAATTGAAAGATCGTGAAGATAATGCTTTAAATTGGGCATATGATATTCTTAATGCGGATTCAACTTCAGAAGTAATTGAAACTCTTGACAGAATTAAACAAATTCTTGACGAAGAACACAAAGAAAAGTGGGTGTGTTCTATTTGTCATGAAAGTACATACAATGTAGATAGTGATTATCTCGCAGGTACTAATCATTTGTCTTGTGTTCTTACAGAAGAAATTGAAAGTCTAAATAAAAAAGGATCATTTACAAATATCAAAAATGAACTTGAATCTTTGAAAAATTACACTAAACAACTTGAAGAACAAATTCAAAAATTAGAAGGCAATTACAATGAACCTACAAACTAATATTCAAGTATCGAACATTGATGTTCACGCATATAAACTACGCAAAGTATTTGATGATTATGGTATTATAACATCATATCCTATCAATCGTGAACAATTTGTAAAAGATGTACTTAAAGTTGCAACTTCGGATAAAGTGTATGTCTTCAATGGAGAAGGTACCTGCGTCAACGTAGAAATTTCTCTTTAAAAGGTTGACATTTAGAAAATTTTAGCGTAGTCTTGTCATCCAATGATTACTTGTGGATGTGGAAATGAAATTCATGCCGAAAGGTTTGAATTGGGTTACAAAATCTGTTTGAATTGCGGTGACAAGGCTGCGTTAAAGAACAAAAAATACGGTTATATGCACTTTGGTCATAAAACCGCCGGTAGTATCGTCGTCACTTCAAAACGAGCCGTAGAAAATTACCAAAAAGTATCCAAAAGAATGAATAAAGGTAGCAATATGGGTTATGCTAGCCGTTTGAGCACTTCATTCTAATATTTATACTATATGACTGCATCATTCTATAAGACAGTATATCAACGCAAATTCAACGAATTGCCACGATGGAAAAAGCTGGCAATCGTAGAAGATAGTGAAAGAAACAATTGGAGTGGTCTATTAACAGAATTTATTAAAGCCGTAATTGAAGAAGCAGAAAAGGATTACGCAAATTCCAAATCAACCGTTGTATCTCCATCTGGTCAATACGAAACAGTTCCACAAACGACTTCAAATTCTTTTAAGAAAAAGAATTGACTTTTTCTAAAATCATGATAAATTGATTTCAAGATGAATGTTTTGGATCATTTGAAGAGTTCGTCAGTTGACGATATTAAGTCCTATTGTAAGTCCACTTCCATTAACGCAGGTGTCGCAATGATGCATGTTAATGGTGACTTTAATCTATCTACTCTTGTTCGTAACGCCAATTTCTTTGGTTTTAAGGAAGCATTTTATGTAGGTGGTAGCAAGCAATGGGATCGTCGTGGTACTGTTGGTACTCATCACTATACTGACTTAAAACATATTAAGACTGAAGAAGACTTTGTTACTTATATTAAGGATAATAATTATACACTAATTGCTGTAGAAAACAATATTCCCAAGTATAGTGACAAGACTGTATCTATCTTCAATCAATGGGTATTTACTGGTGTTGATAAGCCAATGTTTGTGTTTGGCGAAGAAAAGAGTGGATTGAGCGATTATATTCTTGACAACGCAGAATTTATCGTAACCATTCCAGCTTTTGGAAGCGTTCGTTCACTGAATGTTGGCACCACCAGCGGAATCGTGATGGCACATTACAGAAATAATTTTTGAAAAACCCTTGACGTTTTCCAAATCTAAGGTATAGTTATGAATGTAGGGGAGATAAGATTCAATAAGTCTTCACTACAATAAATCAAAAAAACATAGAAAGGTATAGATAAAACTATGAAAGAAAAAGTTACAAAGGCTACTGATGTAGCTGTAATCGTTGGTCGTTTCCAGGTTAATGAACTCCATGAAGCTCATATTGACCTAATCACTTCAGTTCTGAATAAACATGACCGTGTGCTTTTGTTCTTGGGAAATAGCACTATCCGTAATACACTCAACAATCCTCTTGATTATCGTGCAAGACGTACAATGATTGCTGATAAGTTCCCCACAGTAGAGATTCATTATATCAATGATAATCCTTCTGATACTGCATGGACCAAGAATCTTGATAAGTTGATTGGTGAACAGTTGTTGCCAATGCAGACTGTTACACTATATGGTTCCCGTGATAGTTTCTTGAAGTGTTATACTGGTAAGTACACTACTTGTGAGCTAGAAGCAACCACTTTTATTAGTGGTACAGAAGTTCGTCGTCGTGTATGTAACAATTATCCTCCCACTGCAGATTATAGGGCTGGTATGATTGCTGCTACTGCATATCGTTTTCCTACAGCATTTCAGACTGTTGATATTGCTGTTGTAAATGATAAGGGTGAACTGCTTTTGGCTCGTAAACCAGAAGAAAAGAAGTGGCGGTTTATTGGTGGATTTAGTGATCCTGCTTCTGTTTCTCTTGAAGAAGATGCTAAACGGGAAGTACAGGAAGAAGCTGGTGTAGAAGTTGGTAATATCACTTATCTTGGTTCTACACTTATCAATGACTGGCGTTACCGTGGAGAAATTGATAAGATTAAGACTGCATTGTTTGTTGCCAAGTATGTATTTGGCAAACCGGAGGGTGCAGATGATGTTGCAGAAGTGAAGTGGGTATCTATTAACAATTTGACTAAAAATGATATTGTTGAAACCCACCATGTTCTGATTGATATGTTCAATGAAAAGTTTGGAGCCAACCGGGAACTTCAGGAAAAGTTCTTCAAGCCAAATTTTGATGGAAAAATGCCTTGACTTCGGGTGGAGTCTAGGGTAAAGTATTAAAAGTAAAGATTAAGGTACAGATAAAAATCATTACAGAAAGAAAAATTATGAATAAAAACATTTGTTTGACTACGGATTCTTATAAGTTGAATCATTGGAATCAATATCCCAAGGGCACAGAAAAGGTTTATAGTTACTTTGAATGCCGTAAGGGATCTAAGTTTGCTGAAACTCCTTTCTTTGGACTTCAGTATATTATTAAGAACCACCTTGAAGGTGTTGTTGTGACCCGTCAGAAGATTGAGAATGCTGCTAAGGTGTGTAAGGCACATTTTGGTGATGAAAAGTATTTCAACCGTGAAGGTTGGGAATATGTTCTTAACAATTATGAAGGCAAGTTGCCTGTTGTTATCAAGGCAGTTGAAGAAGGAACTGTTGTTCCTATCAACAATGTGCTTATGACTATTGAAAATACTGGCGGTGAAAAGACTGCTTGGTTGACCAATTTCCTTGAAACTATTTTGTCACAGGTTTGGTATCCTATTACAGTTGCTGCTTTGTCCCGTGAAGTGAAGGTTAATATCAAGGAATATCTTGATTTGACCAGTGATGGTGGATTGCTTAACTTTGGTCTTCATGACTTTGGTTTCCGTGGAGCTAGCTCTTGGGAATCTGCTGGTATCGGGGGGGCTGCCCACTTGATTAACTTCTTGGGAACTGATACTGTTGTTGCTATGGAAGTGGCAATGAATTACTATAACGCTAATCTTGACGGTTTGGCATATAGTGTTGCTGCTACTGAACACTCTGTTATGACCGCACTTGGTAAGAATGGTGAAGAACAGGTTGTTGAGAATCTGTTGAATGAGTATCCTACTGGTATTCTGTCTGTTGTATCTGACAGCTATGATATCTACAACTTTGTTGACAATATTGTTGGAAACAAGTTTAAGGTCCGTATTCTTGCCCGTGATGGTGTATTTGTAGTTCGTCCGGATTCTATTACTCCTACTCACCCAACTCCTGAAGCAGAAATGGTTTGGATTATGCATAGTCTTTGGGATAACTTTGGTGGCACTATTAACAGCAAGGGTTATTGTGTTATCAATCCAAAGGTTCGTGTTCTTTGGGGTGACGGAATTGATATTGAAGGAATCAAGAAGATTCTGTATGCTGTTACCAAGGCTGGATTTGCAACTGAGAACATTGCTTGTTTTGGTATGGGTGGTGGATTGTTGCAGAAGGTTAACCGTGATACTCAGCGTTGTGCTTTTAAGTGTAGTGCTCAGTATCGTGATGGTCAGTGGTATGACATTCAGAAGAATCCCAAGGATGTTTCCAAGGTTTCTAAGAAGGGTATTCTCAAGTTGATTAAGGTTGATGGTGAATTTGTTACTGTCAATGAAAATGAACCGGGAGAAGATTATTTGAAGGTTGTTTTTGAGAATGGTGTACTTGTCAAGGAAATTGATTTTGATACCGTTCGTAAAAATGCCGCTTTGTAATTGACAACAAAAAGGTTTACGGTTATCCTTTAAAACCGTTTTTATTTATGATTACAAATATTGATATAAACATTTTTGATTGTGACGCACACGGTATTATTCATCAAGCCAATTGTCAAAATACCATGCAAAGTGGTATTGCCAGACAAATTAGGGACAAGTATCCGGAGGCATATGAAGCAGATTGTAAAACAGTTGCGGGTGATATTAAAAAACTGGGTACATTCAGTTGGGTAAAGACACATGATGATAAGTATATCTACAATTGTTATAGCCAATTTAGGTATGGAAAAGAACAACGTCATACAAATTATGAAGCAATTTATACTGGGTTGTCATCCATTAAAGACCACGCAAGCAGTATTGAGTTGACTTCTTTAAGTTTGCCATATAATATGGGATGCGCATTGGGTGGAGGGTCTTGGAATATTGTCAGAGCTATAATTCAAGATGTTTTTTATGATTCTGATATCAACCTTTTCATCTGCAAATATAACCCCTAATTTATGAAGACTATCAAGTTATTTTCAGGAACCAGTAATCTACCATTGGCACAGAAGATTTCACAAAATCTGAATGAACCTCTTGGTAAGATTTATCACCACAAGTTTCCAAGTGGTGAAACCTATTGTCAATTCAAGGAAAATATCCGTGGCAGTGATGTATTTTTGATTCAAGGTATTACCAATCCAGCAAATGAAAACTTGATGGAATTGCTTGTAATGTCAGATGCTGCTAGACGGGCTAGTGCAGAACGTATTACTGCGGTAATTCCTTATTTTGGTTATGCTCGTCAAGACCGTAAGGATAAGAGCCGTGTTCCTATTACTGCTCGTCTTGTAATGGATTTGATTGCTACTGCTGGTATTGATAGGGTGGTGACTATGGATTTGCATAGTCCACAAGTGGGTGGATTTACTAATCTGCCATTTGATCATCTTACATTTGAACCAGTATTGAGTGAATATTTTAGGACCAAGTATCATTCATTAGATTTTAGGGATAATGTTGTATTGATGGCACCGGATGTTGGTGCGGTTAAACGAGTGGAAAAGTATGCGGACTTGTTAAAGTGTGATTTTGGTTTTATCAGTAAGAAGCGTGTAAGTGATACCAAGGTAGAACTACAAAATGTTGTGGGCAATGTAAAAGATAAACATGTAGTTATTGTTGATGACCTCACTGAAAGTCTGGGAACAATGGTTCAAGCAGCAAAAGAATGTAAGAAACAAGGTGCTGTCAAAGTAACTTGTTCAGTAACTCATGGTTGTTTGACGGAGACAGGTATTCATAGATTGGCAGAGTCTATCAATGTAATTGATGAATTTATTCATAGTAATACAACAAATACATGGGGTAGTATTGGATTTAAGCCATCTAATGTTACTGAATTGGATGTAAGCAACTTATTTGCTAAGGCTATTCGTAGTATCAACAAGAATGAAAGTGTAAGTGAATTATTCGTATGAAATATATTGAAGCTCCTACTAAGTATAAAAATAAACCAGGTATACCCTCTCTATTTTTAGGAGGTGGAATTAGTTCATGCAAAGATTGGCAATCCAAGTTGGTTGAAAAGTTGACGGATTATAATGTTACTATTTATAATCCCCGTCGTAACGACTTTGATATCAACAATCCAAAAGCTAGTGAAGAACAAATCAAGTGGGAACATAAGTATCTACATGATGTAAATATTCTAGTGTTTTACTTTGCAGAAGAAACACTATGTCCAATTACATTGTTTGAATTGGGTGCTGCATTGGAACGAAACACTTATGCTACAATCAAACAAGATATTTTGGTATATTGTGAACCAGAGTATAAACGTAAGTTTGATGTAGAACTACAAATCAAGCTTGCAGTGAAAAATGCTAATCAACTATCTAAAAATAATGATGTTGCAGATGATTTGTGTGTATCATTTCATGATGATTATAGTGATTTTGTAGATGAATTGAAAGCAATTGTTGATATTGCTCAAGTTTATGTTTAACAAATATAATATTGATTTAGTATCTATATGTTGATATAGTATTAACGTATGAATAAATTAGTAATTATTGGATTGTTGTTGTCGGTTACAAATCTAAATGCGGGTATCTTTGCCAAGAAAAAGTCTGGTAGAACATGTATTGTATGTAAAGAACAAATGGCTTGGACAGATGGACATTTACTTACATTCCAGAATTATTTGGATGAAGATGGTAAACATAAAGTGGTAATCGTCAAAACAGACAATTGTGTAAAAGAAGTATATGCTAACAAAGATTTGTATCTAAAAAAGAAACCATCCATTTGGTCTATTAAAGATAATAAACATGGTGTAAGCATCAAAGAATTATTTAAAAACTAATATGGAAAAACTAAATCGTAAAGGGTTTTTCTCCACCCTATTTGGAGGAATCGCAGGTGTTGTTGCTGGTTCAACTGTTAAAGCATCAGAACCTATTGTACCAACACCACCAGTTGAAAATGTTGTTACTTGTGACAAATTGATATTCACAACTAGTGATGGTGCTAGTTGTGTAATGCAGTTTAGAGACAATGATAACTTTGAAATACGTGTAAATAATAGTGAGAATATTTCAATCAATATTTGTTCACCACTAAATAAACCAACTACAATCAAAGCAGAATCTTCACCAAACTCATATGAGTATAGACAACACTCATTTTATAATGAACCACGACAACGATTGGTAATTGCTTCAAATGGTAATATTGGATTGGGCACTCATACTCCTACAGCAAAACTTGATATTTGTGGTTGATAAGAATCATTGTTGTTATATAGTTATTTGTGGGGACAACACCCTCTATTGTGGTTATAGTAATGATGTTGAAAAACGAATTAGTAACCATAATAGGGGGTGTGGTGCTAAATATACTAAGACACGATTACCAGTTAGATTAGTATATACAGAATGTTTTGATAGTAAGAGTGAAGCAATGAAGAGAGAGTATCAAATCAAACAATTGACCCGTCAACAAAAGTTAAAACTAATAAGTGAAAAACAATAAAGCATTTACATTAATAGAATTGGTATTAGCCATAACCATATTGCTTGGTATTATTGGTGCAATTGTTATTAACTATGATAGTTTGGTGGGCAATACCAGATATTTTGAAGCTAGAGAAAACTTAAAGACACTATTGATTAATCTCAAACATCAATCAGCATTTCAACAAAAGGAATTTGAACTTACATTTGATGAAAATTATAATATGTACAGTACATTTGACGATTTCTATTTATTGGATGCTGTCACAAATGACTTGAAGATACTTGAATCAAGTTCTACCAAAATTGTGTTTTTTCTTGACGGAAGCGTACAAGAGAGTTATATTGTTACTAGCAACTTGGAGGGAACCATCACCAACAAATTTATTATTAATGTTATTGGTGGGGTAAATTACGAGGGTACAACAAATATTGTTTTAGAAAAAAATGAATCTAATTTACAAACAGACCAACAACCAGAAGTTCCACGTATTGACTCCGAATAATCATTTAGTTGGTGAACTTATTATGGATGTTGACGGTTATTTCTATTTTTGGCCAAGTAACGATGGTTGCTGGCCGTCACATATAATGCGTTCTATTGCTAACAAGTTGGATGATATCAACAAGCCTTGGAATGATGAAGTCACTGAATATTTCGATAAAGAAAAGATTATACTATGAAAGCGATTATTGCGATGGCAGAAAATAGGGTTATAGGCAAGAATGGTGGATTGCCATGGCCAAGTATCAAGGAGGATTTTAAGCACTTTAAAGAATTTACAATGGGTAATACACTTATTGTGGGTAAAAATACATTTGATACATTACCACTTCTAAAAAATAGAGAATGTCTTGTACTAGTCAAAGAAGACAAAATAATGGCAGCGAATCCAAATCAATATCTAGTAAACAATAATTCTATGACGGGTAAACTGATTACGATGACAGATATTGAATCTTATAGTCAATTTAGAAAAGACTATTTGATTGTTGCTGGTGGTGCTAAAACTTATATTAATTTGTTACCATACATTACAGAGTTTTATGTTACGCATGTAAATGGTAAATATGATGGTGATACATTTATGCCACCATTTGAAGATTTGTTTACACATAAAGAAGTTGTAAAAGAATTTGACCTACACAAAGTTATAATGTATACTAAATGATATGAATAGTTACGAAGAACAATATATCAATCTACTTTCAGAAATCTACAACGGGGGCACTTATTCCAAAAATAGAACCGGAATAAACACTCGTAAAATTTGGGGGGCTCAAATTCATGTAGATTTATTGCATGAAGGATTTCCTCTACTTACCACAAAGAAAATGCACTGGAAGAGTGTAGTGCATGAACTATTGTGGATGATTAAAGGAGATACTAACATTCAGTATCTTCTAAAGAATGGTGTTACATTCTGGACAGAATGGCCCTATCAAAAGTATCTTAACCATTGCAAAACACTCACTGAACCCGATTATGATGTTCATATCGAGGATCTTGAAAAAAATTGTGTGCGTGAAATGACACAAAAAGAATTTGAACAAGAAATCATCAATAACGATGAATTTGCCAAAAAGTGGGGTAGCATTGGACAATATGGTTATGGTGGAATGTGGAGAAACTTTCCACATCGTATTAACCCAATTGGTCAAAATAATGGTGATCACATGATCGTCAAAGGGTGGTCTGTTGAAACCGTGGATCAACTTAAAAATGCAATTAATGAACTAAACACTAATCCAGATAGTCGCCGGATTATCATCACTGCATGGCATCCGTATCATAGTAATAACCGAGAAGATGCTCTATTGCCAGCCTGTCACAATTATATTCAGTTTGGTACTGAAGAATTGACACTAGAAGAAAGATTTAATATTTTTTCAAATGGATGGAATGTAGAAGAATCAAAAAATGAGTGGAATAAAAATGGATTTACAGATTATGATTCCCTTCTTACAGATCATTATATTCCAAAATATCGTTTGAATTGTTACTTTAATATGAGAAGTAATGATGTACCACTTGGTTTACCATACAACATCGCTTTTTATGCTCTATTTACTCACTTGATGGCTCATTGTTTAAATATGATTCCAAGTCAATTAGTTTATAGTGGTGCTGATGTTCATATCTATGAAAACCAACAAGAAGGAATTGTAGAACAATTGACTAGAACTCCCGGTAAATTGCCTAAGTTAGTTCTTAAACCAGGATGTCCTACCAATTTGTTTGATATTAAGTTTGACCACATTGATATTGTGGACTATAATCCTCAATCACACATTAAAATGCCTGTAGCAGTATGAAATACAAATATACTATAAAAATACATACAGTCATTGATTATTCAGATCTTGAAAAGATAATGAATGATTATGGAACAAAAGGATATCGTGTAGTCAAAGCTGAATTTGTTGGTGATGTGTTTGAAAGTGGTAGACCGATGAAAAAGTTCGTGGTATACTTGGAAAAGAAGATTAATAAATGAAAACAAATTACTACGTTATAATTTTAGATCAAAACAACAATCTATGTGTTGATTCATTAGGCGAATGTTTCAGTGAAGACGCTTCATTAACTGAAGCAAATAAGTATCGTAAGAAACATAAAGCAGATGTACTCTGGACTTGCACAGAAAGTGCATTAAAAACACTAAAAGAATCACTTAAAAAATATGATAACCAACTATAATTTATTTCTCGATGACAACCGCATTCCAACGAATGTCACTTGGGTTAATATTCCAAAAGATCAACATTACTCTGTGGTAAGAAATTATCAAGAGTTTGTTGACTTGATTACACTTCGTGGACTTCCTAAGTTTGTAACTTATGACCATGATTTGTCAGACTGCCACTATGGTCATGGTTTGAATAACGATGATATTCCATATGACAAGTATACAGAAAAGACTGGATATGATTGTGCTAAATGGCTTGTGGAATATTGTATGAATAAGGGTGTTAAACATCCACCATATATGGTACATTCTATGAATCCCGTGGGTAAACAAAATATTATTAGTTATGTGGAATCGTATAACAAATCTGTTTAAAGAAATTGCTAGTGGGTGTATAGTTATCTTTTTGTTTTATTTCGCTATTGCAAGTGTTGTCTTTGCACTTAGACATCCTTGGGCTACTAGAACAGAGCAAATGATTCATATTGGTGACGCTTTAATGTTTAATAAGGTATCTTACAAAGAAATGAGAGGTATGTATGAAGAGCGCTGATAATGTAGTTGAATTAACCGAATCAGATATCAAAAAGTATACCAAGTTAAAAGAGGGTACTAAGATTGAAGTGGATGATTTGGTTCATGTATATGACAATACTTATGCAAAACTAAGTAAAGGCAGTCGTGTTTGCAAAGAAAGTGTGAGTAAGTTTAATACTATTTTGAGAAAAAAATGACCAAGTTATTATTAGGAGTAACAATACTAATTACAGTCTATGTAATTGGATGGCACCAATTATATGGTCAGTTTATTCATAACTTTTATAAGAAGTATGAACTGTGGTTGATATGGTTGAGTGTACCTACTACATGGTTAACAATTTATGCAACTAGATTGTTAACTGAATATTTTGACGGTAAAATGTGGCCAAATAGAATATTCACATTTAGTATTGGTATTATCATGTTTACTATATTAACTACTATTTATTTCAATGAACGATTAAGTGTTAAAACTTTGACTTTAATCGGACTGTGTGGGTTAATAGTAACACTACAAGTTTTATGGAAATAAATTATGAATAATAATATTGAAAAACTATCTAACGGTGACTTTAAAGTTAGTGAAATGGATGAATGTATTGTCTGTGGAGTAGAAACAAATGAACCCAAAGATAAACACATTGATTATAGATATAATTATGTAGAAGGAGCTGGTCAACTTTGCAGTAAATGTGCTGAAAAATATGAATGAACTAACAAAACCAAATGCTTTTGCGTTTAAAGCAAGAGTAGGAGAATCACAAGAAATTCAATTATGTATCTGTATTCGTGAAAACGATAAATGGATGGAAAATGAAATATTTTCTGTACCAGAAGGTCATCCAGAATTAAGTCCATATATTGATGAACAATTATTTAACATCGTATTCATCGGATATGAACGAGACGAAAATAAAGAAGGATTTTGGATTAGTAATCAAAATTCATATTATATGAAGAGTGATACAATCTTAACAGAAGATTTATTTAATAACGGAGAATTTTTTAAAACAGTAGAGAAAGGATATCAATCATTTTATGAGCAATCAATCACATCAGAACGGGAAGGGGAGCAAACCTCGACCAGTGAACAAGAAAAACTATAATTCCAATTACGATAAAATTAATTGGGGAGATAAAAATAAGTCCAAATCCACCGAAAAGTGAAAAAGTTAATTCTAACCAAACTTGAATATGATTTTCTAACCGAATGTTTAGAAAAATTGGAGAAACATACAGATGATTCACCAGCAGATTCAAAATGGTTAGAAAAAATGGAACAAACTCGTAGACTTTATGAATTGGAGATGGATCATTTTAATATCAAAAAATACGGTGAACCATCTACCAAATATCAAATGGTCAAATGGATACTAACAAAAGTTAAGACCAAATCACTTGACTTTTAAAATAATCCTGTTATACTGTCAATATGCTAAAGTTTAGTTCAAATAAACAAAAAATTGTAATTGTTGCTGATCCTCACAATCATTACACAAAGTTGGATACTATCCTCAAGAAAGAGGACGGTGATATAAACATTTGTTTGGGTGATTGGTTTGATAGTTTCAATTTGGATGATGTTTCTGACTATATTGCTACAGCCAAATATCTAAGAGATATATTTCTTCCCAACCCAAAGAACTATACTCTATTTGGTAATCACGATATACATTATTTGTTTAATGCTCCTATATCTTGGTGTAGTGGTTATGAACAATGGAAGTATGATGCAATTGATAAAGTCATTGGCAAAGTCAGAGGAGATATACAAGAAAAGTTTAATTGGTTAATTGCTGTTGACGATATTCTATTAACCCATGCTGGATTGGATAGACGATTGTTACCTCCAATTTGTGCCACTAATGAAATTATCTTCAAGTATCTGGATGAAAATGACAATGATGCTAGAACCAAACTAAAGATCAATGAACCACATTGGTTTTATGGTGCTGGTCGTGCAAGAGGTGGTAGAAACAAGTGTGGTGGTATTGTTTGGTGTGATTTTAATGAAGAGTTTCAACCTATTGATGAGTTGAGACAAATTGTAGGTCATACAAATCAATGGCGAACTGGTAAAGCCGCACAATATCATAGAGAAGGATTTACAAATATTACCGAAGCAAATAACATTTGTATTGATTGTAATCTTAGTCAGTATATTACTATTACAAATGGTAAGATGGAGTTAAAGAACTATAGTGACCTATAATCAATTGTAACGATATTCTGTGGGGTGTAACGATTAAGTTACACCCCTTTTCTTTTGCATTTAGTATGATATTTTATTTACTATGGAAGATATCACTGTATCATGTAATTATTGTAATACTCCTGCTAAAATAAAAAGAGACAAGATTTACATGCAATGTCATTGTGATGATGACCGTCGTATCATTGATATTCGTGAATATCTTATAGAAGATAAACATCATGATTATCTATATAGCATGTTTAATGATGAATATGAGTATGTAAATGCAAAATAGTGGGGGGTGGGGGTACCCCTAAAATAATTATTTTAAATTTAGACATTTAAATCCACGATATAATTTTATATGTCCATTTATTAATTGTGATAAACATTTTTTATTTAAATTATAATTTTTTCTTAAATTATACATAGTATCTTTTATAATATCTTTTGTATTTTGATTTTCTAAAATATATATTGTTTTATCATAAGATGAATTTTTTGATCCTCTTCTTTGTTTACTGAATAATTCTTTTGTTTCATTTGAATGTTTTTTACCAAAATTAGGTGCATTTTTACCTATCATTTCCATTCTTTTATTTTTTAATTTTTGTTTATGGTTTTTACTTAATTTTTTGCCTTTATGTAATTTTGAAATTTTTTCTTTCATTTCAATTGTCCAATCCACTCTTCCGGCCAAAAATGTTTTATTATAACATAAATTTTTATTTAATTTAGCTATATTTAAATAATTTTGTTCTGTTTTTAATAGATCAGATTCTTTACAATATTGGATAATAATCCATTCAAAATTATCTTCACCATATTTATTCCACGCATTTTGAAGATGTAAATTGTGGTGTATATTTTTGTTTAAATAATATTTATGTTTATACCATCTTCCATAATTACCGTTGATGTTTTTAGAACTGCCAATATAATATTTCCCATCAATTTTACTAATTATTTTATAAATTCCTATAGATTTTATTATATCGTTCTCTTGCTTTAAATCTTTCTTTTTCCACATTTTTCCAATAAGATTGCATTCTATATTTTCTATATCGGTTGAGTTTTTGATCTTTAGTTTCATTTTCATATATTTTTTTTCTCCCCATAAAAATAAATATTACAAAAATATTACAAAGTATATATATATCTATATGGAAGGGTATATATACATAATAACAAATAAATCATTCCCAGGTTGGGTAAAAATTGGCGTTACTGAAGACATAAAATCAAGGTTGCGTACATATCAAACAAGTAGTCCATTAAGAAACTACAAAATAGAGTATTATATACATCATCCAGATTGTTATGGTGCTGAAAAAGACATACACGAACAAATGAGATATTTTGCAACCAACATTAAAAATGAATGGTTTGAAATTGGTAGTTTACAGATGGTAATTGATAGAATAGATGAAAGTCTACAACCAAAAGAAAAAATTTCTCTTGACCTTTATAAAAAATAGACTATACTTATTTTGTAAGGTGAGTTATGAATACTGTTGCGAATAAATTAATCTGTTTAAATCTAAATGCTAGTTGGCAACCTGTAGGGTTTAAGACCGTTAAAGATGCTATTGTGGATCTTTGTGGTTCTGAATCTAATGGTAAACCGTCTACAATGGCATTGGATATTGAATATGAATTGGATGAAAATGGACAACCCATCTTTGATGAAGCAAAGAGTATGAATCCAGTTTCATGGGATGAATGGATGATGTTGCCTATTAGACCGTGGGATTTGGCTATAAATAGTCCTACTAGAAGCATTAGGGTTCCAACTGTTATCATCGCTACAAATTTCAACAAGATGCCTATTAAGTCATTTAAAGGAAAGCCTAGCAAAGATGGTATTTGGAATAGAGATCAAGGCATTTGTCAATATACTGGTAAGAAGTTGTCAAAAGATCAATCTACTATTGACCATGTAATTCCTCGTAGTAAAGGTGGTGGAGACACTTGGACTAATATGGTTGTATGTGACAAAACTCTTAATAGTAAAAAAGGCAATAAACTAAACAGTGAAATGGGGTTGAAGTTAAGAAAAGATCCAATTGAACCAAATCCAATGCCAGTGTCTGCTTTGATTAGAGAAGCAAAACATCACACTTGGAAACATTTTTTAACTATTTAATAAAAAAATTGTAACGAAAACTTCTGATGACATACTTATTCATCAGAAGTTTTTTATGCGTAAAAGTAAAGTTGATAAAATCAGATTGCTGAATGAAGAACATGACTTGGAAGTCACAAGTGATATTATCAACGCATATAAAAACAACACCACCAGAAAAAGAGTTACAAAAAAAGGATTAGAAAAGTATTATAACAATCTAATCCAATTTATGAACAGTAGATTTATTTGACATATCTTTAATAGATACATAACCTTTTTTCTTTTTGTAATCTTCTAAAGCTGCACTTAAGGCTTCATGTGCGAGTACACTGCAATGAATTTTCACTGGAGGCAATCCACCTAAAGCATTTACGATATCATCATTGCTAAAACATCTTTCCAATTCATCAATTGATTTACCCTTGATTAGTTCAGTAGCCATAGATGAAGCAGCAATTGCACTACCACAACCAAAAGTCTTAAATCTAGCATCCATTACAGTTCCAGTAATATCATCAATTTTAAGACTAATTTTCATTATATCACCACATGCTGCAGCACCAACTTCACCAACTGCATCTGCATCTTTTATATCACCCATATTACGTGGGTTCATAAAATGATCCATTACCGTTTTATTATATAGTGTATAAGATTCACTCATAGTCCGATTTGTTTAAGATCGTTTTTGACCATTTTATCAACAAGTTGTTCAAATGAAGTTTCTGGTTTCCATCCCAGTTCTTTTCTAGCTTTGGTGCTATCACCTAGTAATAGGTCTACTTCAGCAGGTCTATAAAACTTAGGATTGATTTTAACCAAGACAGAAACTAATGGATCATATTTGATAGCATCTTTTGTGGTAATACTAAACTCCATAGATTCAGCCTCTCCATGCCATCCACCATCAATATCAGCGGCTTTAAATGCATACCATACAAATTCCGCAATAGTATGTGTTTCATTACTGGAAAGTACATATTCTTCAATTTGCATGTTACTATCCATGTCAACTCTACATTTTTCTTGATTCATCATCAACCAAATGCCTTTGACAAAATCTTCAGCATCACTCCAATCTCTTCTAGCTTTTACATTTCCCAATTCAATTGGTTGAAATGATTTACCTTCAAGTATAGCTTTTTTGATTCTAGCTACCCCTTTTGTAATTTTACGAGTAACAAATTCTTCTCCTCTTCTAGTGCCTTCGTGATTAAATAACAATCCTTGAATTGCATATAAATGATACGATTCTCTATATACTTTTACCAATTGTCTAGCTGCAGATTTACTTGCTCCATATGGACTACGAGGTCTTGCAGGATGATTTTCATCTTGTGGTGTATAAACAACATTGCCATATTCTTCACTACTACCTGCGTTATAAAATCTACATGATGGTTTGTGTTGACGAATTGCTTCAAGAATATGAATTACTCCAGTTGTATTACATTCCCATGTTTGTGATGGAAAATCCCAACTACTACCAACGAATGTTTGAGCTGCCAAATTAATAAAATAATCTGGTTTCAATGATTCTACGATCTTACTAATACTATGCGCATCACTTAAATCAAAATTTACCAAATGAAATCTTGGATTATTTTCTAAATGTCCAATGTTTTCATGATTTTTAATGCTTAATCGTCTGGCACCACCAAAAATTAAATAATCAGTAGTTTTAAGAAGAAAATCAACCATATGACTTCCATCTTGTCCAGTTACACCAGTAACAAATACAACTTTATTATTACCGATTATATTTTTTGCATCATTGATATTCAATATTTCCATAGTAACCTCTTCATTTTTTGTAGTAAAAACCATATTAAAAATAACATAATTGTTAGTATATGTATATATATGAATATATGGTTACAAAAGAAATTATATTGGATATATTAAATGATAAAGACAATTTTGTCAATATAGTAAAAGAATTTCCTGGTTTATATTCATCGTGTGTAACTATAAAACAAAATGTATCCAAAGAAAATGTTGATATAGCTATGAATAAAATACTGGCTTTTATAGATAAAAATGAAAAGTTCAAGAACTTAATTCAAAGTTTAATACCAAAAATAAAAGAAAAAGAAACCGAAAAGAATAGTGTATCAGGTCTTGTTCTTGAAATAGATAAAAACGATGAAAGTTATTCTAAACTAATAGAAAAATCCAAGAAAGAAAAATGGAATTACAAAGGACTTACTATTGTTGATGGATATGATAAATTGAAAGTATATTTTTATTAAAATTCGTCTTCGTCTCCGTAATCTTCGTCTTCTTCATCGTCAAAATCATCAAAGTCTTCTTCTTCATCATGCATATAATTTGGATTATGTTTTTGATGAAAGTTCTTAAAATCTGCATCAGACAATCCCAATGAGTTAATCATTGAAATAAGAATAAAACACATTTGTTCTTTTGGTGCCTTTTTATCCAATATTTTTTTGGATAATAAATTTGAAAGAATCATCAATGAAATTACCTTTTTATCGTCTTTCATGAAACTATTATCCATGAATTTTTCTTTCACTATTTCTGTCTTTGACATTATTAAACCAGGAACATCAGTCAACTTCATAGAATCCATCGTATTTCTTTTGATTTCTTCTTCTAATAATTGATTCCGTGTTTTCTTGTCACCACCCAATTTATTGATTTCATCACTAATCGTTTTAATACTTTCACGATTTAACTTTTTAGCTATACTAAAAGATATTAATACACCGTGTTGAGCAATTAAATGATTAAATGTTTTCATAAAGTATAAATATCATCAATGATATAATAACTTTATTTTAAAATCTAGCTCGTATTGGTTTTTTTGCACCTTGAATTACATCAGGATCCATATTAAAATGAATTGTTCCCCGTCTAATATATCCTCTACCACTACAAAATGTACAATTGTAACATAGAATCTTTAAATTTTCTATATTGTGATTGGTTTTATTACCATCTTCAAAATTTAACAACAATGGAATCTTACCATCAGTAATTCTTCTTTCACCATACCCACATTGTTCACATTCAGCCTTCTTTGTACCTGACCTAATCAATTTATCTTTTAATCTATGTACTGGGAAATTAGGACACTTACCGGCCAATATCTTACTCAACGGATATTTTCCTTTATGCGGGTCAATTGTACTATTTAAATCTCTTGTTTTTCTTACTGTAGGATCACATACAACGTGAACACCATACATTCTAGCATATTTTTTATATGTAGTATAACTTACACCTAACTTTTTAGAACATTCTTTCGCACTTCTACTACTTGCTCTTGCTTCTTTAATTTCCGATTCCAATAATACTCTTGCAACACCAACCTTTTCAGTTCTTTTTGGAAACAATACAGATTCCGCTTGTTTTTCCAAGTGGGGAATACTAACACCGTTTTCCTTTAATTGATTTACTTCTTCGGCTACTTCTTTCGCAACATCTTCACCTATACTACTAATTTCTTTTATTTCTTTAACATCTTTCTTAAGTGATTGTAAATCATTTAACTGTTTTTGCATTTCGGCCATTTGGGCCAATATTACATTTATATCTGGAACATTACTCATAATTAACCTTTAATTGGTTCATCTGCCAAATCAACTTTAGTCTTTGATAAGAACACTGACCTTAAAATTTCTGCTTTACTATGAAATCCTGCGTTAATTAATATCTTATATGTATTGTATACGGATACATTTTTCTTAGACTTTGAATTTTTTGGTTCAACCCAACATTGTAGTAAAGCAGTTACCGTTAAACTTCCATTATTTATTGCTCTTTCCATTGCTTGAGTACACGCTTCTAATTTATAATCATCAAATATTGTTTCGTCTACTTCAATCGTTTCTTTCCAGTTAATACTGGTTACTACAACTTTTTTCATAAGTCCAAATCTCCGTCATTTAGTAGGTCCATGTTGTCCAGTTTGCGTTTTACACTTTCACAAACCTTTTCTTCTACTGTATTAGCAACAAAGACAATTTTCTGAATACTCTTACTCTTGGCACTATCACGCCAAACTCTTCCAGTTGATTGTCTCATTAATACAGCAGAATAACTGGGTGATATAATAGACATTCTAGGATGTTTACCGTTCAAATCATGTAAACTTAAACCAGCACCACCAGCCTGAATATTTACCAATATTACCCGTTCTTTATCTGCTTGAAAATCGTCAATATTTTGTTGTCTTGCTTTTGCATACTTAGCTTCACCATTAACAATACACTTTGTATTCAATCTTTCTGATAAAGCATCAATAGTTTCTGTAAAATTACAAAATACAACCACACTCATTCCACTTTCAACTGCTTCTTCAATCATTTCAATGAATAATGGAACTTTTACCAATTCTACTTTTTGTCTCGCCCTAAGAATTGCCGTCAATTCACTAGTATTTTCTTTAATTTCCTTCTTTATCTTCTTTTGTAACTTAGCCAGTTCTGCTTCCATTTCCGCATAAATGCCGTTAATTTTATTTTGGGCATCTTCTTCCATGTTATAACATTCAGCGTCAATTTGACTTTCTGGAAAGTTTGGAATTGTATCTCTAGATAATCTTACACCCCTATTAACAAAAATATCATTGTGTAATTTCTTTAATACTTCTTTATCATTATTAAATTGTAATCCAAATCTACCTTTAGTTACACCATGCGCATATAACCAAGTATAATACTGTTTACTATTTTCAAACAATTTAATTGCCATACCCACTGTCTTTAATTCCAGTGGATTTGTTGCATTAGTAGCACTACAGAACAACATCTTATATCCTTGTTTTAATGCTTCCAAACAAGTTTCACTGTTTTTTGTATTTGCACCCTTTAATTTTTGACTTTCATCCCAAATAATTAATGTGGATTTAGGTATTTTCCATACGAATTCATTACGTCTAGTATCTCTTCTCTTTACATAAGAAGCTATCATACTGTCTTTCTTACCCATTCTCAACATTTCATAGTTAATAACTCCTATTAATCTATGATTTATTTTAAAATGATTCTTAATTACTCGTTTCCAAGATTCCATTACTGCTTTTGGACATACTACAAGAATATCCATATCCAATTCTCTTGCAGTACCACATGCATTATATGTTTTGCCAACGCCAACGTCACTACCATCAATTGCACATCCCCATTTCTTAATGGCAGCACATAATTTTGATACCGCATTAACTTGCCATGGACGTAAACCATCCGATACTTTTACTTCATATGGTTTAAGTGGTTCGTCAGATTTAACAGTATCAGTTGTTTTCTTTTTAGAAAACTGTTCTTTGGTTGTATGGGTTTCTGTTAATAACCAATCATTGTCTACTTTTTTGACACCGTAACCTTTATCTTTTAATTTAAAGCTGTTACCTTTCCAGTAAACAAAGAATTCATTACGATAATTTACTGGAATCAACCAATGTCTTGTCCAAAGAGGTATTCCACTCTTTGATTCAATTTCATAAACATCACTCCATTTTACATCCAAATTAATCATGTTTTAATCACCCATTTCGGTACGGTATTTGCTATAATGTGCAACATCATGGATGTTACAGCTTTTTAGTATACCACCTTTTCCTACAATGCCAATGTTAAATGTTGTTCTCATTGATTCTGTAAAATTTCTACCGTTATTGTCATCTTCGCCATGACCCAAATCAATTAGATTTTGCATATAAAGGTCTCTAGTTTTTCCAAACTTTCGTTTAACTGTACCTTCTAAATGTTTTACTAAACCTTGTATATTTTCAAATATCAAAGGTGAATTCGTTAATGTAGTATCTATAATGTAAAATTTATTCATACATTTATATATAGTCGTATATGTGTATATATTACAATATAATAAATGAAAATCAAGTTATTATTAATCACATATTACGAATTAGTTTTTTCTATTAAACCACGAATAATTTCTTGCAATGATTCTTTATAACTTACTCTTACAGGAGCTTTACCTTTACCACCATCACCTTTTTCCCCTCTACCAGCTTTTCGTTGTGCAGATTTCTTTCTTTTTACCCAATTGGCAATAGCTTTTTTACCACCTTTGGATCGTAATCTAGCTGCATATTTTTTACCCAAACAAGCACTATAACTGCTTCCTTTTTTAGCATCACCACATTTACCAGCTTTTTTACCACTACTGTCATATCTATCCCAACCACCTCCTGAACTACTACCTACACCGCCTTTGCCAAACCATCTACCCAATCCACTGTTGGCATAAATTTCATCTATCAAATCAATCATTTGATTTTCTAATTTCTCAATTGGGTAAGACATAATCGTTTATAAATATAATGTAATTAAGTATAAATATTCAATATTTATAAAATATGGCAAGTGCTAAAGACATCAGGTTTGACCAGAGAAATGTAACCAATACCGCATATCAAGAAAAATATGTAAACGGTAACAGTCTCATAATAAGAACAGATTCTACAGGATCTGTTGTTGGTGCATCTACATTAGAAGGTGTTGCGATTGGAACAACTACACCAAGCACAGCAAATTTTACCAATGTTACCGCATCAGTAATTAGTTCTTCTATATTAATTGGTAATTTAAGTGGAAGTTTGTCTGGCAGCAATATAATCGCAAATAATATTAGTTCCAGTACTCTTTATGTTAGTCAAAACATTATAAATGATGGTACGTTGACTGTTGTTGGAAACAGCACATTATCAAATGTTACAGCAAGCAACATAAGCGCAAGCGGTAATATTAGTTCTTCAAATTTATTCGTTTCTAACAATACCACATTAGGAAATGATGTAAATGATTTAATTAAAATCACTGGAAGTTTGTCTTTATCAGGTTCAACTTCTACAAATTCATCATCATTTGTTGATTTAACCGCAAATAGAGTTGTTTATACTGATAATAATAGAATATTGTCAACTGATGATGATTTAATATTTGATGGCAATGCTTTAACCGCTTCAAATTTATTAGCAAATACTGTTGATATTAATGGCGGTACTATAGATGGAACTACTATTGGTTTAACATCCGCAACAACCGCTAAATTCACAGAAATAACAGCAAGCAACATAAGCGCAAGCGGTAACATTAGTTCTTCTACAGCAGATTTTAACACTCTAACTTCAATTTCGTCAACATTATTTAATGTTACAAGTAGTAATATTTCTGCAAGTGGTTATATTTCTGCATCTACTGTAGATACTACCAATTTAATATCTGTAAATAATATATTGACTAATATTACATCCAGTAATATAAGTGCAAGTGGTAATACAGAACTAAACACATTATCAGTAAAAGGTAGTACAGTATTATATGGAGACTTAACTGTATATGGAAGCAGTTCAGTGGTTAACATCAGTTCAAGTACAGTAATCATAGGTGATAATAGAATACAATTAAATGCTTGGAGTACTGGTTCTTTAAGTCAAAGATATGCGGGGTTAGATTTAACAGACAGTGGTAGCAATAATGCGGTAACTAGTTCATTATTATGGGATAGTGCAAACAATTACTGGTTATTGACCAACAATCAAACTGGTTCTAATCCTGTAGTAACAAGTAGTGCTTTAATATTACAAGGACCAGTAAGTAATTTTGGAAATGAAAAACAAGTTCCAATTAATACATTCTTAAAAGTTGAAACTACAGTTGGCAATTTAACTGCTTCAAATCTATCAGAAACAGGAAATACATTAACATATGATGGTACTGTTAGTTCTTCTGCTATTAGTGCATCATCTGCATTTTTTAGTTTGGATGTATTAATAAGTGGTGTACTAAAAGTAGTTAATAAAATTTACGCATATGCAGGTATCATTGGTGATATTACAGGTAGTTTATCTGGTAGTAACATAATTGTTAATACAATAACAAGTAGTGTAATTACTGCTTCCAACATCATTTCAACTAATAACGATTTGTTTGTTGTTACATCCAGTGTAATTAGTTCATCCACATTAATATCAAATAACAACACATTAGTTAATGTTACATCAAGTAATATAAGTGCAAGTGGTTATGTAAGCGCATCTTTTGCTAATTTTAATACACTTACTTCAGTAAATAATATATTCACTGACGTAACATCTAGTAATATTAGTTCATCTACACTAATATCAAATAATAATATATTAGTCAATGTAACATCAAGTAATATAAGCGCAAGTGGATACATCAGTGGGTCCAATATATATGTTGAAAATACAATTACTGCAGATACTGGTTCATTTATATATTTTAACATAAATAATACTGGTTCTGCACCAACAAATTATACATCATCAGGAATGCCTGGTGAAGTAAGATTTGATAATAATTTTATTTATATATACGCTAACAATTTATGGGTTAGAACACCAATTGTTAGATGGTCAGATTAACCTTTTAATAAAGACTTATTTTCAACAATGGGTTTTTCTTCATTTGGAATACCCATTCTCATTTTAAGCATTCTTAATGCTGCTTTTGGATGCATTCGTCCACAATTAAACCCTATAATACCATACTTACGACAAAATGATTCCAATTCATTAATGTCTTGTTGTGGAAATTCTTGTATAGGTGGTAGATTTGTATCTTCACCTTGTTGTTTTCTACGAACCAAACTTTGAAAAATCGGATCGTTTAATGTAGTTGGAATTTCAGGAAAGTTCATACATTTCTTGTAACTTCAAAAATCTGTGTTTACCATAGTCAGCAACTACTTTGTTTGAATCATACCAAGATGGTAAATTGCCACCCTTACGTTGTTGTTTAGTCAATTCTACATTTAAAAAGTGATTTGCACCCTTAGTAATATCCTTTAATGATCCACTCTTTGCTTTATTTACTAAATCTAAAGCACCTTTAAACTTTGAATGGTTGCGTTTAGAATCAATAAATTGTTTAATAGATTCAGGATCTTTCTTATTTATTTTATTCCATCCACTAAATTGTTTAGGTTTTAAACATTCAACTGCCGCTTGACGAATGTTTCCTTTAGCACGATTCATAATTACATTCAATACAGCATGCATTCCATCAATTGGATTCTTTTCACCACCGGCTTCATCTACAAGTGTAGCAGCAACAATTTCTTCAATTGTATATGGTTGTCTTACTTGCGAAACCGCAGTTGTTTCTGGTCTAGTTAATGTAGGAGCTGCTTGAACATCTGGTGTACCAAACATAGTAGATGCAGCTAATGCAGCCGTAGCTAGTTTACTTTTCCAATTTTCTGTAATTTGATTTTCTTCAATGCTACTAAAATCTTTTATAATTTTACCTTTACCAGTTGCAGTTAGTAAAATAGCTTTATCCGCAATAAAGTTTTTGATTGCATCTTTTACAGATGAATTTACTGCGGGTATATTAGAATCTCCATTCATAGAAAAATCATAATTTTGCATATTGGATAATGTCAAGAAATTATGATTTAAATCCAATACTGCTCTAATATAACCTTTTTTTACCGCATTATCATACGTGTCAATCAATGTAGCACCAACAAGTGATGAATCATGGTTTCTAATCCATTCTTCATGACTATATCCAGCTTCAACTACTTTACCATCAGGTGTAAACCAATATTTCTTTTCTGGTGATACTGTGGTATTAAAACGCAACATTCTTTGTTGTCTTTCTTTTTGTTTATCTTCGTAGTAACCTTCATCAAGAGTTCTACCTTCTGCTCCAAAATGATCCAAATGATGATAAACATCATCAAGATATTCACCTGCAAGATTCAATTTAGCTTTTACCCAATCTTCCAATTGAGTATTTGGTTGCAACATTGTTTCCAATTCTTTTGCATCACTATTAAGTTGTTTTAACGCACCCATTGCCATTGAACTATTTTGTTCTTTTAATAGTTCTTGAAGTGCTTCTTTATAATATTCTTTAACTGATTTACTTGAAGTTTGTCCACCAGCTTGTCTTTTTTTTCTACCTAGACAATGTGCTTTTTGACTAAATCCTTTTGCGTTGCTACAATCTATTGATTTTTTATACTTATTTGACCACTTTTCTTCAATATTTTGTGTACCTTTTTGTTTTTCTTCATTGTAAAACTTAAGATAATCTCTTACTGTAGCTACATAATCACATGCATGATTCAATTTAGCCTTTACCCAATCTTCTAAGTTATCGTTAACATCAAACATAGATTGTAGTTTTTCACTATAATCAATGATTTTGGTAATATCACTTTGAGCCATTTCAGCATTTTCATCAAGTACACCTTGAATACTAGATGACTTATGGGTTAAAGCAGTATCTTTGAGTGACACTAATTTTTCCGCAACTTGTTTTTGTGCAGGAGTAAGATTTTGAAATCCGTTACTTTCACCCAATCCGTGTAGAATTGAATCAACACCACTTTTGGTAATCAATTTCAATCCAGCTTCACGAATTTTATCGGCTAATTTCTTACCTTTTAAAGATTTCTTGAAATCGGCCAATTGTTCCAATTCATCAATTGCTTTTTTAGCGTAATTAGTATATGTAGTATAGTCACTCATAAAATTATCTCCAACTTCCACCTTTAGATTTGTACCATTTAGCTGCCCATGCATTGGCATAAGCACTAGGATATACATCAAACTTTGATCTTGCTAATGATTTGGCTCTTGACCATAGTTTACTGTTTGTTGCTTTTGCACCTTTTTTCTTTTTCTTTGTCTTTGCTTCGTTTAAAGTAGGTTCTTCAATATCAATTTCAACCGTTTTATCAACTATTGGATTGCTTCTTCTTCCTTCTACTTGTCCATTTGATGTTTTACCTATAGTACCGCCCATATTACCACCATCAACATTGTTATTTCCTACTCTTGATTTATCATTTAAGCTTTGTTTTGGATCACCTAAACCAGAATTAGTAGTTGGTTTAAATTCGGTTGCAAGTCCTGCATCTACTAATTTAGAATAATATTCGGGATCTTCAGTTAAATGGTCCATTGCAATTTCAGTTGCAATTTTTGGATCATTTGTATGTTCCATTTCTACTTGTACACCAATTGCTAATTCTTTGGTATCTACATTAGATGGCGCAGTTGTATCACCTACACCACCTGTAAGTTCTGTAACTTCTTCAGTTAAATGTTCATAAAATTCTCTATAAGATACATCCCAATCATTGTGTTCAGTATCTGTCCATTTATCAAATTCGTTAAGTTTTTTCATTTTAGCAATTTTTTTGAAAGTTTTACCGTCATCCCAATATGGGTCAATCATCCATCTTCTACCCTTCATTCTAGGGTCACCGACTAATGGATCGTTTGGTTCTTTTTTAGGCTTTTGGGAATCGTTTTTCATATTTCTTTTGTGCCATTTCTCTAATTATTTTACCGATTTCCTTTTCTTGTGGTGTACGATAATCTACAACTTCTTGTTGTGGAGTAGCCATTAAATTATATGGTTCTGCTTTTGATTCTGGTCCCATAAATGATGGTTTTACTGGTAACTTGTCGTCATCATCAATGTTCAACATATGTAATTTACTGTAGTATTTGTTATCTTCTTTAAGATTTCTTACTACTAATTCTTTAGCCAAGTCTTTTCTTTTAAACACCATTTTCTTCAATTCATATTGTAAACCGGCTAAAACTTCATCTGGTGTTACTTTGTATTTGATGTCTTGAACATCTTGTTCATATTGACCTGGGTCATATGTGGATTTATTATCATAATCATCAGGTGGTGGTGTACTGATATCACTTGCAGAACCAGCTATAGATGGCGCATATTTGAATGAATTAGGATTTTGAGATACATCTGGTGAACTATATGTATCCAAACCAGACGCACCGCCTAATCCACCTTGTATATAGGATTGACCTGTATACATTCTATCTCCCAAATCATTTTCATTTATAGTTTTCGACATAACTATAAATATAAGTAAACAACAGTTAATATCTATTATTTTAGATTATAGTTTTGATTGGATGATAATAACCGTTGACATTTTTATCAAATGTAATATTTTCGTATTTCCAGTTAATGTAATTATCTGATTCAGTAAAAGGTTTTTGTAATGTATATCCTGATTGTTGTAATAACGTTCCTAATCTGATTTCCGAAAACATATTATCGTATAATCTAGGATTATCATACATTCTATTTACCATTGATGATAATACTGATTTAGTAAAGAATAATCCTGACGTTGGTCCCATTCCTCCAATATTAGATGTAAGTTTTTGATTTTCGGATAGTTGTGTATACCAATACCAATCATTTAATTTTTCTTGTGGATATATCATATGACTAAAATGAGTCATATTCAATGCATTACTATAAAAGGTTTCTAAAGAACAATTCGAATAGGTATCCCATTCTATCACTAAATAAGTTGGTAGATTTGGATAATTTAAATAAAAATCATATATCAATAAATCAGCTTCACTCCAGTATTCAATTTTCTTATTTTCGTTTAAAATATTATTTTTAGGATATAAGTCTTTTTTTGAAACAATATGGGAACCACTAATTAAATTATGATTTTCAAATCCAACCGGATAAATATTTTTAGTTGGATTGTATTTTTTTAACAATTCATAATTTTGAATAGTTACATCATTAACTGAATAATGTAAAAATAATATACATATTCTATTTTTTAGTATCATATTATTAAATATATTTGTATGGGTGATAAAAATGAGGTATTTTCGTATCGATATTGATATCATCAACCGTCCAACTTATATATTTTTCAATATCATCTCGTCCACTTTTAAGAAATGTAAACTGACTTACTAATGTACCACCTCTAATTTCCGATAACATATTATCATATAAAGATTTATTTTTTAATATTTCTTCAGTACATTTTTTTAGAATATGATTTTTAAAATATATACATGTAGATTGTCCATATGAATGTAAATTATTAAATTTGTGATTATTTGGATTTAATTTTCTATATTGTTTCACCCACCACCATTCTTCATCTGCCGGACTTCGTATTCCATTTCCAAAAAAATCAACATTTGTATCAAAAAATTCTTCTATACCAACATTACTAATTGTATCATATTCATATAAAAAATATTCATCATAATTTGGAAACTCAGAATAACCACTGTATAAAAAGAAATCGGGATTTGACCAATCTTCGGTGTGTAAATTGTCTATTTCAACCAATTCTTTGTTTTTAGGATATATTTCTCTATTAACAAATAATGAATTTGGTAATAAATCATATCCACGGAATCCAACTGAAACAACATCCCATGTAGGATTTAATCGTTTAACAAGATTAAATCTATTAATTGTCAATTCATCTACTTTATGATGACTAAATAATATAATCTTTGTATTCATAGATTAAATTATATATTTTATTGTATTTAACAATTTTCGTTTATTTTTCTCATTTACTTCCAAAAAATGATGTCTGATATTATCACAATTGTTTTTTTGAAATTCAAATAGATATTCTTTATTATTCAATGTATCTTCAAATTTTGATTTATCTACAAAATAACCTTTTCTAAGTTTATATAGTGGATTTGATAAATATTCATAATTTATTACAGATGTATAAATTGATTTAATTGGAATAAATTTAACCAAATTAGGATCTAAATATTCTTTAAATACAGGTATTTCACTGCAAATTACTAATTTACCACAACTCATTGCTTCCCATAAATAATGTCCCCATGCTTCATATAAGCTACAACATATATGAATGTTATGGTTATTAAGTTCATATACTAATTCATTTTCATTTAAATATTTATGATTAGCATCAAGAATATTAATTTTTTCTTTATAATTCCGAATCAATTCATGATTTTTTTGTATAGACTTTCCTTTTAAGAATAATATTTCTTTATTATTTTTTGTAAAAAAATATCTATCTAGACTAAAAAATCCAGTAATAATTATATTTTTATGATATTGATCTAATATTGATTTGGCATATTTAGATTTAACAAATATATAATCAAAATTATGTAGATAAATCAATTCATCATTAGACAACCACTCTTCATTTGGAATTAAAATATTAATTTTATTATCATTCATATATGTTTCATATATGTTTTGTATAAAAATTCCAATATCACTTTTTCTATTTATGATTTCTTTTGAAATATCGTATATAACCACATCAAATTCTTTTAAAACTTGAGTTAATAAAATTATGTCATTTTTTAAACCGACTCCATTGTTCCAATAATATATGTTGACTTTAATCATGATGTTTTACAATTTAAATTAAATAAAATTAAGATATTGTTTATACCGAATTGTATAAAAATTTCATACATTCTTCATTTGTAACATAATGAAAAGAATATAAATTACTTATATCATTTGTATTATTTAATTTTGAATAGTCTCTACAACAGTTATCTTTGTTTATTAATTTAATGTTATTATTTCTAAAATTAATTCCAATACTTACATCAGTATATCCGAATTTAAAATTTTTAAAATTAATTTGTTTTATAATTTTACTACTTATAAAAAATCCCGTCCCGCCGGCTATATAAGAAAAGTCTGAAGGTATATCTTTATGTTTAAATATTGGATTATCTGTGTTATTATTTTTATTTAAAATATAACCGTAAACATTATCTTCATTAAAATTTTTAATCATTGTAAATACAAGTTTGTAATTTACAAAAGTATCATCATCAACAAAATACATCCATTTATATAAATCTAAAATATATTCGTTATTCTTTTTTATATTTATTAACGAATTTAAAATATTAATACCTTTTTCTTCATTACTACTATAACTATCATCGTCAGATACTTTTATAATATTGTTATCTACATCATAATGATCTGAATAATACAAATGATCCATATGTTTTGCCCATGTATTTTTAACCGAAAGTATTCTTTCTTGATTTTTATGGGTAGTTGATATTAGAACAAATAACATATTATCATACATATATATAAATTAATTATATTATTTTTTATATGAAATATTTTATTAATTATGCTGATAAGTTTTATTTTAAAAGTCAACTATTATCATTAAATTGTGCTAAAGACTTCGGATTCAAATGTCAATCATATTCAAAAAATGATATCGATAATGATTTTATTGAAAAAAATAAAATTATTATAGATTGTACGAGAGGGGCGGGATATTGGTTATGGAAACCATATTTAATTCTTAAAAAATTAAATGAAATAGACTATGGTGAATATCTTGTCTATATGGATTCGGGTGCCAATTTTATTAAACCAGTAGATGATTTATTAGAAAGTATCGATGATAAGGGTATATTGGCGTTTCAACTTAAAAATAATAAAAATAATAAATGGATAAAAGGAGATTGTTTTTTTGCAATAAATTCTATTAATGATGTATACAAATTTAAAGATGATGAACAAATATTAGCATCATTTATTTTTTTCAGAAAAACCGATTTCTGTATAAATTTTGTTAAAAAGTGGTTATATTATGCAGAACAAAAAAACGTAATTATGGATTTACCAAATGTATTTTTTCCAAATTGTAATGGATTTATTGATCATAGACACGATCAAGCTATATTTTCATTATTGTGTTATAATTATAATATAACATGTATACCAGATATATCACAACACGGATTAATATATGATAATATAACAACGGATAGTGTTAGAATAAATCATCATAGGAATTCTTAAATAGTTTATTTACTAATTATTTAATATTTCTTCGGTTATATGCTCTAAATTTTTAGTAATTTTAAATTGAGGATAATCATTTTTTAATTTTGTTAAATCGCTATAATAACAAATATGATCTCCTTTTCTATTTTCATCTACATATTCGTAATTAAATTTTTTTCTGCCTATATGTTCCAACATTGATATACATTCTATGATTGAACATGAATTGGATTTACTTCCGCCAATATTATAAACAGCAGCAATTTGTGGATTGTTAATAAACAATTGCATGAAATTAACAACATCAAATGAATGTATATTATCACGTACTTGTTTTCCTTTATAACCATATATTTTGTATAAGGTATCGGATTTATAACATTTAACCAGATAATTTAAAAATCCGTGTAATTCTACACCACTATGATTTCTCCCAGTAAGACACCCACCACGTAAACAAACAGTTGGAATTTTAAAATATCTACCATATTCTTGCACTAAAATATCAGCTGCAACTTTTGATGCACCAAATAATGAATGTGTTGAATGATCTATCGATAACATTTCAGAAATGCCATTATTAAAGTTATCATCGTCATAGTCATATCTAGTGTTCAATTCTTTCAATTTAATTTCATTTGGTTTGTCACCATATACTTTATTAGTTGACATGTGAATAAACACGCAATCTTTATTAGTTTGTCTAGTTGATTCCAATAAATGTAACGTTCCATTAGCATTTGTTTCAAAATCATCAAATGGTATAGATGATGATTTATCATGACTTGGTTGTGCGGCAGTATGAATAACTACATCAAATTTAATGGTTTTAAAAAGGTTATTGACTTCTTGTTTATTACGTATATCAATAAAATAATTTCTAAAATTAGAATGTGTATTTATTAGAACATTAAGTCTATTTAAAGTGCTTCCTTTTTCACCGAAAAATATTTGACGTTGATTATTTTCGATACCATAAATTTTATGTCCTTGTGTTGCAAAATAACTAACTGCTTCTGATCCAATCAATCCTCCTGCGCCTGTTATTAACATTGTCTTCATTAAAAATTATTAATATAAATATCATCACATCCTAAAGAGATAACTTTTCTAAAGTTGTTTGATGATAACAATTCATAGACATCATTGCTTTGATAGTTATTTTCTACAGATATAGATTTAATTTTAATGTTTTTAAAATCAATTGTTTTTAAAATGCAATATTCAGCTCCTTCAACATCTAAACTTAGATAATCAATTTTATTACATTGATATTTTTTTATTATGTCTTGAAAAGTAATTGTTTGGACTTCTATAATTTCTACAGATTTACCATGTATAAGTAATTCATTAAAAATTCTACTTAAATGTTCGGGTTTTTGTTCACATAATAGTCCGCTTAATCCTTTTATGTATCCATCGCATGATAAAAATTTAAATATGCCTGATTCTTTATATATTGCTACATTTTCCACAGGAGATTTTCTTTTATTTTTTAAATTTTCTAATTCTTGTTTTCTTGGTTCAATTAATATTCCATTCCATCCCAAATCTTCAAAGAAAAAAGTGTTATTTTGATATTCGTGTTCAGACGCCCCAATATCTATAAAAAATCCATCTGTTACGTTTTTAAAAAAATTTTCATATAAAAATTGATCTTGTTTATATTGACTTTTATATTTCATTTAAATAATTTTCTTTTATGTATTTCCACGGATACAAAAATGGTTCTGCTTTAATAAAATTTTCTTTTATTACTTCAATTCTATCGTTATAATAATTAACATCTGTATAAGATAAAATATCAATTAATTCTTCTGGTTCTGTAAATAAAATTATTCCATCTTTATTAAAATAATTAATAATCTCGGGATCTCCTTTGTAAATTGGTATAGTTCCTGTTCTAAAACAATCTAATATTTTTTCTGTAAAATATCCTTTTACAAAACAATTTTCTACTGCAATAGAATATCTGTAATCCTTATGCCATTTAAGTTTTTGTTCAACAGGATCTCCATATTTATAACCATCTAACAATTTTTTTGTCAATTCAAAACACTTATGCCTAAAATGATGTCCGTCAGTCCATAGTTTAGATGAACAAACTATACTTGAATTTTTATTTTTTTCATATATTTTTTGTTCATTCAAAGGAATAAAATAAGAACCCCAAGGATACCAAAATCCATTTTGTATAGAATTACAAAAATCTCTATTATGTGAAAAAACTTTTTTAAATTTAGTATTTTCTTTTATGGCTAGTTGATATATGTGCGGATGAATTACTTCTGGTTCCGTAATCCATAAGTAAATATTTTTTGATTTAAGTTGATTTAGATAATTTAAAGCAGCTTTATCAGTAATGACAATATTTTCACTATTATTTAGTTCTTGTATTTCAAATGTGTGTTTAAAACAATAATTTAAATCTAACAACTCCGCTTCTTTTTGAAAATTAACCGGATTTAAATTTGCTTCAAAATCAAAAAATAATATTTCTTTCATTTTATAAAATATCTACAATATTAAACTCATTCAAGTGGTTGTAAATTCATCAATAGAATGATTATTTTTTATAAACAAATCATAATTTTCTAAAGATGGTTTTGTTACAGTTTCAGTAAAAATGCCTGTTTGATAAAAAAATGGTCTTGATAAACCATAGATATTATACTTATATTGTTCTTGTGATGTATAATAATCAATACCCATTCCATTTGGTTGACATATAACGGGATACATTTTACCAATTTCTTTTAAAGAATTTAAATATTTGTCGGTTAAAAACAAAACAGCATGAAAACTAGTCATACAATTTAATTTAAAATACGAATCATTATATTTTTCTAATTCAAAATTATAAAGCTTAGATTCTCCATTTTTAACACCCCATAATGAAGTTCCTAAATATATAGCATCAGAATCATCGGGGACATCGATATTTAATTTAAAATCTTCGGTCACAAAACAATCATCTTCTAATACTAATGCGGGTAATTTTATTTTATTCCACAATTTAATAAGTGATATGTCACATCCAATAGGATGTGGTAAACAAATACCATGAAAAATTTCAAATGACAATTTATTTTTAAGTTGTAATGTTAATTGATTCAATCTTTCCACATTTTGTGGTATTGTAAGTATGTAAACATTTATATTTTTTAAGTCAATTTTCATATTAACAATCACAATGTCTTATCTCAAATTTAATACAACCATATATATTAAACCCAAGTTTTTTTGCATTTTCAGAAAAACTAACTCCTTCTAATTTACAAGGAATTACATTTCCACATAAGTCTGTGTATTCGTCATCTACAAATAAATATCTTAATCCACTATCAAAAACTTTACGATTAATAAATGCTGCACATTCACATCTTTCTAATTCTATTATTTCTTCGTTTGGAAATATATGAGTAAGTTCATACAATCTAGTTACTTTACCATTTAAATTTGTATAAGATGCACAATCATGATATCCATATGTGTTATGTGTATATAAAGGCATTACAATATCTTTATTAAGTGATAATAAATATTCTATTGAATTTTCTTGAAAATTTTCTACATCTATATCTAACCACCACAAATAATCATTATTTTTTAAATAATTATTCACGATAAAATTTCTTAAAATAACTAAATTATTAATTCTTTGTTGATAATGTTCAATTTGATACCTACATTCATGTTTTAACAAAAATCCTAAATCTAATTTTAAAATTGTAATATCTTTATATTCATGTATAGGTATTTTCTTACTTATAATTTCATTTAATATACTCCAAGTATCATCTTCACTGTCATTTTCTATAAAACATAACGATATATTTTCTTTTGGGTATGATAAATTATTAAGTTTATTCAAAAAATTATCTAAAAATTTAGCTCCATTTTTAACTGGAGTACCTATTAATATATTTTTATTATTCATAATGCCCATCCTTTTGCCCAATGATGTACTGAATATGATTCAGGTGAAGTTATATTAAAATCCTCATTTCTTCTTTCCATTTCATACCAAGAATATGGATAAAAATATTTAATATCATAAAATTTATATGTTGGATTATTTAAATATGGATTTAAAAATTGTGTAAAAAATTCAGGACCACTAATTTTCCATATTTCACTACTTACTTTACCGTTATAAGTAAATTTTTTAATGTTTTCTAATACAGAATCAACATAAAAGCTAACAAGAGATTCATTGACCTTAGATCCCATAATACCTATTGCAATTTCATTATTAGGTTGATAACCTGAAAAAAAGTTGTAATTGAGTATTTCATCTGGCATTCTTTTTAATGGTTCAGTGTCCACATCAACATATATTCCTCCAAATTTTTCTAATATTTTAAATCTAAGTAAATCTGCTTTTAATCCAATATTATAATCACCATAATAATATTGTTTAATATCACTACTTAAAATATCAGTTGATTCAACTAATTGATTATCCCAAAAAATAAAATTATAATCTGGATATAAAATTTTCCACTTTTTTAAAAAATTAATATAATCGGAAGGAAATGGTTTATCACCTATCCATATATGATGTATGAATTTTGGTATCATATATATTTTGAATCAAGTGTTAATGAATCAAATGTAGTATCATCAAAATCATATTTATCAGGATTTCTTTGTTTTAGCAAACTTACTTGTTCAACTAATGGAGGCATAAACACATAATGTTTAAGTATCTTTAGTGTTTTCTTTTGTATTTGTATATCAACTGCTGCCCAAGCTTGATGATTAGTATCAAGTAAAACTGGAATACTTGATTTTTTAATCATATAAGCATGTGTACACATAGGTGCATGTGTAGTTGTAATAATGTTATTAGTTACTTTTAATTGATAATCTTCTGGAGGTAAACAACAATGCCCAACAAAAACATATTGCCAATCATCAGGAAGTTGTTTTTTAAATTCTAAAAATCTTTCATGAAAATTTTCACATAAAAATGCATCATCTTCTAAGATAAGAATTTCTTCATGATGTAAATGCCAAAGAGTTTGCCATAACATATAATGAGACAATAAACATCCAATTCTACCTTGTTTAATAAAATAGTCATCTCCGTCTGGATTATCATCTTTATATGGTATTGTAGTTTTCAATCCAAACTTTGTACCATTAATTCCTTCAAAAAATTCAACATCTAATCCATGTTGTTTAAAATGTTGTTCTGCATACTCTTTTCTTTTAGGAGTATCTTTCAATGTTAAACAAAATATTTTTGGTAAATTATTCATTTTTATATATGTCTGTCCAATTACTTCCCCATTTTAATATTATTTCATGTAAACCATCATTAGAATAATAATCTTGATTTGCATGCATATGAGTTCTGCCTCCAAAATGATCTACTCTACTATTATATACAATTCCGTTTGTAATAGATGAATCTTTTTGTTTAATATAATTTAAATACAAATCAAAATCTTTATCTTGATAATGTGCTTTTATATTTTCATCCCATTTATAATTTGATGATCTTTTAAGACAATAAAACCAAGCGGGTATATGAACTCTATTAATAAATATTTTTTTATACGTTACATCAGTTCGATATACATCATACAATGGTGGTTCCCAATCAAATGATTTTGTAAACGGTGAAACTACAAACAAGTTATTAATAATATCAAACCAATTAATTAAATTATAATACCAATCATGTTGAAACATTAAATCACTATTAGCATACATTACATATTCATTGTTACATAATTTAGCACCTTCATTATATAATTTACTTAAATTAAAATCAAAAGGCATATATACAAAATTTTGTTTTTTTGATTGTACATAATCTTTAAATCTTGAATGTGAGTCAGAATCTGAATTGTTTTCAATAATCCACAGTTTACATTCATCAGGAGTATTTTTAACAAATGAATCTATCATTTCTACTTGAAATTCTTCAATCTTTTCATTTCTTGTAGAGCACGGCATTATTATATCAGAATATTTCATGTTTTTTGTCTTTTAATGATAAACAAAATATTTTTGGTACCATATTAAAAATGATATTTATTTCTAAAAAATAAATAATTTATATCAGAAAAAGAATCTGAATGATGGTATATTTCCGGATAATTTTTGTTTCTTCCAATTTTTAAAATTTTATATTTATTAAAATCAATTAAATTTAATAAATCATTGTGATTATCTTCACAAAAATCATGAAGTTCAATCCAAAGATTTGGAGTATAATCTTTTAATATTTTTTTTGTTCCGTTTAATACTTTTATTTCTTCTCCTTCAGTATCTATTTTTATAATAGAATTATCTGTAATATCAGAATAAAAATTATCTAAACATAAAGTCTTACAATCTTTAATTGGTTGATATAAATCATTATTAAATCTATAAAAGTCTTCTTTACTAAATGTTTGTATTCCATTTTTATTAGAAACAAAAGCATTATAAATTTCTACATTTTTAATATTATTTAATTTAATATTTGTTTTCAAAATATTATAATTATTAGTATCTGGTTCGAGTGAAATTACTTTTTTTGCGATTCTTGAAAAATTAAGAGTATAATGTCCATGATGAGCACCAACATCAATTATAGTATCTATATTATTATTTAAATCAACATTCAATGTTTTATACATTTCAATCAAATATGCATTTATATCATTTTGATTTGAAATATCATTCCAATCAATTTTATTATAAAAATATAATATACCATATAATATTTCCAGAGAAATATAATCTCTATATCCTTCATAGTCTTGTTCTCCTACATCATACCATATTTTTCCTGTTCCATCATCAATAAAAAAATTAAATTTATTGTGTGGCAATCCACATCTTGTTTTTATTATTTTATTCATTTTTATATAAATACATATTTAGGTTATCATTTTCAATTGTCTTGATACAATTGTAATTTTTTATTTCTATAATATCTTTTCTAAAAATTAATATATAATTTGAATCAATATAATTTATAATATCAACATCACAATCTTTATTTATAACCAACAAATCTGTTTTTTGTTTTATTATATCACTAGTATTTAATAGTTTTATACTAATATTATAATTAAAAAGATAATTTAAATGATGACATATATCATGACAAAGATCAAATTTATCATCGTATGATATTAATTCTTTAGGATTTAAATGTAAAAGTAAACGAGACACATAAGCTCTTTGTGTTTTATATTCAACAATATTAGTTATGTTTAGTTCTTTTAATTTTAAAATTTCATCTACAAATGGATATATATAATTTTCTTTGTTGTATAGATTCAAATCTTTTATTTTGTTTTTGCTATATTCGATTTCGAATTTATATAAATCTACATCTTTTTGATTTATACAATAATTGATTGTATTTTCATGTATATCATTAGCACTTAAATTGTTTTCTTTCCATTTAAAAAGAAAATAATATAAATTTCTTTGTTTAAAATCAGAATAATAAGGAGCAATCAAAACTTCTCCTGTTCCTCTTCTATTTCCGATTACTTCAGTTTCTTCACAATTATTTATATAACTTATAGATTTGTAACCGATACAATTGTGAGAAATAGTTGAATTTGCTTTTTTTCTTATCGTTTCTGTCAAGTCTGAATCTTCATGGTAACATGGCCATATATTATCATCAAATAATCCAACACATTTAATCCACTCTTTTGATGCTATAAATGATGCCCAATGATTACACCATATTAAATGAATATTATTATTTTTTTCTTCCGTAAATTTATTAAAAATTGATTCTAATGATGTGTTTTTAATAAAATAATTATCATCACACATAAATAAAATGTCTTCGTTTTGATTTAACTTAATAATTTCATTAGTTCCTCTACATGTACCATAATTATAAGCATTTTTAATTATGGTAATAGGTATATCAATTTTTTCTTTTAGATGATATCCGATTCCATTATCACTAATATAAATTTGTTTTGGCCATACATTTTGTATAATAATATCTTTAATTAGATCATCCAAATAATCATACCGATTATATGTTATAATTCCGATAATAAAATTTTTTGTTACATTCATATCTTTATAATTCCTGTCTTTTCATCATTTAATCCGAAGCTAACAACAAATTTACCATCTTTTTCAATTGCACCACATGGAAAAACTACTAACGGACTAATTTCATCCAAAATTCTTTCATCTGCTTCATTTCCATGTAAAATTGGTTCACTATCAATATGAACAATTTTAAATGGAGGAATACTTTCAAATTTGTAATATCCCATAAAGTATTGTCTTTTAGGAAATCTCCAAGGTAAACTACTATGGAAAAAATTGTGGTAATATCCATCTTTTAATATTGGATTACTTCCCATTCTACATTCACCAAAAATCCATTCTTTACTAATATCATGAAAATTTTTATATTCGGTTATTACCTTATTTGTTTTTAAATCTACTTCAATAAGAACATGTGGATTCATTCTATATACAACCATTAAATTTCCATTATATATAAAGAAAGTCCAATTTTTTTGATGATTTTTATTTTCATTTATACTATTTCCATTACCATCATATTCTATATGAATATTATCAATGTGATTGAAATTTTTATCAAATACTAATATTTTTTGATGTATAAATTTTACTTTATTAAATTGATAATTAGCACACCCAACATAATATTTATTATCATGAACTAATACTCTAGGATCTTCATATTGTTCATTATCAATTTCATCGATAATTTTTAAATTCAAATCTTTTATTATATTATAGTTTTCATCCAATTCATATAATTTTAAAGTATTTTTAAACTTTTTAAATCCTATTAATATAGACTCTCTCGTCATTAATAATAATTTATTATCATAACCTTTAAAAATACAAGAGTTAAAATAAAAGTTTTTATTTGTATATGGTAAATCTACAATTTTTACATCATTCGATTGATTGAAAACACTATCTTGTAGTTTGGATGATATATATCCATGTAAATTTTTTTCAATTATATTATAGATATATTTATCAATATGATTGATATCTTTAATAGAAAATGTTTTAAACGTATTATCAATATAATTCACTTTAATATTAAATAATTTAAATGATAATTCTCTTTCATCATCTAACTCTGGCTTTATTTTTTTAGGAACAAAATATGGTTGAAAAGTTTCTATTTTGGAACCTTCAATTGTAACTTTATTAATTCCATTATAAACTATTTTTCTTTCACCATTTATTTCTATAAATGTTTCTTTATCAAGAGATTCAAATTCTAATTCAATTGACTTTATTGAAGAATGATATATATAAAATTCACTTGATTTACCCATCCATCTAAATGGTATTTTATTATCATATTCTATATCATGGAATCCGTTTCCAATTGATATCTGATATCTTTCATAGAATGTTTCATTTTTTCCAAATAATGTACAATTTAACAATTTACTGGCGTGTTTTTTATCTGCTATAGCCCATTTATATGTGTCGTCTAATTTAAATTGGAAAAAAACACTTTCATTTTTATCTAATGAATTAAGTTTATAATCCACTAAACCATCATAATCTTTACCTAGATATTCCGTATGTCCACCATAACCAGTAATAATTACTTTTTTATCATTATTAAACGCATCAAATGCACCTAAACAAAATCCTTCGGTCTTAGTTAAATGAAAATAACAATCTCCGATATCATGTAAAGATTTAATTTCGTCATAATTTAAATTATCTTTAATATAAATGATTGGTGCATGATTATATCCACTCGTTACTTTTATTATTTCTTCTACACATTTATCTTGTTCTTCTTTAGAATAATTTAATTTAAATGTTTTTACTATTAAAAGTACATTATCATCTGATGTAAAGGTATTACAATATGATTCAATTGTATTTAGTATTCCTTTTCTTTCAATTAATTGACCTATACAATAAAATTTATAAGAATTTTCTAAATTTACAATATCATCGGATTTACATAAAATCATACTCTTAGATAAAAGATGTTTTAATCCAGTTTTTTTGTAAGGATAATCTACATAAATGTGTGGTTCAACTATAATAGGTTTAGTTACTCCACTATTAATAAAACACTTTTTGTTCCATTCAGTGGGTACGCTTACAATATCAACTATACTAGCATTAATAGAATCAACCCAAGATGGTAATAATTTTTCAAATTCCCATACCGTTCTACCAATAAGAGTTTTTCCTTCTAAATTGACATTAGGAGCATTTTTAATTACATTAGTCCAAATATCAGGGGTAGAATGTACAATAATTGTATTGTAATTAATATTAACTGATGTACATGAATTTAAATATTGATGAAATCTATCATTTTCATTAACTTCATCACTGCAATTAAAGTATTGAGTTTTTACAGGTATCTTTTTACTAATGTAGTCGTAGATATATCCTTTAGCCGCATTAGCATATCCACTAGTACCATTCTGACAAATATACAATATAGATTTATCTTTATATAAAAAAGTATTAGCCATTGTAACATTATTCTTTCTAAAGATATAACTATGTAGTAAATTAAATTTGTCAGTAGAAACCATTATTTTAAATCTTTAAGTAACTTTGCAATACAAGCCATGAAAGTAATCTCACGATTAACCACCATAGCACTTTGATATATATATTCTGCCAAAGTTAAAATCACAAGAGTCTGTTTACCGTTTGAATATTCATCTACCTTATCAAACAATACTTCATATATCTCTTCATAATGTTTAATATCACTATCCGCAATCAATTGTCTAATATCATTAAACGCAGTTGAACTACGAATCTTCAATAATTCAACAATCTTATTTTTAACATCAACATTGGTACTGTTCAATTCACTAATCTTAACCTTACCATTGATAACACTCTGTTGACTATAATTGAGAATCTTACGAATGTCTGGATAATATGTATTGACAATATAACCCAAATCTTCTGGTGTATATTGTACTGTTTCTTTATCAAGAATATTCTTCAAATGTACCGCAACTTCTTTCTTGCTCAATGGTTCAATCTTATATGTCTGACAACGAGAAACAAGAGCTGGAATGATCTTTTCTACATAGTTACAAGTCAAAATAAACCGTGTAGTCAAACTATAGGTTTCCATCATGTTACGAAGAGCAGCTTGAGCTTCTGGACTCAAGAAGTCAGCTTCATCAAGAATAATAACCTTAATCTTCCTAAAACCAACACTACTAGCAAAGCTTTTAATCTTAGTTCGTACATTTTCTACACTGTTTTCATCTGATGCATTGATATACATTACATCACAATCAATATTCTTTGTAATAGCCTTAGCCAAGGTAGTCTTACCAGTACCAGCAGTACCATAAAACAACAAATGGGGAATATCCTGTTTCTCAATATAACCCTTTACAGTGTCCTTTAACTGTTGATTTCCAATGTAATTTTCTAATGTGTTGGGACGGTACTTCTCAACCCATAGATAATGTTGCGTTTCAGTCTGTTTAACTTCTTCAAATGCAATAAAACTCATATCTTTAATAGTTTACCATACAAAATCCAAATGTCAACCAACAAAAAACCCCGTATACTTTGAAATATACGGGGTAACATTTCATTAATAATGATTAATCAATACTCTTGACTTCAACTAGGTAATATTCGGCAGTAATATCACCACATACGAATTCAACACTTGCCAATCCAGCTTCACTTACCTTCAAGTGAGCATTAGTACAATCCCTATTAGCAACAAGGATTTCCTTCAAGTGATTTGCATTGAAGTTGATGTTCTTGGTAACAGTATCCTTACCTTCAACCGCATTTACTGCCAATTTAATACGATTACTATTTATACTTGAATAACCAATAATCATCTCCAACTTACCCTTCTTGTTCATTGTTAATGTAAATGTATCTACATCGGCCAATGCACCCTTAGATGATACGAACTTAGAAATAAAGTCAGCATCCAAAGGAATTTCAACAGTAAATGGTGGAACCTTCTTAAGTGGAGGAGCAGATGGAATTACACTCAAATCTGCAATAACATACTGTACATCAGTATTATCATCACTAAATACAACACTAGTAATCTTATCACCAGTCTTATTATATTCTGACTTGATTTCATCCTTCAAAACACCAAGAAGTTTAACCAACTTAGATGTATCGTTAATACCCAACTCACCGTCAGGCAATTCATTGAAGTTGTTTAGTGTAACCTTCAATAGAACATTCTTATCCTCTGTAATCGCATTTGTAATCAATTGTTTGTTTGATGTATTTGCAACCCACTTTACGGATTCAACTGTTCCACCTAGATAATACTTATTAATGAATGTTTTTAATGTTTCTTTTGTCATAACTTTTTTAATTTACCACTGTTTTTTTGTTTTGTCTATTTTTTATTTTGATTCGAAGTCAAAAAATTCTTTAGCTGTTTCTGTATAATCGTCAGGCAAAATCATACAAGAAGAACCGTCAACTTTATATAAATCACTTGGTGAAATATAAAAGCATCCAATCTTGTAGTCTGCATAAGCTACACTTCTCATTTGATAATACACTTTTACATCAAAATCTGCTGTTCTAAATTCAATATAATATACTTTTGGGTCACTTAATCTATATAACTGACTATTTGGTATATACAATGCATTACAACGGATTTGATTTTTATCAAATTCCACATATGGTCCCCGTTGTCCTATAACCACTCTGTTATAACCCTTAGAAATAACAAAATGTGGAGCATTTAGATACAGAGGTATATTTGATCCATCCTCTATTGGGATGGTTAACATTTCTTTATATTTACTCATAACAATTAAAATCCGAAAAATTCACTGGCTTTAGCATCATTTTCATTAGGATAATCCCAACCAAGAACCTTATAGAAATCTTCTAATTTACTCTTTAGTTCTTGTTCATACATTGCTTCACGATCAACATATTTCAAAATGAATTCCATGATTTGATCTGGATCAGTACCGTCAGCTTTCATAGCCAATCCTTCAATGCCATATTCATTTTGTTTCATATATACCCATTTGATTTTCTGTCCATGAAGAATCTTAGGAACAGTCTTAACCAAATTCCACTTAACAAGTAGATCATTATAAGCCAAAGCTGCTTTAGCTTGTGCTGGAGTACCACTTACAAACTTAAATGATGGTCGTTTGTTACTATCATACACTTTGGTTTTGTCTTGACTGCTAAATTTAACACTGGTGTTCTTAGCAATATCAACAACATTCAATGTCTTGATACTTTCTTTGAATTCCAAGATGTTCTTATCAATAGTCTCTTTTTCCACTTTTTTCAATAAGTCAATCAAGAAACCATGCATGAATGTTCTGAATTTGGCTGGAAATGATGTTCTAACAACGTCAATACCCTTTACTTCCAATTCATCACACACTACACCACCCTTATTGATAATAAACTGTGCGTAACGTTTCTTAGCTAACCAGAATGATGTCTTCGCAATAACTTCTTGTTTAGCGTCAAACCGATGTTTTTGAACATTAAACATACGGTCTGCCATGATATCAAACATCTTGTTTACGAAAGATTGTACCTCACCACAAACTTTCAAGATTGCTTTGGTCATTTGTTCTTCATCTTTGAGATCAATATCTGGCATTGTCTTTTGAATGATAGGTAAAGCGCTAGCAAAACAAGAGTCGGTATCAGTGTAAATAAGATAATCACCATCTTCCTTTAGTGTAGTTTTATAGTATTGATTGATAGATTTACCCGCAGTCTTAATGATATCAACGCCAGTCAATGTTACTGCTTCAGCGTTGTCCTTATCATAAAAACGGAATACAGGTAGACCCAAACATCCATAAATAGAGTTAAGCAAAATCTTTTGAATCTTTTGACGGTTATCATAAAATTCATACTGTTCCCATTCTTTAGCATCTGCATGTTTCTTAGCCAACTTTCGTAAATTCTTACGTTCATCGAACCACTTGACTAGAATACTAGGAATAGTTCCCATATCACCATTTTCTTCTGGTTTCTTATAAAGAACACCGTTACTAGCAATACTCAAATTGTTTTCCGTCAACATTGATTTAAAATCTGTAGGAGTATATGGTGTTCCTGAAATGTATATACTATTCAATCCATTCTTAACATATTCTTCGACGTTCCAATTGTCTACCTTACCTACTTTAGTCTCTGGACTGATGTTAAGTGAGATGATGATATTCGGATACATTGATGTAAGGTCCAAGTCAAACACCCAATCATAACGACCGGGAATAGGATCTTTAACATAAGCACCTTCAAAACCTTCTTCATTTTGTTCCAATTGGTTTTCATATTCAGCCCGGCCTTCTAATGACTTATTAGGAGCAACTTGTTTCTTTCTGCGTAGATAAATAAGAATAGCACCTTCTAGAAACCTAGAACTCATACCGAAATTTTCATAACCTACATGTCCAGTATGACAAATACCCCTAGCCAAATCAATGAATTGTAACTTTTCATCAAGAGCAACAACAATCTTAACGTCATTTAAGTTATATTCAATGTACTTGTTAATATCTTCCTTATACAAATCATTCAAACTACCTTTGTAACTGATCTTATCAATATTAACAACTTTCTTACCAATAGCACCTAGAGCATAACTTGGTTCGTTCTTACCACTGAACTTCTTGTATAGAATCATATAATCTAAACAAGATACACCTGCAATAGTCATTCGTTCTTGGAACTTATTAAAGTAACAAATACCAATTGAACTCAATCGTTTTGCATTTGTTTCACCCACAACACGCTTTGCACGGTTGTACAAGTAAACCATATCGAAGTTATCAATGTTCCACCCAGTAACAATAGTTGGTTGAATTTCCTCCCACTTGGTAAAGAAATGCATCAACAATGATTCTTCGTTATCATACGATTTGATTTCAACACCATTGCTAATACTATCTTTCAACTTCATTTCTTTATCCAAAATGAATGCGGTGTATTGTTTTGTAGCATCATCGTAAATAGCAATAGCAGTAATTTCTTTATCACCTTCTTCAATGACTGGAAATCCACCTTCTGAACTAACTTCGATATCGATAGTAACTACACGATGTCCTTTTGATGGTTCATCACTATCTTCGTATGCATCAATTAGAATACGAGTTTCGGTTGGAACATCACTTTCAAACAATGATGGGTCTCTTGGATTAAAGTTATAAATCTTTTCTAACTTATCACCATAAATTGAACGGTAAATGCCATTTGGACTCTTTCTATAAGCATAATGTCTAAATGGAAATGTTACATAACCCTTTTCATCGTCCCAAAGATGAACAATGTTTTCTTTCTTATCTACGAATATATTTTGATACATAATTAATAACCCAACTTACTCTTCAACGAATTGTAAATTTCAATATACTCTGGTTTGACATATTTGTCAAATTGAATCACTCGGTCTTTGAGTTTGTGTTCTTTTATAAATGGAAAGAGTGAAGGTTCCATTTGTTGTCCAGTTAACACGGGCGGATTTCCCATGTTAACGATACCCCAAAGCATTGCAACTTCATCTTCCGTAAATGATTGTAACTGGTCTAATGTCATTTTAGTTTAATACCAAATATATTGGTACTATAACTAACGAACAAAACATTGTCAAGTTTATTTTTTAGTTTTTCTAATTCTTTTGTATGAATTTCTTTTTCTGCATCATCTACTTCTTTGACGCTGAAACTATTTCCAGTACTAATACCTACATTGCTTCTTGGACTTAGATTAACTTGTGGAGTAATAACTAAATAATCTCCTTCTTTTAATTGTTTCATTTTACTGGATTTACCATCCAATACTAGAATTGTACCTTCTACTACATATATGTGTGTATATTTTGCACCGGATTTAGCAAAGAACTTACATTTACCACAGTTAATAAATCCCATAGCAGTACCGATATTGTATACATTTGTAGTTGCGTTGACGCAATAAATTTCACCGTCAAATGTAAAATTAAACAAACTGTCTTTTACTCTAACGATGTCTGGTAATTTGAAATCGTTTTCATACACTGTTTGGGTTTGACTAAAATATACAGATGTATTTTCTAATTGATTTACTGCAATTTTGTGTGGAAATACATAACTGGCATAATCATTGGTTTTGGTAGCAATGGATAAACCATTTGATAATGTGAATGTTTTACCACTGGTAGTTGGTAATAAATTTAATTTGTTATCAATGACTTCGGATATTTCAGTCTTTTCGTTTGCGTCATATAAAAATAATTCGTTGGCAAACAAGGACATACAGCTTAATAGGATGATTATAATATTCTTCATATACGATAAATAGTTGTTATAAATTGACTTATGTTAATTATAGTGTAAAGTATACAAATGGAATTACAAGAAATAAAAAAGAAAAAAGTAAGTTTCAGTCAATATTCTATGTGGATGAAGTGTCCGTATAGTTGGAAACTTAACTATCTGGAAGGTAAACGAATCTATGATGCGAGTTTAAATATCTTCTTTGGTACTGCTATTCATCATTCAGTTCAAACATTTTTACAAACATTGTATACAGAATCCGTTGAAAAGGCTGATAGTCTCAATCTGTATGAATTGTTCAAAGTTAAATTTGAAGAAGAAATCCAAAAAGAAAAAGCTAAACCAGGATCCAAGTTTACTTATACGGATGATGAATATACCGAGTTCGTATTTGATGGTGAAGATATCTTAAAGACTTTCCTAAGTTCAAAGAATCGTCTCAAATACTTTCCGTCACAGAAATATGAATTTATTGGTATTGAAGTACCATTGGATATGTCTATTAAAAACAATGTAGACTTCATTGCATATCTAGACTTGGTTCTTAAAGATAAAGAAACTGGTAAGTACAAGATTTATGACTTTAAAACCAGTTCTAATGGGTGGAATAAGTATCAAAAGGAAGATCCAGCGAAGTTTAGTCAAATCTTACTATATAAAGCATTTTATGCGAAGAAGTTCGCTGTAGATTTGAACATGATAGAAGTAGAATTCTTCATCTTGAAGAGAAAACTATATGAAAATGCCGATTTCCCACAAAGTCGTATTCAAATCTTTGAACCAATGCATAATAAACAAGCCGTAATATCTACCATCAATGACTTTGGTACGTTTGTAACGGAATGTTTTACTACAGAAGGAACTTATAATGTTAATGGTTCTTATCCAAAGATTCCTGGTAAAGCTAAGAAAAACTGTAAATACTGTTCTCATCACAAGGTAAATTGTAACGGTAAAGAAGACAAATTATTAAATTAAAATTAATATATATGTAATTGTACATATACGTATATGTTGTATGAAATATGATAGTATAACAACAATTAAAGTAAATAAACAGTTATATGATTCATTTAAGATTGATAATATCAAGAGCAAGTTCAACCTACAAGATTTGGTAAGTCGTTCAATGTATTTGTATATGAACGACAAAGATTTTAGAGATAGACTTTATAATTTAATATTGCCAGTATTAAGTGAAGCTTCACAACAAACCGTTTTAAACATTTCAGGATCTAAAAAAGTATGAGTAAAAAGAAAATTCTATTATTGTCTGATGATTTGCGTATGCATAGTGGTATTGCTACTATGTCCCGAGAATTGGTATTGGGTACTGTTCATCATTATGATTGGGTACAAATTGCAGGAGCAATTAAACATCCAGAAGCAAATAAGGTTGTTGATTTGAGTCAAGCAACAAGAGATATGGTTAAAATTCCAGATGCGTATGTTAAATTATATCCTACTGATGGTTATGGTAGTGACCAGATGTTATTTGCTGTAATGCAAGCGGAAAAACCAGATGCAATCATGCATTTTACCGATCCTAGATTTTGGGGATGGTTGTACGCAATTGAAAAACAAGTTAGAGCTAAAGTACCACTAACATATCTTCATATTTGGGATGATCTACCATATCCAATGTGGAACAGACCATTCTATCAGAGTTGTGATGCGTTGTTTGCTATTAGTAAACAGTCAAACAATATTGCTAAACATGTATTAGGTGCAGAAAACTGTTTCTCACTAGACGAAGTTAACAATCAACCAGTTTAATAAAGTTATGCCATTTAAAAATAAAAAACATTTGTTACATTTAGTTCCACACGGTATCAATAGTGATGTATTTAGACCACTAAGTTCCACCGAAAAACTTGTTAAAGATAAGAAGAAACAATTATTCGGTGATAAACAATATGACTTCGTATTGTTTTACAATAGTCGTAATGTACAACGCAAAAAGACAAGTAATGCAGTATTAGCTTTTAGAGCTTTTTGTGATAATCTTACAACCGAACAAGCAGCTAAGTGTGTATTTGTATTACATACCGAAAAAGTACAAGATGCAGGTACTGATCTGCCAGAAGTAATTAAAGCATTATGTCCTAACTATGACGTAGTATTTGTTGAAAACAAGATTAGTCCAGAAGAAATGTGTGCAATGTATAATATTGCAGATGCAACAATTTTAACTAGCTCCAATGAAGGGTTTGGATTAAGCATTGCAGAATCAATTATGTGCGGTACTCCAGTAATTGTTAATGTTACTGGTGGATTACAAGATCAGATCGGTCAAGTAGATGATAACGGTAAACCAGTTGAATTTGATTTGAATTTTGGTACCAATAGTGTTGGCAAATATAGAAATCACGGTGTATGGGCTAAACCTATTTGGCCATGTGTAAAAACAATTCAAGGAAGTGTACCAACACCATATATCTTTGATGATGTTTGTACATGGGAAGAATCCGCAGAAGCAATTATGTATTGGTATTTAATGTCAAATGACCAACGTGAAAAGTGTGGTTTGGAAGGTCGTCGTTGGGCAATGAATGAAGGTGGCATCAATGCAAAGAATATGTGTGATCAATTTATTAAAGCAATGGATTATACTATTAACAACTTTGTTCCAGAACAAGGATTTGATTTGTTTACTTTAAATGATCATGTTGGTAATTATCAACCACATAATAGTATTGGTTTAGAAATTCCAAAGATTGATATTGACAAATTGAAGAATGACATTAATACTACAGTAGCTAAACTATGAAAATTCAAGTTTTAAAAAACGAAACTTATCAATCTGTAGATGATCTACCAAAGAAAGGTACTAATAGAGCTACTGGTTTTGATGTAATTGTTACAAGTGGTCCAGAGATAATTGGGGAAACATATGATAACGGTGCATACAAACGAGTAGATTATATTCAATATAAGACCAATCTTAAACTAGCTGTACAAAAAGAAAAAGTGTTTAGTAATTTTGGTCATACCGATTTAGACTATGATATTCTAGCATTTCCTCGTAGTAGTGTTAGCAAGTACAATTTAGTATTGGCTAACTGTATTGGATTGATCGATGCAGATTACCGTGGAGAAGTATTACTTCGTTTTAAATATCAATGGCAACCAGAAGACTATAAAATTAGAACCGATAATCTATTAGAAGGAACGGTAAATTACAGTAAACTATACAATAAAGGCGACAAAGTTTGTCAACTTAAAGTTACTAAAGTAGAAAATGTAGAATTCGTCATTGTTGATGAATTAGATTCTACTAATAGAGGTGAAGGTGGATTTGGTAGTACCGATACTAAATCAACAGAACAACCTAAACAAACAATGAAAAACATTGCGGATTTGTATGAAAAAATTAGTGGAAATATTACCACTCCATCAAAAAAATATGTAGATTCAATTAAAGAAAGAGAAAGACAATTAGGATAAATTTATGAGCAAACCATTATGTGTAATTCAAGGTCCAGTCTTCAATAGAAGCGGATATGGTGATTTAGCAACCGATTTAGCAAAGAGTATTGTTAGATACGGTAAGTATGATGTAAAAATCAATCCTACTAGATGGGGTGGATGTCCATCTAAAGCAACAGTTGAAGATTTATCATCTGATGAGGATAGACAATTAGCAACAATGTTTCTTACTCAACAATTAAATAAACAACCCGATTTGTTCATTCAAATTAGTATCCCAAATGAATTTCAACCAGTAGGCAAATATAATGTCGGAATTACTGCTGGTATTGAAACTACAATGGCATCTGGACAATTCGTTGAAGGATTGAATCGTATGAACATGAATATTGTTACCAGTAATCATGTCAAGAAAGTATTTGAATCTGCTCAATATCAAAAACAATTTGAGGATGGTCGAAAAGAACTTCTTAAGAGTGAAAAACCAATGGAAGTATGTTTTTGGGGTGCAGATACAACAGTTTATAAGAAAACCGATGAAAAGGTTGAATCAATTGAAAGTGTACTTTCTTCTATTCCAGAAAAGTTTGCATTCTTATTCGTAGGACAATGGACTCATAGAAGTTTATACAATGATCGTAAAGACATTGGTAATCTTATTAAGACATTTAGTAATGCATTTAAGAACAAATCTCCAGAAAATAGACCATGTTTATTATTAAAGACAAGCGGAGTTAATTTCTCCGTAGTAGATCGTGATGAAATCTTAGGAAGAATCAAACAAATCCAAGCAGAAGTTGGTGATAATTGTCCAAATGTATATTTACTTCACGGTGAATTAACTCCTACGGAAATTAACGGACTATTGAATCATGAAAAAGTAAAAGTACACGTTAGTTTTACTCACGGTGAAGGATTTGGACATCCATTGTTGTTGGCTTCATTGAGTGGTAAACCAGTATTATCATCAAATTGGAGTGGACATTTAGATTTCTTGAATCCAAAGTATACATCTTTCTTTGAAGGTACATTGAAACAAATTGATCCTGCATCTGCAAATGATTGGTTGATTAAAGAATCTAGTTGGTTTTATGTTGCTTATGGATTGGCTGAAGATAAGTTTAAACAATATTATCATAGTTACACCCAATCTTTTACAGATAAAGCAGAACAACTTCGTCTTGAAAATGTTGAAAAGTTTAGCCTTCAAGCAATGGATACAAAATTGTGGGGAATTTTGGACAAATATGTTCCAGAATTTGCTGTGGAAAAGAAGATTGTACTACCTAAATTGAAGAAGATCGAACTTCCAAAATTAAATAATGTTTGATGATTATGTCAAAACCATTCATATCATATTTAGTAACTACTAAAAATACAGGATTTGAACTTCAACTTCTGTTAGAAAGACTATACAAATATGGTCAAAATAATGAATGTATTATTTTAGATGATTATAGTGATAATCCAGATACGTTACAAATATTAGATAACGTATCTGGTAATAATTTCTTTAAAGTTCATAAACACAAACTGGATAGAAATTATAGTGAACACAAAAATTATGGTAAAAGTCAATGTCAAGGAGATTATATTTTTCAAATTGATGACGACGAATTGCCATCTGAAATATTGTTAGATTCATTAAAAGAATTAATTGAATTAAATAGTGACGTTGATTTGTTTTGGATTCCTCGTATAAATGATTTTAAAGGAGTTAATATTGAAAACTCTAAACAGTGGGGATGGCGATTAACATCCTATGAAGATAGATTAATCGTTAATTGGCCAGATCCACAAGGTAGATTATTTAAAAATGTACATTACATTGAATGGAAACGTAGACTACATGAAAAAGTAGAAGGTGCAAAAACATATGTACATTTACCGTCAGTATATGAATTAGCTTTACATCATAATAAAACAATTCAAAAACAAATTGAAACTAATGTAAAATATAATAAATTATTTACGGAAGAAGAAAATAAAGGATTTAAAGTATGATATTTTTATGTAATGTATTTAAAAAAATACAAATATCAAATATAATATGAATATAGTAATTCCACTTGGAGGAAAAGGAGAACGATTTAAAAATGAAGATTATAATTTACCAAAAGTATTAACTCCTGTTTTTGGAAAAAAGATTATATCATGGGTAATAGAATCTTTTAAATTAAATAAAAATGATTGTTTTACTATAATTTATAATAATCATTTGGATCAATATAATTTTGAAGACGTTTTAAAAAAAGAATATAATTTTAACTTTAATTTCATTAAGTTACCGTTTCAAACATCAGGTCCAGTTGAAACTATTCTATATGGTCTATCAAAGTTAGATAATTCAATTTTAGATGAACCACTTATTATTCATGATGGCGATTCATTCATTAAAAATAATATAGTACAAAATATAAACAGCAAATCAAATACAATATTATATACAATTGATACAAATCCAAATCCTATATTCAGTTATATTCAATTGGATGAACATAATTATGTAACCGATATAAAAGAAAAATCTAAAATTAGCAATTTTGCTAATATTGGATGTTATACATTTAAAAATTCTCATATCTTTAAAAAATATGCATCTCAATGTGATCAATCATTGAACGAAATTTATATTTCTCATGTATATAAAAAAATATTAGATAATAAATTAGAAAATGTTATTGGTTATGAAGTAGCAAAAAATGAATATGTATGTTTGGGCACACCACTACAAGTAATCGAATTTTGTAGAAACAATACAATTAATTCGTCATCAAAGTTTTGTTTTGATCTTGATAATACATTGGTTACGTATCCAAAAGTAAATGGTGATTATACTACAGTCGAACCAATTCAAAGAAATATTGATTTTTTAAATCATCTAAAATCACAAGGACATTATGTTATAATTCATACTGCACGTAGAATGAAAACGCATAGTGGAAATGTATCTAAGGTAATAAAAGATATTGGAAAAATTACATTCGATACATTAGATAAATTCAACATTCAATATGATGAATTATGTTTCGGTAAACCTCACGCAGACTTTTATATTGATGATTTAGCAGTAAATTCATTTTCAAATTTAGAAAAATCAACAGGATTTTATATCAATACTATTACTCCAAGAAGTTTTAATACAATTAAAACGACAGAGAATTCTATTATTAAAACATCTGAAAAAGATTTATCGGGGGAAATTTATTATTATAAAAATATACCAAAAGAAATTTCAGATTTATATCCAAACTTAATTAATTGCGATAATTCTTATTTAGAAATTGAAAAAATTAACGGTACAGTAATGTCTATAATGTATTCACATAAAGAATTTACATCTAAACATTTAGATATGTTGTTTAATGTGTTGGATAGAATTCATTCGGTAAATATTGATGATATAAATAATATTAATATTTACGAAAATTATTCATCAAAATTAAAAAATAGATATGATAACTATAATTATTCCAGATTCAAAAATTCAAAATTGATTTATGACAAAATTCTAAAAAATTTAAATGAATATGAAATAAATGGAAAAGGATATAAATCAGTAATTCACGGTGACTTTGTATTTTCTAATATCATTCTAACTGATACTTCAATTAAATTAATTGATATGAGAGGAAAAATTGCAAATAAGGCTACTATATTAGGTGATAAATTTTACGATTATGCAAAGTTATATCAGTCTTTAATAGGTTATGATTTTATATTAAATAATAAATCAATTTCATTTTCATATATAGATACATATATCAAATCATTTGAATCAAAATTCGTTTCAATGTATGATGAAGAACAACTTAAATATTTAAAGAGTTTAACTGCTAGTTTGTTGTTTACATTAATTCCTCTTCATAACGATCATAAATGTGAAGATTACTATAATCTAATAAATTACCTAATTTAAAATGTCATATAAAATTATAAATTTTGATATTCCATATCATACCGCTGGTAAAAACAGAGAATTCTGTATAGAATACAATAACATTTATATTATCAATAAACAAGGAGATGACTGTATTATTGATGCGTTTCATAATGGTAAAAAAGTAATAGGTGGTATTGATAAACACCATCAAATGATAGGAAACAGATCGATCATTTACGATAGTAATGTAACAAACACAAACGAGTCATATGATGTATACGAATCAGACCCTTCATTTTTATTATACGATGCTGCAGGATTAAATTATATTCATTTTTTCTTTTGTTTCTTTGGTAAATGTTATTACTATGACGAATTGACTAAAGACAACAAAATTAAATTGTATATACCTGAACAATTATATAGAGATACAGGCAAAAGTAATTTTATCAAACAGTGGTTATCATTGTATTATGAAAAAATTGAAGTTAATATTTTAAAAACAAATATTAGATATAAATTTAATAGTTTAATATTACCAAATGCATTTTATAACTTCCCACAACCTTACGGATATGATGCAATATACCCTATGATCCGAAAAGTAACGGATAAAATACCTGTAAATGAATCTTTAAAAAATAAAGGAGTCTACATTTCTAGACAAGATACTATAAAAAGAGGGTGGTATCATAATAGAGTTCTAGAAAATGAATTGGAACTAATAGAAAAAATTAAAAATAAATTAAACTATGACATCATAGAATTGATGGATTATGACATGGCAGATAAAATTAAACTTTTTAAATCATATAAAACAATAGTTCAACAATCTAGTGCATCAGTTATAGGAATATTATTTTCAAATAAAACAACAAATCATATAATTTTAGAACATCCTAAGATGAATTGGTGGTTGACACCAAAATGTAAAGAATTTTCAAACTTAACAAAATCAACATTAGTTACAGTAGAAGGTTTTGGTGAATTAGTACAATCAGAAAAACAAGTGGACGATAACAACTATCCGTGGAAATTAATTGAATTAGATTATTTAATTGACAATATAGCTTCTGTATCATAACATAAATCTATGAATAATATACTTGAATCAGTAAAATCTTATATTTTAGAAAAACAATCAAATAAAAAATGGGAAGCAGGAAAAGATTGGGTCCAATACGCAGGACCATTCTTTGATGATAAAGAATATGTAGCAGCTATTCAATCATTATTAAATGAATGGTTAGTCTTAGGACAAGATGCAATTACATTCGAAACAAATTTTCCCAAATTATTTAACAAAGAATATGGAATTCTTACAAATAGCGGTAGTAGTTCTAATTTATTGATGATGTTGGCAATGACATCAAAAAGATTATACAATCTACCAAAAGGAACCAAAGTAATTACTCCTATTGCAGGATTTCCTACTACTTTAAATCCTATTTTTCAAGTGGGATTTGAACCAGTATTCGTTGATATTGATTTGGGTACACTTAATCTCAATTTAGATCAAGTCGAAGAAGCATCAAAGAAAGGTGCAAAAATTATTACATTTGCACATGTTTTGGGAAACCCACCAAATATGAATCGTTTAATGGAAATCATTAAACAATACAATTTAATTCTTCTAGAAGACTGTTGTGATGCGCTTGGATCGACATATGATGGTAAACCATTAGGAAGTTTTGGTGAATTATCAAGTTGTAGTTTTTATCCAGCACATCATATGACGATGGGTGAAGGAGGATTCGTTGTATGTAATACAAAAATCCAAGAGATTGTTACTCGTAGTTTTCGTGAATGGGGTCGTGGATGTTATTGTGTTGGCAAGAAAGCAAATCTTTTGAAAAATGGTAGTTGTGGTAATAGATTCTCCAATTGGTTGCCAGAATTACCAGATGAAGTATTTGATCATAAATATGTGTATGATGAAATCGGATATAATTTAAAACCAATCGAACTCCAAGCATCCATTGGACTTGAACAGATGAAGAAATTACCAGAAATTCATCGTAGAAGAAAAGAAAATCATGCAAGATTGGTGAATATATTCAAACCTTATGAAGAGTTTTTTATTCTACCAAAGGCAACGGAATTATCCGATCCAAGTTGGTTTGCTTTTGCAGTAACAATTAAGGATAACAATAAATTTAAAAGAAAAGATATCGTTAATCATTTAGAATCAAATAAAATTCAAACTAGACCTTATTTCGCAGGGAATATTATGTTACAGCCTGCATATAACGGTTTAATTGATAAAAATGATGTAATTACAAAATATCCAAATGCAAGAAAAATTACTACAGATACATTTTTCTTAGGTACAAGTCCAGTAATTACTTCCAACCAATTAGATTACGTCCAAAACACAGTAGAATCATTTTTTAAGACTGTATAATATATGAAAAAAATCGCATGTTTATTTATCAATTTATCCAATGATAGTGATAAAAATTATTCAAAAGACACATTTTTTACACCAAATGCAATTAATAGTTTTAAAAAATGGAATCCTGATGTAGATATACATTTTGTTAACGATTCCAATTTCAAAGAATATTGTGAAAAATTAAAAATTACAGAATATTATGAAAATCTGGGGTTGATGAAAATACATTTAGCAAAAGAATTATTTAATGTATTAAATTATGATAAAGTTATAAGTATTGGTATAGATACACTTACATGTGCGAGAGTTGATGAATTCATAGATAATGATTCTGACGATTTAATTTGCACTTTAGGAGCAGCTCACATAGTATCTACTGAATATTTTACTACTCCGATTGAAACATTCGTTGAAAACGACAAAATATATAAAGATATACCTGCAATTAATGGTGATGTAATTTGTATAAATAATAAAAACGCAGCAGAAACATTATATAACATTTCTCTCAAATATTGGACAGATCATGCTGAACAAGGCGGAATGAATTATTGTTACTTGAATCAAAAAGAAGTAGGATTAAAAGTTTCAATCGTGGACTATCCATATTACAAAACAAATGTATTATATAATATTAGATCAAAGGGAGTTGTTGGAGGATATTGTTTAATTAGAGGTAATGTCTTAGCAGGTAGAAGAGGACCAGTAATATCAAATACATATCCATCTTTACTATTTTATGTAAATGAAAATAAATTGTATACAAGAGATAATAAACAAATTAAAATTTTTCATTACTGTGAAGGGTTGGGATGTAAGTTAGAAACAGATGAACTTACATTGGAAGAACAAATTCATGAAATGAAATACATGTGGTTTAACAAAGAAACCATAGAATTTTTTACATCAAAATGTGATTGTAATTTTTGAAAAATATAAATAAATTTCAAATATATGTACATATATGTATATATAAATCGTTATGTCAAATCAAAAAATTGTATATATTACTGGATGTTTGGGTTTTATCGGATCTTATGTTACTAAAGCTTGTTTAGACCAAGGATGGTATGTAAAAGGAATTGATAAAATCACATATGCAGCTCGTAAAGAACTTTTAGAAGAATTTAATAAGAATCCAAAATTTAGTTTTGAAAAATTGGATATATGTAACATTGAAAGATTAGTTGATTGTGATTATTTCATCAACACTGCGGCTGAGACTCATGTTGATAATTCTATTCGTAAAAGCGATGATTTTATACACTCCAATATTAATGGTGTATATAATATTCTAGAACTATTAAAAGCATACAAAAAAGAGGGATATGTTACACCAACATTTATTCATTTTAGTACTGATGAAGTGTACGGTGATGTAATTGAAGGTGAACATATAGAAACAGACATTCTAAAACCAAGCAATCCATATTCTGCAACAAAAGCTGCGGCGGATCAATTAATTATTGCGTGGAGCAGAACATATGATTTAAATTATGTTATTGTTAGACCAACTAATAATTATGGTATCGGACAATATGTTGAAAAATTGATCCCTAAATCATGTAAGTTTATGAAGCTTGGAAGAAAAATTCCTCTTCATAATAATGGTACACCGAAAAGAAATTGGTTACATGCAAAAGATACTGCGGAAGGAATCATTACGATCATTAATAATGATGTCAAAAATGAAATTTTCAATATTGCTGGTGGATTTGAACAATCAAATATTATTACAGTAGAAAAAATAATTAAAGAATATCTTGGTGAATTGCCAGACTCATACAAAGAAAAATATTTAGATTTGACTATACAAAGAGTTGGTCAAGATGTAAGATATGCATTGAATGATTCTAAATTAAGAAATCTAGGATGGTCTCCGAAATGTGAATTTGATATAGAATTAAAAGAAATAGTAAAATTTTATAAAGAAAACTTTATATGGTAATCAAATATTGATATATGAAAAAAGCAATTATTATTACTTGGGAAAAATACCAAGATCATGAACTAATCTATCCATTTTACAGTTTAAAAGAAAATGGATATGAAGTAACCGTAATGGCAAATGTAAAAGGAAAAATTTGGGGATCTTTAGGTACGCATATGCCATGCGATATCGAGACTAAAATCTTTAATGATGATCAAGTAAGACAAAAATATTTAAATGAATACGACATATTAGTTGTACCAGGAGGAGTAAAAGCACTTGAAAAAGTAAGACAAGAAAAAGGAGTTCTAAAATTTATTCAAGAATGGAATGTTGCAAACAAAACAATATTTTCTGTATGTAATGGTGCTCAATTGCTAATATCAGCAAAAATCCTTGAAGGAAGAACATTGTCTGGTTATTATTCAATTGACGTTGATATAGAAAATGCAGGTGCGACATATAGCAGAGATCCAGTAGTTATAGACGGTAATATTATATCTTGTCCTCATTATGATTTTATGGGAGATTGGATGAAGACAGGTTATGAAGTACATAATCAAAGATCTAAAAAGTAATGAGTCACGATATTAATATTGTAAAAAAACCGTGGGGATATGAATACTTAGTGTATCAAAACAATGATGTAGGACTTTGGTTTTTATATATCGCACCAAATCAATCTACATCAATGCACTGTCATCCCAAAAAAACAACAGGTCTTGTATTATTAGACGGTGAAGCAGAAATATCATTTTTAGCAGATAGCAGAAAATTAAAATCGATTGATAAAGTTATGATACGTCGAGGACTTTTTCATTCAACAAAAGCTATATCAGATAAAGGTGCATTTATATTTGAAATAGAAACTCCAACTGATAAACAAGATTTGGTACGATTAAATGACCAGTATGGTAGAGAATTTAAACCATATGAAGATTGTTCATTTGAACAGCTTAAAACCGATAATTGTTTATGGATCGAAGAACCAAAATTAGAAAAAGTAAATACATATGAATTTTCTAATTGTTTACTAAAAGTAGAATGTATAAATGATATAGAAGTTATAAACAATAAGAAAGATAAAGACATTATTGTATTTTTAAAAGGAGGATTATATAGAAATATAGAAGGAAAATCTCATGGAGTTACAATACCAGGAGATGTTGGATTTGCAGAAGTAATTAAAAAAGTATCTACTCAATTAGATGGCATTTTTTCAGAAACTATAATTATAACTATAACTAAAAATTAAAATGGCTAACTTTTATCCGCCTGGGTTTAAAAAAGATAAATCAACCATAGCAATAGATTTTGATGGTGTTATACATAACGCCAATCGTGGATGGGGAGACGGAACGTGTTATGGTGATCCTTTACCCGAATCTATCGAATCAATAAAAAAACTTTCAAAAAAATACGAAATAATTATTTTTACTGCAAAAGCAAAAAAAGATAGACCATTGGTTAATGGCAAAACAGGAATTGAACTAGTTAGAGAATGGTTAACTAAATATGACGTAATAGATTTAGTTAAAGATATAACTAGCGAAAAACCGAGAGCAGAATTATACGTCGATGACAACGGTTACCGTTTTGAAAATTGGACAGATACACTAAAATTTATTGACAATAATATATTATGAAAGTTTCCGATTACATATTCGAATTTTTAAAATCTAAGGGAATCGATACAATTTTTTCTGTTTCCGGAGGAGCTGCGGCACATTTACTCAATTCAGTAAAAGAAAAAAATATCAAATATATTTGCAATTATCATGAACAGGCGTGTGCAATGGCTGCGGAAGGATATTTTAGAATTGCAAACAAACCTGCATGTGTATTAGTTACGAATGGTCCGGGTTCTTCTAATACAATAACAGGAGTATTAGGTGCATATCAAGATTCAATTCCAATGATAATTATATCGGGTCAAGTTCCTTCTAATCAATCGTTATCTAGTTTGAATAATGTAAACTTAAGACAATTAGGAGTTCAAGAATGCGATATTATTAGTATGGTAAAATCTATTACTAAATACGCAGTTCAAATAACCAATCATAATACTATAGTTTATCATTTAGAAGAAGCATATAAACAAGCTACAACAGGCAGAGGTGGACCTGTTTGGTTAGACATTCCATTAGATGTTCAAAATAAAGAAATAAGTTTAAATGAAACAAATACAAATGAAATCATAGAACAAATTTTTAAATCTAAACGACCTGTTATTATTACAGGAAATGGTGTACATCTTTCAAAATCGGAAAGTTTATTTAATGAATTAAAAAATATTTTGAAATTACCCGTTATTTCAACATGGACTTCTAAAGATTTAATGGATCATAACGATCCACTATTTGTAGGTAACTTTGGACTTCTCGGTGAAAGAGCGGCAAACTTTGCCGTACAAAATGCAGATTTACTTTTAATCTTGGGCAGTAGAATGTCAATACCCAATATTGGATATCAACATAATTTATTTTCTCCGAATTCTATAAAAATAATGGTTGATGTAGATTTCAATGAATTGAAAAAACCTACACTAAAAATAGATTATCCAATTAATAAAGATCTTAAAGATTTTATTCTTGATTTTACAAATGAATTAAAAAACAAAAATATACCAGATTGGTCTGGTTGGGTAAATAAAACACAAGATTGGAAAAATAAATATCCGGTCTTTCAAAAAGAATATAAAGATAACAAAGACAAAATAAATTCATTTTATTTTATGCAAGTATTATCTGAAAAAATCAAAGACAATCATGTCATTGTTACTGATATGGGCGCAAGTTATACTTGCACCATGCAATCATTAAGAATGAATGGAAAATCACGATTATTTACTTCTAGTGCTTGTTGTTCTATGGGATTTGGATTGCCAGGAGCTATTGGATCTTATTTTGCAAATCCTAATAAAGATATTATACTAATAGCCGGTGACGGTGGATTGCAAATGAATATACAAGAACTTCAAACTGTAATCCATAATAAAATACCTATTAAAATATTTGTATTAAATAATCAAGGATATCTCGCAATTTCATTAATGCAAGATAATTTATTTAAAGGAAATTATATAGGATCAACTAAAAATAGTGGAGTAAGTTCCCCAGACTTTTGTAAATTGGCAGATGCATATGGATTTAAAACTTATAAATTCAGAAATAACGAAGAACTTGATCTAAATATAGATAAAGTACTTTCCGAAAATGTTCCTACATTATGTGAAATTTCAATGATAGAAAATCAACTATTGATACCAAGAGTACAAAGTTCAAAAGACAGTAAAGGCAACATTATATCAAATTCACTAGAAAATATGTTTCCATACTTAAGCGAAGAAGAAATGAAAGAAATAATGGAATGAATATATTAGTTACAGGTGCAAGCGGTTTTATTGGGTCTAATGTAATAGAATTATTATCAAATAATACCGATTTTAATTTTTTTAAAGGTACTAGAAATAATATAGATTTATATTCAGTTGACAGTATAGAAAAATATCTAGATGAAAATAAAATAGATACCGTAATTCATTGTGCAATTGAAGGTGGAAGTAGATTAAAACAAGATACAAGTGATATATTTTATAGAAACATATTAATATATGAAAATTTAATCAAATTTAATCATAGATACAAAGTATTCATTAATTTTGGTTCTGGTGCAGAGTTCGATAGAAAATATGATATATCAAATGTAAATGAATATGATATGTTTGGTGTAGTACCTACAGATTTTTATGGATTATCCAAAAATATTATTTCAAAACTATCTGTACATTATTGTGCAAGTGTTAACCTTAGAATATTTGGTTGTTTTTATCACAATGAATTATCTACTAGATTTATAAAGAATAATATTAACAAGTATATTAACCATAAATCAATGATCATACATCAAGACCGATATATGGATTTCTTTTATATGGATGATTTGATAAATATAATAGAATATTCTTTGAATAATCCGCCTTCAACATATAAAGACATTAATATGTCATATTTAAAAAAATATAAACTAAGTGACATAACAAGTATAATTAATGACTTATCATCATATAAAGTAGATGTAATTATAGAAAATGAAAATTTTGGACTTAATTATACAGGAAACGGAGAGTTATTGAATTCATTAAATTTAAAACTAAAAGGTCTTGAACTTGGTATTAAAGAATGTTATCATAAGTCATTATGAATATTAAAATAATGATGCATATAATGCCATGGGAAATAGATCATGCACTATTAATCGCAAATAAATTAAAACAATCAAGTTTTTATATAAATTCAAATGATAAAATTTATGTAGATACTGTTTTAAATCTATCATCAAAAATAATTGATTGGGATGTATCAATTCTAAAAAAAGAATATTTCATCGATAAATACAATATATTCATTAATATTTTAAAATCAAACTTAATTCACCAATCAAAAATATATGATGGTGATTTAATTTATGGACATTTGAATCTTCAAAAAGAAGCAGTGTCAAAAGACATTGATGCGTATATTGCAATTTGTCCTGATATTCATTTTAATGAACATTTACTGTATTATTTAATTGATGCGGCAAAACAAATAGAAAATGAATATTTTTTAATTACACCTCAAATTTTTAGATGTTGGGATGATACATGGGATTGTTTAGTTCATGATAAATTTAAAAATATTTCTTGTAGTCAATGTATTGATGTTGACATTCACGAAATAGAATATCATACAAGAAATTTTGATGGTCCTGAACTTCATAAAATGAATCAATTTAAATTTGCTGGATGGTTTGATTTATATAGTAAAAATTTCTATGAAAAATTAGTTCCTGTATTACCGGAATGGAATGGGTATGGTCCTTGGGATTTTTATTCAATGACTATATGTAATCTTGCAAAACAATATGGCGTAGATGTACAAGAATACGTATTAACAAATCAAGTAATATGGTTTTATGATGTTGGCAGCATTCGTAATTTTGAAAATTACGGAGGCGATGGTCAGTTAAAATCGTTTTATAAAAAACAGTTAAGTCTAAAGTTAGATAGAACTGAACAGAAAGCAAATATAGAAAAGAATTTTAATAATCACATTAAAAATTGGCATAATTATGCTATAGAAAATAAGATTATTTCCATAAAAAATTAAAGTTATGTATACAGGTCCAGAGATAAATGAACATTCAGATAGAATTAAAAAAGTAGGAAAAGGTACATATGGTCTCAATAATATCTGTATATATTACTGGGATAATGGAAATATAAAACAAGATGGCACACCTTTAAATGAAAAGGCATTCCTAAGTATAGGAAATTATTGTTCCATATCAGGACACATTCTTATTTATTTGGGAGGCAATCATCATTATGAATGGGCAACTCAATATCCATTTAATGGATATAACGCTCCTTGGTCTAAAGGAAATGTTATAATTGGAAACGATGTTTGGATTGGAACTTGTGCCACTATCCATAGCGGAGTAACAATAGGTGATGGAGCAGTAATTGCATCAAATGCAATAGTAACTAAAGATGTAGAACCATATAGTATTGTAGGAGGAAACCCCGCAAAGATTATAAAGTATAGATTTCCTAAAGAAATTAGAGAAAAACTTATAGAATATAAATGGTGGGACTTTGACGACTATATTATAGAACATATTGTTCCATTATTATGTTCAAACAATTTTCAAGAATTGTTTAGAGTTTTAGATGAAATCAAACAACAAATTAATAAAAATAAATGAGTGAAGTTCCAAAAATAGGAATAAACGGGGAATTTATATCCGATAAAGTTGAACATGCATATTGTTGTTCACTTAGTAAAACTCTTGTAGATTTATTAAAAAATAAATCTGTAGTTGATTTTGGATGTGGTGACGGACGTTACTTAAATGATTTACAACATGTATGTAGTAAAGTTAAAGGTTATGATGGAAATCCACATACAGAAAAATTAACAAATGGATTGGGAGAATGTTTAGATTTATCGCAACTTCAAAACTTAGACAAATATGATTGGGCAATTTCTTTTGAAGTAGGAGAACATATACCCAAAGAATATGAAGATAATTTCATAGACAATTTATGCAATCATTCCAAAGAAGGAATAATTTTATCGTGGGCAGTTATAGGTCAGCCAGGAGAAGGACATATAAATTGTAGAAATAATGATTATGTAATTCATCAATTTTATAAAAGAAATTTTCTATGCGATTTAATGAGAAGTGAATACATTAGAGATGAAACTCCCGTTTCTTGGTTTAAAACAAATACTTTAGTTTTTTATAGAGTAGATCAATTAATAAAATGAAAATAAAAATATTCGTAAGACATTGTAATACATCTTCAAATTCAGCAGGTAAAAGAAGAAACAGTTGGTTTTCAAGAGAAAATTGTTGGAAGAATTTAAAATCAACGATTGATTCTGATACAGATATCACTGTTTTATTTGATGGTGTACCTAATGAAGAACATTTTCTAAATAAAGACAAAGAAGGATATAATCTTGTATCTAAACATGGAGGAAATGATGGACAGTCATTTTTAAATCTAATTAGATATGCAATAGATCAAAAAGTATCAGACGATACAATTTTCTATTTTTTAGAAGACGATTATCTTCATAGACCAGGATGGACTAATATATTAAGAGAAGGATTCCAATATATTGGTGTCGATTATATTACTCTATACGATTGCAAAGATAAATATTTTCTACCAATGTATGATGAACTACAAAGTAAAGTTATACATACACCAAATATACATTGGAGAACTACGCCTTCTACGACAAATACATATGCGATGTTTGCCAAAACATTTAAAAAACACTATGAAATTCATAAAGAATACTGTGATTTAGTTAAAGGTTACACCCGTGATCACGAAAAGTTCTTGAGATTATGGAGTGAAGGGTCTAATCTAGTATCATGTATACCTGGTTATTCAACTCATTGTGAACCAGATTATTTATCACCATGCGTAGATTGGGAATCAGTTTCATTAAAATAAAAGTAATATGTACAACCATTCAATTATCGATAAGTGTCCAATAACAAATCAAACTGATAAAATCAAATATTTTAGTTTGGGTGATATTCCTTTAGTAAATAACTTATGTTCTACAAGAGAAGAATCGTTGACCGCAACTACATTTCCATTAAATGTAAATTATTACCCATCATCGGGTCAATCTAGTCTAGATTTTGCAGTTGATAGTAGTCTATTGTTTTCAAATTATTTATTTAAATCTCAAGTAAATATACCATATCATACACATTGTAAGAATATGTTTCAATATATTCAAAACTATGTAGATATTAACGATGACACTAATATAACAGATATTGGAGGTAATGATGGAACACTACTTGAAATATTTAAAAATTCAACAAATAAAAAACTAAATCTTCTAAATATAGATCCATCGAAAAATTTAACAAAGTTATGTCTTGATAAAGGAATACCAGTTAATGTCAATTTCTTTAATTATGATACATCGTTAACTATTGACAAAAAATTTGATGTAATTACTTCTACTAATGTCTTTCAACATTTAAAAGATATTAATAGTTTTGCACAAGGAATAGAACATTTACTATCAAATAAAGGTATTTGGTTATTAGAATTTCCATATTGGATACATAACATGGAAACAAATCAATTTGATCAAATTTACCATGAACATATGTATTATCATTCAGTTATTCCTATAAAAATGTTAATGGAAAAACACAATTTAAAATTAATCAATATTACCAAACAAAATATGCATGGTGGTTCATTGAGAATGATCATTGCAAAGAAAGACTCGACATTAGTTCCAGATAATACAATCAATGAATTTTTATCTTATGAGAAAAAATATACTGTAGATTATTATCTAAACTGGGGGAATAATGTATTTACTCACATTAAAAATTCATCTGAATTTCTTAAATCACTTAAAAAAGAAAATAAAACTATTTTTGGATTTGGTGCTGCAGCAAAAGGATGTATTTATCTAAATGCAATGGGAATTAATTACAATCAGATTGATTATGTAATTGATGATACAGATATCAAACAAGGCAAATTTATACCAGGAACAGGAATTAAAATTGTATCAAAACAAATTTTGAAAGAAAAGACTCCGGATTATATATTAATTCTTGCTCATAATTTCTCTGACTATATTATGAAATCACTCGAAAGTGTTTATAATAATAAATTTATCATTTTAGTACCGGAAATTAAAGTTATTTGATTATGATATCCGCAATAATACCGACATATAAATCACCAGATGCATTAGATTTATGCATTAAATCTGCAATACTTGGTCAAAAATATAAGAATCAAATTATTGTAGTAGTTGATGGATTTTATGATTTAAATAAACACATTTTAGAAAAATATGCAGATTCAATAGAAATACTCAATCTAGAACAAAATGTTGGATTATGTAAAGGAATGAATCTGGGTGTATATAATAGTTCATTTAAAAATGTTTTATTGGTAAATGACGATAATGTTTTTCCTAAAAATTGGGATGTCATTCTAAATGAAGATTATAAACCTAATTGTGTATTAACACCAAATCATATAGAACCTATTCCCAGTATGTTCCGTCAATTTGTCATTAAAAATCTAGGAAGAGACCCTAAAACATTTGATTTAGAAAATTTTTGGGAATATGTTAAATCTATAAGCAAAAATGTAATAGAAGAAACAGGATCTACACCTCCTATATTTATGTCTAGATTAGATTATCTAAAATTAGGAGGGTGGGATGAAAATTATGAATTAGGAGTTGTTGCAGATTGGGAATTTTTTCTCAAATGTCAATTAGCAGGATTAAAAATGATGAGAACATACAAAACTCATTTTTATCATTTTGTTAGTTTAACAACAAATGTAAGTCCAGAATCAAATCTAAAAAGACAATCAATTGAAATGGCAGGACATGAGTATTCTAAATACAAATGGGGATCTTATATAAAGCACAATCCAGAAACTAATCTAAAAACACTATATTAGTCTTTCCAATTTTGTAAACAATAATCGATTGAATCATATACATTTCTCATATTAATACCCACCGATTTCAATTTATTATTGCTTATAATACAATTTGATCTTGGAAGAGGACTTATAGTTTTATAAAACTCTTCTTCAGTAATCAAATTAAAATTCTTATTCTTTCTAATAGTGGTTTTAATTCTATCCACTACTTTTTCGGTGGTGATATAATCATCATTTACTACATTATAAATTCCATATGGAACTTTTCTAGTAAATGTCTGTATACATGCAGTTACCAATTCTTTTTTATTTGACAATGAATTATCTGCAATTAATAGTTTGTCGTAGTTAATTAACTTAGTAAGATAATTGCGTGGATTATCATATTCTTCAAATGGCAATCTAATTCTCCAAATATATGCATTTTCCCACTGTTTAACTATTTTTTCAGACAACGCTTTAGTACCACCATAAAAACTACAGTTATTTTGTACAAATGTCAAATTAGGTTCATCTTCTTCATTAAATGGATCACCGTTTGGTTTACATCCAGAATAAATACAACCAGATGAAATATGTCCCAATGTAATGTCATTTAACTTACACCAAGTAGTAATAGTATTTGCCCAAATAATATTACCTAATATAGTTGATTCTTTATTGTATTCACATACTTCAACATTAGGTTTTCCAATATAAGCTGCGCAATTAATTACAATGTCAATTTTAGGATTTCCTGTTTCTTTATACCACTTATTTAAGTCAAACAAAGTTGTATTAGCCGTACTGGGCCAACAATAAAATTTTAAATTTAATTCGGTTAATTGTCGTTTAAATTCACTTCCAATATATCCAGACGATCCAAATAATATAATCATAATATCTTACTTAAATAATTTTTATACTCACTGTTAGGCATTTTATCAACTATATTAGATAGTTGTTGTTTATTAATAAATTTTTTTCTGTAACATTCTTCTTCAATACAACCAACTTTTATCCCTTGTCGTTCTTGTATTGTTTGTATATAAGCACCACTTTGATATAAAGAATCTGGCATACCAGCATCCAACCAAACTGTACCTCTTGGAAATGGTATAACCGACAGTTTTTGTTGTTCCATATAAATACGATTTAAATCGGTTATTTCTAATTCTCCTCTTGGAGATGGTTTTAAATTCTTAGCATATTCAATAACCTTGTTATCATAAAAATACAAACCTGGTACGGCAAAGTTACTTTTTGGTTCTTTTGGTTTTTCTTCAATTGAAACTACTTTATTGTTTTCATCAAATTCTACTACACCATAATCACTTGGATTATTTACTTGATATGCAAATATAATAGCCCCGTCTAATGTTGGTTTGATTTTAGCCATTCCATGAAAAATATTATCTCCTAATATTAAACCAACAACATCATCTTTAATAAAATCTTCAGCTATAATAAATGATTCGGCAATTCCCCTTGGTTTATACTGAACCTTATAACATATATCTAATCCCAAATGTTTTCCATCCCCAAATAATTTTTCATACAATGGTAAGTATTCTGGAGTACTAATAATACAATATTCCTTTATACCACATGTTATCATAGTACTAAGAGGATAGTATATCATTGGTTTATCATAAACTGGCAATAACTGTTTGTTTACTGTAGATGTCAATGGATATAATCTACTACCAGTTCCCCCAGATAAAATAATTCCTTTCATAACAATATTAATATTTATACATAGAAAATACTATGTTTTATATAATTTTTTTATTTGTCTTTGTTCTTATTATATGGTTCAACACCGAAGCATTTGTTGAATACAGTCACTTATTAAAATTAAAATGGTTTAAAGTAAACGATTATTTAAATGCAAAAGATACAGACTTTACGCTTACATATCATTCATATCTATTACAAAAACATAATAGTTTTTTTACTAGATTAATTACATGTCCATTTTGTCTTAACTTTTGGTTAATTTTATTAGGAAAATTTATTTTTGGTTATTCATTTCTAGAAATACCTACTATTTATGTAACATCATTAATTACATATTTTATATTCAATAAGTTATCCCCATGAGAATAAACAATTTAAATGAATTATACAACTATATTAAAACAAAAGAACCATTAACAACTAATGGTAGTTTGATGCAATTATGTGCATGCGTAGATCAATTTAAAAACATATGTAGTTGTAAAGCAAAAGAAAAAGGTCAAAAATTATTTGATTGTAATAATCAATACACTAATACAATTAATAACTTTGACCAAACTACTATAGACTTACTATTATCAGTTACAGAAGATAAAACAATAGAATTCTACGACAATTCTAATTATCTAAGAACTATTTCACTATCGTCTTAAGACATTCTTCTACAATCGAATTTAAATTAGGATTATTAATCAATTCTCCTTGATTCTTATCAAAAGATACTATCTGTTCCCATTCTACTTTATAATCAGCAAGAAATCTAATCTTAGGATCATTCAACGCTTCATGTTGATTAGGAGCTTCAGTATATATTTTTTTACTTTTATCATTTACTCTATAATGTCTTCCATCAGTAGCAAAACCATAAGTATACTTGCTTACATGTACCAACTTTCCACCTAATTGTTTCTTTAACCAAAATATTTCATCATCAACATATTCTACATAACGAATATCACTGATGAAATTGACATCATTAGTATCTTTCTTCAACTCTTCGTGTAACAATCCTGTCCAATACTTACCTTCAGTCTGTTTTCTTTTTACACCACCATACCACACCAACATATCTCTAAAAGCATTCTTATCTTCAGTCTTTTCACTAAACGCACTCAATCCCAACTTTTCTTGAATAAATGGTTCACAATCCTTCTTTAAGAAATATGCAAGAGCATATGTCTTGGATGTTAAGTTATACTTTTCTTTCAATACTTTCTGCGCAATATCACAAAACAAATTCTTACCACTTCTAGCAAATCCAGATACACCTATATAAAGTTTATTCATTTTCCATTAACCCTTCTATTTCTTTTTCTGATTTACCATATTGTTTACACATTTCAATCAGATTATTAATACCACTTTCCGTTCTGAAAAATAGTACACAATAACTATAAGCATCGTCTTTGCTAACTTCAAATTTATTTGCAACTAACTGAATTAGTTCTTTATTAAACTTAACCTTATTGGGTTTAATCCACTTACAAAACCGTCTACCATGTGGTACTAAATCACACAATACCTTATAAAGTTGTTTCTCTGGTAATACATCAAAGTACTTGGATACAAAAGCAATTTCTTCAATGATAATTTGATCCATACCCAATCCCATTAACAATGTATACTTGTTAAATGATTTGATATCAGATGCAGTAAGCGTATCAAAATACTTAGGATTCTTAACTTCCCTAATTTGATTGATATGGTCAAATAAAGATTTAGTCTTCGTTAAGTTCGATGTCTCGTTGTTCGATTGATTTGAATCGTTCTTTGAGAGAGGGGTTTTTTGTTTTTTGGGTCTTCCCATAATGGTTGTTAATTCTTGCTCTTAAAGCATTAATAACTGATAATACCGTCTTTTGATTTGAAAACAAGGTATTTAAATCCTTTTCCAACTTTTTCTTGTTTTCATCAAATACAGTAAGACTAATATTTTTATATTCTTCCAACTTATAACTCAAATAAAAAGAGTGTAACGCCAACCACATTACTGCGAATGGTGTTACACTCTCAAACTTAAGTGATAATGAAAATAATATTACATTAATTATTAATACAACTATTGATTTAATATTCATTATCTACTTCATCTTGGTAATTTCTTACCTTCCCTCCTTTATTTAAATATGGTTTATTTACCTTTGACAATTTTTTATTTTTCTTTAACTTAGAACTCTTCATTCTAAAGTCATTGTCTCTTCTAAATGTCTTTCCCATATTCAAACTAAAGATTACTTAACACGGGAAGCAGTAGCAAGAACCTTGCGTAGTGCCTTAACTTGGCGACCATTTAGGTCAATACGAGTCTTACCATTACGAATAGTCAAACGAGTACCAGCTCGCTTGGTTCCAGCAAATGGATAAGAAATGAATGTTTCAACCTTCGCAGCACTATTGTATACGAAGTTAGTCTGCATCTTGTTATTTTTACGAATAATCATATTTTTATTTATTTTTTTGTTTATTTTATGTTTCGTTAGTTTCATTACTAACTTGAAATTACTTTACACTACTATCACCGTTTCGTCAACACATTTTTGAATCAAAGTTTAAAATCTTTTTCAAACCGTTCAATCGCATAATCCTTAGCTTTGAATTCAAATTCAAAGTCAACACCATCCATGTCAACATATTCTTCAGGAATACTGCGTACATAATCACCATGCGCACGTGGATTTTTGTTGGTCAAATCATTGTCGCTAAAATGAAACAATGGACGATACTTATCCCATGTACTCATAGACAACTTAACCGCATCTTTAGCAGACAATTTACCAGAGTTACAACGAAAATGTAGATTGTCATAGGTGATAGGAATACCAGTGTGTGAATAAATCAAATCATACAATTCTTCTACCTTCCAACTGTTAGGCTTGTCTTCATTCTCCAATACAAGACGAGACTTTACATTAGTAGGAAAATCATTATATACATCAATAAATCGTTTGGCAATATCTTTGGTATTACCTTTATAACAATTCATATGAATATTCATAGGAGCATCATATGATTGAGGAAGACCAAACAAATCCATGATATTAGCATGATTTTTCAATTCAATGATGGATTTTTCCACAACAGACTTGGTAGCACTCGCAGGTACAACAAATTGATCGGGATGTGTACTACACCTAAGATTGTTCTTTTTAATGATTTCAGCACCACGTTTGAATTCGGCATAAATACGATCTTTATCAGGAAGAACATCAAACGATAGATTTGCTTCGGGTAATGTAGCCAATGGAAACAAATCACTGCTAATACGATAATTCCAACCTTTACTTACACAAAAAGCAAAGGTATTTACCGCAACATGTACATTGTTTAATGTTCGTTGAGAAATAGTAGATAAAGCATTTTTTCGTTCCAATGTCAAGAACCTAGTCTTGGTCATGGTATTTGCCTTGAATCCTTTTTCTTGAAGTTGAAGTGAAATGCAGCACAATGATTTTTTCATTGTGAATAACCTACCACAAAATTATAAAAATGTCAAGAACTTAATAAGCTGTATATGGAATTGGACAAGGAGCACAAGTACTATCAAATGGACAAGTATATCCCAAAAATTTCCAAGTCTTATCTGTTGATGAACTATTTTTAATCCAAGTAGCTTTTTGGTTTATACCACTAGTAAGTAATCCACTCTTAGCATCAACTGCAGTCATAAAATAACTAGATATGTTAGTAAATTCAGTATCGTTATTTGTTCTATACAATATATCTTTACCGTCTTTAACCAATATAGTACCAATATCACCATCAAAAATTCCATTGGGACTGTCATCTACATATGTACTATCAGTTTGATTCAATGAGTTAAAAGCTAATTTATTGATAAACGTTTGAAATCTATTATCTTTGATGAAATTGACTATCATTTGTTATATAAATATATAACTATCGACCAACTTCATCAAAAAACTTTGATTTAGCATCATCATAAGTCATTCCTATCATTTTGTTATAAAATAAGATATCAGACTTGATATTACCTTCACCATGAAGTTTTTTATATCTTTCTATAGCTTTTGGTTTCCACCAGTCAAAAACACCTTGAACATCCTTCTTGAATAGTTCTTTTAACTTTAATTCTTTTTCACCAATCTTATTCTGTAAGAACTCTTTAGTGTTTTCATAAAAACAACTATAATATACACCACGTTCATATCCATGTGTATAATCACTAGCTTTAATTCCTAATGTCTGGAATATCATATTAATGACCCTAGTCTTTGCACCAGTTACAGGTCCACTTACACCTTCTTTTTGAGTCATTGCTTTATTGTACTGGTCACTCTTATTATCTTTAATCCATTGGTGCCATACTTCATATACACTATCATCTGGTTTAATCATCATCTTACCAGTACTTGACCCACACTTATGCCACCATTTAAGACTATTATACATACTATAACTACCATACAATGATGTAGTAGTCATACCAACCAACTCTTCATCATATAGTTTCTTCCAAATTTCTCTGGTTTTAGAAGTGGTAATTAAAGCAGCTACTAACTTACCACCCAAGAAATTATAACCAAATGGTTGTGTGCTCATGATACAACTACCAATTGCACTATGTACCAGTCTTTTATCTTTTAATTTGTTGTCAGCAGTCCAACCAATGTAGTTATCTCTATCGGTAATTACAATAACATCACTGGATATACTTACCGCACCCAAATACCTTGGATTATCCACATTACCATCCGTAATCAATAATTTAATAAATCTACCTGGTGTTTGAGCATATTCCATCGTATGACAAAACAATCGTAACATCAACCAATCTTGTTCATACGCACTACCTGCGGTTACATGAACAATTGTAGGATTCAAATTCTCCAATTCTTTAACCGTCAATTCTACATTGTTAATGTCTGTTGGAGTCCAAATCTTAGCTTTTACTACACCAGACTTATTTAGGTAATCTTTATAAGTTTGAACTTCAACCCATTTCTTATAAAATGTCTGTTCTTCGGCAGTCATACTCTTTAGATAATCAATGTTCTTGATAAACTTAGATTTCTCCAAATCAAATTCAAACTCACCAGCATCAAAAAATTCGTTTCCCATATTTATATTTAGTATGACATTTAAAAAACCAGATCCAACTCAAAAAATATACCACTACATTGAGATAGATTCAACAACAATCGCTCTATATGATAGTTTAATGGATCAACCAATATCATACGGCAGTAAAGTAAAAATTCAAGTGGATATAAATAAACTACTGCCCAAAGATATAACTATCTACTATTATACACTAAAACAATTTATAAAATTAAAACCGATCAAACCATATATCGGTAAAAAATAATACCGTATGAATACATAAAGTACCCATACGGTATTTTTACGTATTATACAGATTAAGCAACTACCTTATCAGTTTTAGTCGCAGTTTCAACTTGTTCAGTAGTTTCAGCTTCCGCCTTAACATCAAGAACATTAACAGTATTATACTTGTCAACAAGTACAACACCAGCAACACGAGCAGCAGTCACTGCGGCTTCTGTGACAGGACTCATTGCGAAAGCAAGCTTAGGACGACCCTTACCACCATGTACTGTTCCGATTTGGGTTACAACACCTTCATCAAGAGCATTCTTCAAACGAACTCGTAGTGTAATCGCAATAAAATCACTATTGAGATTAGCCAATTCACTTACACCAAAGTAAGTGTCGTTTGATGGCCAGGTTACAGTTAGGTTTGTCTTATTCTTACGGTCTGTCTTCTTAGTATTACTCATATTTAGTTTTATTTTTTGTTTATGTTTAGCGGTTGATCTTCAACCTTATAAATAGATTATATTATATCTGTTCAGATGTCAATGACTTTTTTCAAGAAACATTTGGTTCATTGTCTTGGCAACTTGCAAAATGTTGCTTGGGTTGATAAAAGACGCATTCTTTCCATACATCTTCTTAAACAAATCAACGGATTTTGGATTATTAATCCCGTCACTCTTGATAAAATAACTCAAGATGGAATATCCTTGTTGGGAAATCTTGGTTACTTGTTTCTTGGTATGTAAAGCCGCAGGTTCTTGACTATAATTTATAGGATCACCAGTTGCAGTTGTATAATTCATAGCAGGTTCACCGTCACTAAAATTAAGAAAATAATAGTCAGTATCAGTAGAAGTCTTTGGCAAATGCTTCATAATTGCTTCAAATGAAAGACCTTCAGGTGTACATCCATTAGGATACAAATATGGAAACAATGACTTGATCTTACCAATCTTATCTACAGATGAATCATATCCAATTACTACATATGGATTTGATCCGTTATGTCCACGACTTGTACTAAATGTAGTTCTAAATGATACAGTTACCCTTAGATTGTCAATCATAGAAGCAGCTTTACAAATAGCCACTACACTTGTCATAGTCTTTTCCCATTTGTCTCCCCTCATACTTGAACTAGCATCTACAGTAATATGAATATAGGAATTCTTATATTTAGAAACATCCATGATATGAAATACATTTTCATTATCAAATGACAATTCTGACAAGATCCGACGATCAATTTTACCAACAGGCTTACGCATATACTTAGTAGTATTGACTTCACTACGAATCTGTAGTTTACGACCAAGAGCCGCACCCATAATCAATCCAGCATTTACAGCCTTTTGTACATTAGGACTAATGGTTGTTTTGGTACTATAAGAACCATTATGGTAGTTATACTCACTATACTTTAAAGGAAATACATCTGTATCAATCAGTTCTTTTGTCAACTTAGTAACAAGAATAGTATCTACACTATAGTATCCATCAGACTTAATATAATCATAACCACTCTTTACTAGAGTCATTCCACTCTGGTCAATAGCGTCAAGAATCTTCTTGTCTTTCTTAGATACCTTCTTTTTCTTAATATTACCACTCAAGAAATCTTTCTGTTTTTGAACTGCCTTCTTAATATTTTTATTTTTATTATCAGATACTGATGGATCTTCTCCAGTATCATTCTTTGGATCAATTTCCTTATCATTTTTAGTGGGAGATTTTACTTTTTCCCCACCCAAAGCTTCTTGTTCATTTCCACTTTGATTTGAATCACCAGAATCACCGTTCTTATTCTTTTTATAATCGGTAATATTTTTTAGAATGATCTTTGCAACTTCAATTGCAATTTCCAAACGATCCTTTGGTGTAGTTAACCGTTGAATATTAGATAGATTGATTGTCTTCGCAATATCACGAAGTCCAGGTAATGCATCCAAATCAGTATTGTTGTTCGTAAAGTTAATGATACGAGTTTCGTAACTTTCAATTGATGGAACCCGATAAAGTTGACTTTTCAACATCAAATCAATCTTTGAACTATTAAAGTACTTTTCATACAAAGCTTGATAATAACCACGATATCCTGGAGCATTGTTATAAACATAAGAATCAATATAACGATCTTCTACATAATTAAGACAATTCTTAATTAGAGTAGCAGTGTCATCTTTGGATACTTGAAGAGGAGCAGACAAATCATAAACTTCACGGGGAACTTTTGTCCAAATACTCTTAACCAAATCAAAATCAGACAATACAACATGACTACCTTCATGCAGTGCAAGTCCTACAGCAGGATCAAAGTCCGATTTGTCCAAAATATCAGCAGACAAATAAACTGTCTTACCATCCGTACAATTAACATCACCGTCATCAGTAAAATAAACAGGAACAGATTTGCCTGTCAAAATATTGACGAAGTTACTTACAGCACGGCGAGAAACCGCCAATTTAATCAAATTGAAGTGTACAGATGATTGTTCATCAATATCATCTTGATAATCATCATCCAACCAATAATCACTGTAAGTAGTCATATATTTTGACAGGCAATTTTTGTTTATTTATTAAAATGGAGGTTGTTCAGACTTAGCAAGCGGATCTGAAAACAATGTGTTCTTGGTTTCAACCTTGATGTACTTTTGAACCAACTGTTTCACATAAGTCCGTTCACTGTCCATTCCACCTTCCACCGTGAAATTAGGATAAATGGCAGTCTCAGCAATTTCAAGCAAATTAAATCCATCCAAGATTAATTCTGACATTTCTACAGTTGAACGAGTAGGAATAAAATTGCTCAACTTACTGTCTTCACTCTTGACTTGATCACGGGTATGAACAGCAATTTCAACAATTGAATTCAAAATATCCAAATGTCCAGTTTCAGTAATATTGAAACGATCCTTCAAATACTTAAGTTCAACTTCTTTAGCCATTGGACTCATCTCCAACTTGATTGGAAAACGACTCATCAAAGCACGATCCATAACACGGGTAGAAGTGTACTCATTACCAATGTTAGCAGTACCAATAAAACATACACCTTCAGCTACTTGTACGACTTCACTATCCTTCTTTTCATCCAACCGTAGATATCGTTGAAGATCGTCCAAAACAGTCATCAACACATTCCAAGCATCATGGTGAGCACGGCTCACTTCATCCATTAGAATTACTGCATTTGGAGTCTTGATTGCCTTAACGAATGCAGATTCATTAAAGTAAGTACCAGTGTTCTTATCATAATGGGTGTTACCAATAAGAGCACTACGAGCATCTTGGGTAGCACCAAGATTGAAATAGAAATATGGACGTTCCAATGAATTAGCTACAGTTTGTGCTGCTAGAGTCTTACCGCATCCAGTGGGGCCAACGATAAGAATATTCTTACCACGCATTACACTGCGTACAAGATACTTCCACTTGATTGAATCCATCACTAGTGAAGATGGTTTCAACTTGTCACAGTCCTTGATGAAGGACTTAACTTGATTTGCGTCAACGGTTACAAGGTTCAATGATGATTTATTCTTCATATTACAGACAACACTCTACCACAGATTTTGTAAACCGTCAACACCAAAAATAAAAAAACTGTTGGTTTGACCCAACAGTTTCTTGTTTAAACTTGATTTTTTAATTTTAATGTCTGTGCCAGTGACCGTGATAATGTCCATGAACAACTACCACTGGAGCTGGTTGATAATAATAAACAGGTTGTGGAACATAAACAACTTGTGGAGCTGGTACATATTGAACAACAGGAGCAGATTGAACTACAACTGGTTGATGTACATATACTACTTGTGGTTGTGGAGGACATACAATCCTTTCCACTACATGAAGAGCTGCAACACCAGTAAGAACTTTACCAACTGTGGCCCACTCTCTGTCACCGGCTTTTACATTGGTAAGTGCTACTAATGCAGCCAAACCCAATGCGATATTATTTTTCATATTATTTCTTTTTGTTTGTTTTACCCTTGAATGTCTTTTGTTTGACAGTCAATTTCTTATCAGTTTGTTTTGGATACTTATAAGAAGCTTTTTCACCTTTGATACTATGATCAACTTGTTTTACGATCTTATCAACTGGTCTAAATGGTTGATCAGGTTGGTCTTCTTTCTTTTCAACTTGATCTTTAACTTCAATCTTTTTGACAGTATGTTCTGGACCTTCTTCTTTTTTGGATTCTTTGTCCTTGTTATTTTCAACATTCTTATTGAATGCTTTTTGAACATAATTACCAACTGTTGTTTTGAGTGTTTCTGTAATAAATTCCTTTAATGCAGAAAAAGTTAGGTTAAATTTTTTGATTCTATCGGTATTATCTTTCATATAAGTTACGGTAAAATTGTCATCTGTCATTGGATAAATTTTAAAATGATGTGGATTACATGAACATACATTGTAATAACCAGCGTCATCTAATATAACTTCCGCATCTTTATATAACTTCTTAACATCATCAGCTAATTCTTCCATCTTATAATGGAGAGATTCACCCTTTTCAATTTTTTCACCTTTTAATGATTCCTTGATTATATCTTTTAAAGATTTTTTAACTTTAACTTCAAGAATACATTCTTTGATCAATTTCTTAAATTCACTTATGTTCATATTTCTATATAAATATCATTAAAAAAAAGATTGTTCATTGGTATTTTCAACTTTTATCTCCATTATATCTTCTTTGTATCCACCAATAAGTGGGTAGGGGCGGGAGGGGTGCTTAAGAGACTTAGACAATTTCTTATTTTCTATCTTATTTGATATAAATTTAATATATCTATGTTTACCGCTTTCTTTCTTCCTCCAAAAGGTTCTACCAATTCTTTCTTTTAACTTATCCACATTATGCGTCTTCCACTTAGAAAATACTGTTCTACTATGTATCCAATTATAATCCGGTGGACCACTAAGACTTACACTGTAATTGGGCATTAATGCTACATCTACATAGTTATCACCTTGATAAATAAATCCAGTAGCTTGATAAATCTTACCAGTATGTCCTACTTCACTATCGGCATAACTTAAAATACATTTAATTTGTGGATAATCTTTGTTTATTTGACGGAAACTATCTGCAATACAATAACTTTCAATATTCTTACCATATCCATCTTCAATCCACAATCGGGTCAATTCTAATACATTATCATTATTAAGTAATGGAGTTATGCTATTACCAGCATTTCTACCCACACTGTTTCCATATACTAATACACCAATTAATTTTGCGTTAAATCCACCAAAGAAAGTACTTTCAACATACTCTTTGTAGTAAACACCATACGCAACAGTACAAAGAGTCCATTTATGGGTATAATGGTTCTTTATAATAAGATTCTTTGCAATATTCTTATTTATTGACTTTAAGAATATTAAAGATGTATCACAATAACTGTTTTCCGACATAACACATATAGTACAATACTATATTACTTTGTCAACTTCTTTTTTGAAACTTTACTATCTGCTAACTTTGAAATCAAATCATTTGCTGCATCCAACTTAATTTCCAATTCATTCAAATTATTCTTTAATTCGGAATTTTCTTTCTTTTGTTCTTCCAATTCTTTCTTTATAGACTCATTTTCTTTCTTATAAATATTCAATTCACTTCTAATAGCTTCTCTATCTTTTCTGCATTCTTCCAATTCTTCTTTCACTTCAAGTCTTAATTTATCATTTGATTGATTAATTATTTTTATCAAGTCTACTTTTGTTTTCTTAGAAGAAATTGAATATGTTACAATTGATGCTGCTATTGCAGGCACAATTCCGATTAATGCTAATGTAATAGATTGGTCCATAAGTTATACACTATAAATATATAACTTATGGACATTATTATAAATAATTTATTACAATTTGAAATCGTCAAATGCGTTTTCACTAATTGTATTATCAATACCTTTTACATAACTACTCAATTCAGTTTCTTGAGGAGCTACTTGTAGTTTCTTACTGTCGTAGTAACTATCCAACCATCCAGCCAATGGATTGGTTTTAGCAGCAGGATACAACTTCTTATATCCCAAACTTGATAGTCTGTTATTGGCCAACCATTCAATATAGTGTTTTAGACTTTCGGCGGTTAAACCAATCAAACTACCTTTACTGAATAGATAATCTGCCCAATCCTTTTCAGCATTAACTGCCATTTCATAAGCAGCATAAACCTTATCTTCATTTTTAGCAACAATATCTTGGAATCCTTCATCTGGATTATTAATCCAATTCTTCATAATGTTCTGGGTAATAGCAACATGAAGATTTTCATCACGGCTAATAAACTTAATAATCTTACTATTACCTTCCATCTTTCCACGATACCCAAAGTAGAAACTACAAGCAAATGATACATAGAAGATCATTCCTTCAGTAATTTGAGTGGCTAATACCGCATCAAACAATTGTTGTTTAACATCATCCGATGGAATTAGTAGTTCGTCATACTTCTTACTGATTGCAGTAGCTCTCTTAACAATTTCTTGATCTTCCAAAACACTATCAAAAAACTTGGTAGCATCTGGATAAACATTGTTAAGAATGTATGTATAACTGTTACTATGAATAGTTTCAAAGAAACTCCATGCATTCATGCAAATTTCCAATTCACTATTTGTTACTCGTTTCATAAGTTCATGAATACTACGACTCAACATACTATCAGTCATAGTTTGAAACTTAAGATTACTATCAAATACGAATCGTTCTTCGGGTGAAAGATTCTTATAATCACTAATATCTTTAACAAGAGAAACTTCTTGGGGTCGCCAAAAGAAATTCAATTGTTGGTCATACAAATCATAGAATTTAGGATACTTGATTAAGTCATATCTCTGTAGAGATAAATCTTCTCCTAAAAACATTGGATTTCTTAATTGGTCTATATTTTTCTTATTTAATACTGTTTTCATTATATCCTCCTATTATAGAGCACAAGCACCGCTTTCACAACCGGATTCTTGTACTACTGGTTGTTTTATTTCAGTCTTCTTATCATCCATGGCGGTTTGTTTATCGCCATCATCAGTATTAGCATAATACAAATTCTTAAGTCCATACTTGTAGGCCAATAACATGTCCTTGATTACTTCTTGAACAGGAACTTTATTTTTATCATAACGGGATGGGATATAGTAAGTATTTGTACTAATACTCATATCTGTAAATTTTTGAATAGCAGCAGCAACCTTCAAATAACCTTCATTATTTGGCATATCAAAAGCAAAGGTATAATTGTCCTTATACTTGTCAATATTTGGAATTACCACTGGCAAAATGTTACTCTTGCTTCCCTTGAAACTAATAGCACTACGAGGTGGTTCAATACCATTGGTGCTACTTTGAATTACTGAACTGGATTCTACAGGCATACATGCAGTTAATGTAGAATGTCTCATACCATGTTTCTTAATTTCTTCACGAAGTGTTTCCCAATCACAATGTAGAGGTTCAGTGATGAATTCATCTACATCTCTCTTATAAGTATCAATTGGCAATACTCCTTGACTAAACTTTGTACGGTCAAACTTTTCACACTTACCAACTTCTTTAGCCATCTCAACACTAGCCTTGATTAGATAGTAACTAGTCTTTTCCATCCACTTGGCAACAAAGTTAGGAGCATCCTTATCCCAATACTTCAATCCTTCTTTAGCCAATAGAGCAGCCAAGTTACTTACACCTACACCAAGACTACGACGTTTCTTAGCAAAGTTTTCTGCGGCTGGTACGAAATAATCTTGATGTTCAATCAAAGCATCCAACATTCTAACGATAATGTCACAGACACTTTCCATTTCTTCATCATCTTTGATTTCTAACCAATTCAATGCAGCCAAGATACAAACACCAATTTCACCGTTCTTATCATTAACATCAGTGATTGGAATCAATGGATGATTAACTTCAAGACATAGATTGCTTGTATCTACTTGGTCCAACCAACTACCATGTTCATTTGCATGATCCACGAACATTGTATAAATACGTCCAGTTTCAAGTCTTTCTTTAGCTAATAATCCCATTAATTCACGTGCGGGTACTTTCTTCTTGAACTTAATGTTCTTGTTAGCTTCAGCCTTTTCATACTTTTCCTTGAATCCTTCCAAACCAAAAGTATTCCATAGTGAAGGACATTCATGATAACTAAACAATGTTACATCTTGATTTTTCAAGAAACGTTCGAAGATTAGTTTATCTAATCCAATACAATAATCCAACTTACGAACACGGTTATCATCTGTACCTTGATTGTTCTTCAATACAAGAATATCTAGAATATCATAGTGGAACCATGCAAAATTGACGGTGGCACTACCCCCTCTAATTCCGTTTTGGTGACAACTCTTTACGGTAGATTCAAATGCTTTAGCAAATGGAATTGGACCTGTATGCATTACTTCACCATTACGAATTGGTGCATTAGTAGCACGTAGTCTTGATAGATTCAATCCAATACCATAACGACTAGCTGTAGCAAATCCAACTGCACTATTGTTACTGAAGATACTACGAAGATCGTCATCTACAGTAAATAACGAACATGAAGCATAACTCTTCATTGGAGTTCTAACTCCAGCCATAATTGGTGTGGGTAGATTAATCTTATGTTTGCTAAAATAGTTATAAGCCTTCTTTACGTATTCAAGACGGTTTTCTTTATAATCTTTAAAGAAAGTCATTGCAATAAGCATATATGCAAATTGCGGTGTTTCATAAATAACCTTAGTAGCTCTATTTTGAACTAGATACTTATCGCACAACTGTTTAATACCAGCATATGTAAAGTTAAGATCTCTATCATGACGCAAATATTCATCCAATTTATCAAATTCTTGTTTGGTATACCATTCTAGAATTTCTTCATCATAAACCAATGCATCAACATTAGCTCTAACTAGATCATGTAGTTTAGGAGGATTCTTTCCACCCCAAACATTCTTTCTCAATCTATAATTCAATAGTCTTGATGCAACATATTGATAATTAGGCTTTTGTTCACTAATCAAATTTGACGCAGCTTCAATCAACATTGTATGAATGTCACCAGAAGACATCTTATCAAAGAATGATAGATGAGCATTCATAGCAACTTCTTCAAAACTAACATTTTTAACATCATCGGTTGCCCATTGCAAAACCTTATTGATTTTATCTGCACTAAACTTTTCTAAGTTTCCGTTACGTTTTTTAATATAAATTTCTTTATTCATATGGGTAAAAAATAATTATCCAATCGGGGAGAAAAAGACCAAAATAAAACTTTAAATAAATCTTGTTTTATAGAAACTTTTTCTCCCCAAATTGATATATAGGTTATTCACTGTCCTCTGTACTATGAGCATTCCACTTGTTGCTCATCATTTTCTTGACTACATTTTCTTCTTGACTCATTTCATTCAAGATACCCATACCTTCACGACTGTTTTCCGCAAAGATTCTGATATCACCACAACCAGCATTCATTCTAGCAGGAAATGTAATACCATCTGGTCCGAACCGATTCTTAATTACATGGAATCGTGCTGTATTAGCCTGTTTATCTGACATCTTACGACTCAATGACATAACGAAGTCAGCCGTCATAATCTTACGATAACTGTCAGAAATGTTATTTGCCTGAATAATATCTTCATCCATAGCAGCACGATTACTCTGTGAAGCACTCCAAATAGGAACTTGTAATTCACCAGCTACACCACGAAGTTCTTCATAAATACCACCAGCTTCACTATAACTATTACTATTACGTTCACTTTGTGATGGACGTAGAATATCAGCATAGTCAACAATAATCATGTCAACTTTGGTACCAAGAGTTTGAATACGTTCAGCATGAAGCTTCAAACTATGTGCAGATACTGTCTTGATCGGATAGTACTTAATGATCAATTTACCTGGAACTTCCGCAATCTTCTTCTTAACAATGTCAATATTGTTACGGATATTCTGGAAATCAATTCCAGTAAAACAAGCGTCATAACGTAGACCAACATAGTTTTCATTCAATTCCAACGTATAATGTAAAACATTCTTACCTTGTTTCATTGCCTCTGCACCCATCTTGGCAAGAACCCAACTCTTACCACTACCAGCACAAGCAGTAATAATTCCAAGTTCACCACCAGCAAGACCACCATCCATAATACTATCTACTTCTGTCCAATTAGTCTTGACGGTTTTACGAGCCATTTGACTCATACGCTTTTCAATATCAACCATGTATTCATGTCCAATATTGCGTTCCATACCAGCTTTCATCGCAACATCAACTACATGTTTGATTTTGTCATATTGACCACTCTTCAAATGGTCAACACTTTCCATAATAGCATTCTTAATCTTTTGATTCTTACAAAATTCAAGAAACTGTTCTTTGATATATTTCAAATCAGTATCACTGATTTTTTGATAAACCAAACGAAGTTGTTCTACAACTGATTGTTTCAACAAATCATTTTCAATACCATCTACTTTAACCTTAAAGACTGCCAAGGTTGGTAAATCTTTATATTGAAGAAAATAACTAATCGTTTCTTTAACGATAAATTTATGTGCATCAGTCTCAAAACTATCTGGTTCCAAGATATCACTGATACGTTCAATGAATGTTTTATCCGACACCAAACCACTAATACATTTGATTTGGAATTCAGATCCGAATTTTTTTAGGTTATCAATAATTTTTTCCGACATATTTTTAATATATTTTATCTACACCAACTCTATCATAGTTTTTCTGTAAACCAAGAATATTTACAGAACCATTGAATTAATTTTTCCAAATACTTCATTCAACCATATCATACTATTTGGAAAGTTATTTTGCATACAATCTTCCACCAACAATTTACTAAAACCAAACCTGTCAAGTTTACAGATTGGCTTTTCCATAATTTCATTAATTCTCAATTGCGAGAATGATTGAATTTGAGTATCATGCAACTGCATTAAATCATAATTACGTTGCATAACATCTTTGTTTTCCAACACACTATCATATAACTTCAATTTACCCTTATGGGTATCACTATAATTATATAATTCTTGTAATGTGTACCGTTTATCTTCTGTAAGAATGGGGTAACACTTGATAATAGTTTTTAATCCTGCACCTTTAATGCCGTCAATATTATCACTATCATCACCTTCCATTACTCTATAGTTTATAAAGTTCTTACAACTAATACCATATTCCAATAGAATTTCTGCGCATCCATACAATTTCTTTTTGGTTGGACTCCAGATTTTAACTCTATCTCCAGCTAATTGTAAGAAATCTTTATCAGCACTCATAATGGTAACATTACTATTTTTAAAATATTCTGTTGCCAAATATGCAATTGTGTCATCAGCTTCAATATGATCAATTGCCATAGTTGTTACAGGCAATTTATCTAAATATTGAACGGTTCTTAACAACTGTTTCTTTAGATTTTTATCTTCAGTATCTGGTGTAGTAAGATCATCATAAGCTCTATTAAGCCTAATCTTAGTCTTTCTACCACTTTTATATTGAGGATAAATCTTCCGTCTTTTCAGTGAACCCCCTTGACCATCAGATACAACTACAATCTTTGTGGGATTAATTAGTTTAGCTGCATAACCAATGCTTTTTAAACACCCTGCAATTCCACCAGTATGATTACCATTGGAATTGAGGGAGGGGGAGGCCATGAACGCTCTAATAAAAGTGTTCATGAAATCAACAATTAGTATTTCAGATTCGGAGGATCTATTCAATCCTCCAACTCTGTCTTCTTGTTTTACATTATCAAATAAAGAAAACAACCTCTTTTTTTCACTGTCAGATAGATTACTCATTCTCAGATGATACACCAGCATCTTCATCATTGTCAACAACTGCGTCATCAACAATGATACTATTTGGATCTTTGTACTTCATAATTACAGAATCACAAATCTTCAAGTAAACTTCTTCACTCAAAGTTTTATCTGTTTTCATTGTTTCTACAAAGTCTTTGGATTGAAACTTCCATTCACTTCCATCATCTTTTTTATAGGTATAATAAGCACCACCTTGTTTAATCAAGTTGTTTTCTTTCAATACCTTAATCCAAGAACCATAATCTGCAATTCCACTATCAAAGTAAATATCAAAAGAAGCTTGACGTTGTGGTGGACCCATACGGTTCTTGACAACTACTGCTTTACATTCATTGCCAATAACTTCTTCACCCTTCTTGAGTTTACCTGTGTTGTTCAAACGAACACGAACTGAACAATGATAAGCAAGTGATTTACCACCTGACACTACATACTTATCACCAAATGCCATAGCATTTAGATTTTGACGCAATTGGTTAGTAAATACAGTAAGAACTTTCTGTTTACCAATCATGTTGGTAATCTTTCTCATAGCCTTACTAATAATAATAGATTTACCAGTAGCAAATCCATCTTTACCATGATCACTTTCCAATTCTACTTTTGTTGATGCAGCAGCAACAGAATCAACAATGATTGTAAGAATACGATCTTTATTGGACTTTCTTACAATTCCAATCATTTGTTCCATCTTTTCAAAAATATCTTCAACGGTTTCACATTGAACATATAGAAGTTTTGATAGATCTACACCAAGACTTTTCCAGAATTCTGGAGCAGCAGCATTTTCAGTGTCAATAACAACTGCAATACCACCTTTCTTTTGTGTATCTGCAACAACATGAGCAGACACTAGACTCTTACCAGTTCCTTCCAATCCATTGAATTCAACCATCTTACCAACTGGTAAACCACCATGAGGACGATTACTAATGGCCAAATCAAGAATAGAAGAACCTGTGCTAATCCAATCACTAATTTCGGCGGGATTTTCTTGTTCATCCAAGAAATAAGCAATCTTACCGCCATCTTTATTTGCTTTATTTAACTCATTTGCGAGTAACTCTACTAACTCATCTCTTTGAGGAGTTTCTTGTGTAACTTGATTTTTCTTTTTCATAATAATATAAAACTAAAATAGGGGTGGCAGTAATATATACTACCACCCCATTACAAACAATTTATTTAACTGTTAAACAAATTATCAAAAGCGGCTGCTACATCATCCGTATTTGATTTTGATGCCTTTGCACTTGGTGATGCGGTAGGACTTTTAACTGCACTTGGTGCTGGTGTTGAAGGTGCGGTAAATGGAGCATCATCTTCAACAATAGTGTTGACGGTTCCTTCAGGAGATTGAGTTTCTGGATTCAACCATGCATTCATTACTCCCTTGAGTTCTTCATATGAAAATTCTGGGAACAAATCCAAAATATTGGTTTGTTGTGTTAGAATATCTTTTTGAGCGACATCAATTGCAACACTTGCATTTGGCTTAACACGAATTGTAGTTTCTGGGAATGACTTGCCAGAATCTTCTGCGGTACGAAATTCTACTACAATATCACGGCCATTTACCAAATCAGTAATATCACCATAATCAACGTCGTTGATGATGCTTAGAATTTCTTGGTAAACATTCTTGCCGAATCCCCAGAAACGAACACCTTCACCTTCTTCACCACGAACGATGATAGGAGCATATGTACGCATCTTTGGTTCCATCTTCTTACCCAAAATCCAGTCTTCCTTGTTTCCGGTCTTCTTCATACGATTAGACCATTCAACGATTGGATCAGGACGGTTAAAACTATCGGGAGATAGATAAGTCTTGTTGTTGATATTATAGTGGAACTTCAACTCAATAAAAGGATTATCAGGTTGATACTTGTAGGGAACGATACGAACCACTTGTTTTCCAGGCTTTGGTTTCCAAATTAGATTGGTTTTGTTGCCTTGGTTTGTTAGAGAGCTCAAACGGCTCTTCAATTTTGATATGTCTAATGCCATAATTTTTTAATTATTAATTTAGTTAATTAGTTAATTAGATAACTCACACGAATTATTTAACGACAACCAATTAAGTTGTCATCAATATATATGACATCCGAAAAGATTTCAACTTATTATATCAAAAATTTTGACAGAGACAATTTTGACTGATACTTCGCTCGTTAAAATAATTGAATTTCTGTAGAGATTCCAATCCAATTGAAATGTTTTATCAAAAACACCATTGTTTTCTTCAGCAATCAACTTGTTCATCGCATTCAAAGTATAAAGAGTATTTGTTTCTTTTTTTCTATGAACACTAATGGTGTTACGAAATTTCATCGTATTCCCATCGATTATGTCAACATTATATGTAGCATACAATTCTTTTGGATTGTTGACATTACACAACAAAAATATTTTACCGTTAATAACACTATAGAAACTTTTTATTTCTTGGATAATGTCATTATATTCTTTGGAATTGGTAAATGTACACAATAGTTGTTTGTTCTTCATTTATTTTATTATTAATTGTTTACCATCTATATTCCACAATTTACCAACATAATCTCCCGAAGAATCAAACCAACTATTTCTTTTGTTATAAAATCCAAATTTTAAAGCTTCTTCTAAAGTATATTCATTAGTCAATGCTTTTTCAATTGCTACAGCATCTTGTTCTTTTTCTTCAGGAGTTCTATCATCACTCTTTTTTTGTTGTGGTTCTGGTTGTTGAACAGATTGAGTTTGTTGTGGTTCAAATTCAATTTGTTGACCACTTGGTTGTTCTGGTTGTTCATCTCCTGTAAACACATTGGCTTGACCCTTTTTTGGATTTTCTTCAAAATGAGTACCTCTTTGAATAGCTTTTTGTTTGTATTCAGGAGTTGGAAATGTTACGAGAATACCGTTTGAATTGTATGCTTGTCTTTCTGGATATTTACCTTCAAGCATTTTATTCAAATATTGATTGACAATTTTAGAATCTATATTTGATTCTAATAGATATTCTCTTAGTACTTCAATATGTTCTTGTTTAGAAATGTCAAATATACCGTTTTCAATTGAATTGTCGGTACTTGCCTTTTCTAATGCTTCAAAAAATATTTGTTTGATGTTCATAATTAAAATACATCTTCTTCACTTAAATTGGAACGGTGAATTTCTGTCTTGAAAGAAAACTTACTGCCTCTTTCATTTCTTAATTCAATTGCCGAATAAAATGGTTTTACTTCTACTTTTCCATTTTCTTCTTCTTCTCGTATATCAAAGATAATATATAAATATACAACGAAATATGTTCCGGCCTTATTTTTACTAACTTCAAACTTACTTAATCTAAAATTCTTATTTTCATTTGCATCAATTAACTTTTTACCACTTGAAAATTCAGTCTTGGTTCCCATTCTGTTAATTGTCTTACCATTAAATATTACAAGTGGAAGACTATCATTGTTTCCGAATATCGCTTCGGCAGATATTTGACTTGCAAATTGAATAAAGTCTTTTTTAATTTGAGCTTCATTGCCAACATTCATAAATCGTTCAATGAACTTTTCATAAAATGCAATAGCCGCAATATTAGAATTGAAAATATTCATTGGTCTAAACGCACCTTTATTCAATGGAACATCACCTTTAGTAGATGCGTTAAAATAATCGTTATAAACCTTTATTGAAGCATTCTTTACTTCTTTTACATCTTCCGGTGTAGTTCCAGTAAGTTGTACCATGAACAAATTCTTATTATCAATTAATCTTACCTTTTCATTTATGGCACTAAATAATGAATCTGGTTGAATTCTATTGATTTGTTGAATCAAAATTGCAACATTTTTCTTTAATGAATCCGTCATCTTTACCAATTCTTCATCGGATTCTCTTGCTTCTGATAAAACACCAGTTTCTTTTTCAATATTATCCCAACTATTAAACATAGCAGAATATTGATTTCTAGCATAATTCATGTCTTCTTGACATTTTTGTTCAATATTACCAAAAATTTTTACAATAGTGTTTTTAATTTTTTGTATAAAATCACTCCATCCTTTTGTCAATTCAGCAGATAAATCTCCTATTTTAGATGAAATTCTATTAAGAGACGACTTTAATGATGATATAAATTCAATTTCAGTTAGTAGTGTTTTACCAATATAAATTTCTTCAAATATTGGATTTATACTTTCATTTTGAGGAAAAACAGATGCACCACCAGTAAATACACTACGGGGATCTTTTTCAACTGGTTTTTCTCTCTGTGAAGGTGTACCTGAAAATTGTTGTTTATCTGGAAGTATTGATGACATCATTGCAGTGACTCTTCCGGTACGATAACTATCACCACCAGCTTTTAAAGAAACCATTGCGAATTTCTTTCCAGTACCAGTTATTTCACACAAACTTTCAGCGGTACCACTTACTTTTCTATCTTTTAAAGCAATTTGAATTTCGGATATACTACAATTATACAATAATACTACATCCGCAGTATTTTCTTTTTTCTTATCTTTACTAGCATAACCACTTTTATTAAAAATCTCGTAGAACTTCTTGATGTCTTGATGAATAAAACCAGTTGGTTTTGCAGAAGTAATATTTGCCAATGTTACAGATGTACCAGATGCCAATTCAATTCTAGACTTTATATCAGCATAATTTTGATATAAATCACTTTTTCCTACTTTGGTAATTACTGACTCATCATTGAGTTGTTTTATGCTTTTTAAAAGTGTTTCAATTTCCGAAGACAATTTTAACCATTTTATTAGTAAACTTTTTTCTTTTGGATAATAATCGCCACTTTCACCAAATATCTTATATAACGGAAAACTTTCTCGCATAGGTTGACTGAATGGCAATGGCATAACAGTTTCAACCTGTTGTAACTTACTTTGTAAGTCTTTTAATTTTATTTCTGCATCTGTATTCATTCGTATATATAAATATTGATATATACACGAAAATCAAAGTTTTTAAATATCTACCACCGACATTTCATCATAATTCTTACCAACATAACACTTTACTGGAAATTGATTGTTTGACATTAACCGTTTCAATTCCACCAAAGTTTCTTTTTTATCATTTTTATGACAATCAAACAAAACACTGTCGTAAGTATATAAAATAGCCTTGGTTTGTTTATTATTCAAATATTCATTGACTCTAACAAGTGATTGCATTCCAAATTCTGTTTCACTAGCTTGTAAGATATAATTAAACAGTTTATTTGGACTTGGCTCATTGATATGATTTGTAGTAATTCTTCTCTTATAGATAGGTGTTTCTACATAACCATTTTCACTAAAGAATGTCCATCTATGAGCAATATAATCACTCATTTTCTTAAAATATGGTATTTCTAATAATTCTGATGGAATATTACCATACATACATTGAAAAGTAAGATTCTTTGACGCTTTGATTTCTTCATCCGTTAATGAATCTTTTCCATAATATAACTTACCAAGATATTCATAAGCACTTGGTGGTAAATTGTAATTGATTAACTTTGCAACTATGTGGGGGTGGTAGGCGCTATAATCAATCATAAACAACATACCAACTTCACCATATCTGCTAATAAATGATGATCTACAACCGTTTTCTTTGTTCAATGCACTATAATTGACATTACCAAACCTATTACTAGGTCTTCCTGTTGCGGTATATAGGTTATATTGAGTATAAACTACACCATCCCTATCTTTGCTGGTTTTGTTTTCAAAATGCCTATTAAACAATTCAGTATCTACTTTTAACCCATTCTGTTCAAGAATTCTAAGATTGTCTGTAATAGTGCTATTGATACTATGAAAACTGTCATCAATTTTGATGGATCTAAGTCTAATCAACACCGCATCATACATGTTTTCAAACTTTTCCAAATGTTTTACCATCGGAATTGCTTTATTTAATTCACCATACTTTTGAAATCTGGTTTTGATTACATTATGTGCAGTTGTATCAAATTCACTGTAATCATCAACTTTACCGTCACTAATAAAGAAAATGATGTTGATATCATACAGATTATTGATGGGAAATAGATGTAAACACTTTTTCTTATCAAATACCCATTTCTTACCTTTAAGTTTATTAAAGTCGTTGATTAGTGTATCTTTATTGATAAAGACATTACAATCTGGGTGAGTGAGATTGATAACATATGTAGTTTTAGATTTGAGTATATGAATCAAAACCATACACAATTCATCTACACAAGGATGTACTTTTTCATCTGATTGAATGCATTCAAGAATAAAATCAGAGGAAATATGAGATTCTAAGAATTTAGAATAAGATTGTTTGTCCAGACACACCATTGACACAATGTAACATTATAACAAATGTAAGTCAATTATTTACCATCCCAAAATTCAAGCGGATTATTCAAATAAGTCTTTAATCCTTTCATGTTTTTTTCACCATCATTTAAAGTTTTAATGTTTTGTTCTTGAACTCCTTTAATTTCAAGAATTTTATTATTATATTGATTGTTTTTTGGACCAGATATTATCCATTGTATAACCAATTTATTATAATAATTCTTCGAAATGCCATTATAATTTTCTTTATTTACTTCAGTTATTGTTAAATCATTTATTTTTTGAACAAGATAACGATTAACATATCCTTTTGAATAATCATTCTTAGTTATATTTGGTTTATAATAACTAGGAAACGTAATATCGGACAGATAATCTCCACCTAAATTTTGATATTGATCTGGTGTTATCATTTTATTATATTAATTGAATATTCATTTATACCATCGGTAGTGAATGAAATTGATTGTCCTCTAATTGAACGAATACCTGCTTTAATCGTAGTTGTCCAATTACCAGCTTCAACTTTATGAGATACGTCTACAATTTGACAAATGATTTCTCTTTCAGAATATGGACTTGGTAGGTTTTTTAAACTAAACAATTGAAATGTTCTTAGTCCTGATATACCTTGTAATGTCATTTCTACAGTAAATCCCGGCTGTTGTCCACCATAAATATTGGTATTATTTTTAAAATCCATATCATTCATCAATGCAATCAGCAAAGAATCGTTTGGTAATACCAAATTCACTATGTTCCATCCAGTTTCAACACCTGACACTGTTGGATTTAATGGTGTAGTTGTTCTTGGCCCAGATGTATTAGTTGCTGCTGCAGCTCTTGAAGGTGGTGCAGGATTATTTGGATTTAATGGAGTAGTGGTTCTAGGAGTAGAAGCTGCAGCTCTGGAAGGAGGCACAGTATTATTTGGATTTAATGGAGTAGTGGTTCTTGGTCCTGATATTGTAGTTAATCCATCTGATCTTGATAAATATGATTTAAACGACATTATATAAGAACCTTTTGTCGCAGTTGATGATTGTGGACTGTTTTGTAATTGTCTTATACTTTCTAAATTTTCATCTATTTTTCTTAATTGCAAAGGACCGTCTTTATTGAATCTATCACCATATGGAAACGGAAGTATTTGATTTGAATTTACTTCACCATTTGGATAATTTTCACCGGATCTTTTATTTGACGATGCGGATGAAATCACTTGATTAGCAGCTACATTTGATAGTTGCGCAGTAAAATTTATGGTTTTAATGAAACTATTTGATGCACCAACATCAAATTGATAAATTTTCATTTTATTATATTGTACATACTTTTTATCTACTATTCTTAATTTACCAGAATCTTCACTATCTTCTACTACTGCAAGTTCCCATATTTTAGCTGCGGCTGCATTTATTTTTCCTAATAATGAATTATAAAATACTTCAACTGTTTCTGAAGATTTTGCACATTCAATTAATACGTTTTTATTTACATATAGATCTTTTAAATAACCCCAATAACCTGCAGGTTTACTAGTTTCTGTATCATTTGTCCATTGAGGAAACGATCTTGTTCCAGGAACTACTCCAGTGTCATATATAAATCTATTAATTATACCATCCAAATCATCTCTAAAAACTTGAAGTAAAATAGGTTGTTTTGATCTGTCTTCTATAATTTGCGCATCACTCCGTATACCGGCAAGTTTTGTAATCAAACTATTTTCTACAGTAAAATCGTAAAATGATTGTATTTGTGTTGGTTCATAAGTAGGATTATATGATTGATATCCGGTTCTAAATATTCTAAACAAAGTATTATCAAATGAAGAAGAAAATGGAGTATCTAACTTTTCAGAAAAAAACAAAGACTTATTTGCACCTTTTCCAAATTTTTGTTTTTGATAATCATTATTGGTAGGATCTACAGTTGGAAACATAGCACCAAGATTATATTTTGGTGCCTTTTTATTTGGAATTAACAAAATGCTACCGTCACAAGAAATTAAATTTGGATGTGCTCCTATTTTTACATCATCAATATCAATTTCATATAGATTATAATCTTTAGAATCTTTTAACTGGATATTGATTTGTTTGTTGAAAAATACATTTGCTAGTTCTACAACAAATCCCATAGTAACCCATATATCTTTTTGATCTTTTCTATCCCAATCATAATCTGACATTCCTGTCATTCTTGCGGAATCACCATATTCTATTTTTCTTCCCATGAAAAATCTATCTTCAGGTCTTTTAAGATCTTTACCGTCATTCGATTTTGCGGTATAAGTTCCGTTGTTATATTTATAAAATGGAAAAGTTGATGATAAAAAAGTTGAATTTTTTTCTGCTTTTTCTTCTTCATCATCCAATGGAGACATGAAATTTTTCTTTTGTAAAATACAATTTGGTATTTTAGTCAATCTTTTTTCTAAATATTCAGCAAAAGTAGATTGCACCGAACTTTTATTTGTATCAGACGAAACCTTCGCAGCAGTATTAACTAATACACCTGAATAGTTTGCGTGTTTAGATAAGATTTCAGTCTTACAGTCATATGTTATTCCATCTTGACTGGTAAAATCAAATCCACTAATTATTCCCATTGTAACATCATATAATCCATATGATTCTTTAATATTTTTATCGTATAATAAAGATCCACTATTAGTAAACAATTCTTTTAGATTATCCAAATTACTAGCTCTCAAATCAAGCAAAGATACAGGATTAAAATGATTCCATCCAAATTCAACAAAGGCACTAATCTTCGGTGTTAAGAAATATGGTGTCATGTACTCCAATTGAGCAAATCCATAACACTTCCAATTAACAGTAATTTTTCTGATTCTTTCTTTTTGTATTATCGCATCAATAGATGTAATACCAGGAACAGGCAAAAATTTTTGAACTGTTCTATTTTCGTCTGATAAAGAATTTGGAAATGTAACAAAATTACCGTCACTAGATAAATTTAATACGTGTTCTACACCTTCAGAATCATATCCTAATACATTTTTATTATCAGGAATACCATAACTTTTATCAAATCCATCACCTCCGTGCAAAATAAAACCGTTTCTAATAGGAAAATCGCTTTTATCATTTACTCTACCAGTTCCATTTGAAAACACTCTTGCCCATGCAGTCAATGGTCCTTTGTATTGTTGCCAATTACCATTATCATCCCAATTAATACTTACAGGAACAGGATAATCAAATCCAATATCATTTTGTCTTCTAATAAATTCTTTAATTACCCAAGATGGTATTGGATGTGGTGCCCACGGTCTATTGTCTGGTGTTGTTGCCATAACTTATGAATTTAATAACTTAAAATCTCCTATAATATTAGAAACATTTTGTGGTATTCTCAATTGAATACCTGCTAATACACTCAATTTTCCATTTCCTAATTTATTTGCTTGAGCTATTATCCACCACAATGTTGGATCTTTGTAATATGTATTCGCAATACTATCAAATGTTGTTGTTTCATTTGTTATAATATACAAATCATTTGCTGCATATGGAATTTTAGGATACAATAAAGATTTGTATACTCTTTTTCCATCCCACCTTTTATCTTGTTTTGCAAAAGAATATCTATTCATAATTATAATCCTGTTCTATCCATTTGATATGCATCATTTAATTCGTCTTGTGTGGTTGTGGGATTATTATACATTTTATATATGTCTTGTTGAAGCGCATCTCTTTGTTCTTGTTCAATCTTCAATTGATAATTATATTGAGCTGCAGCATCTTGTATATCTTCAGCTTTTTGATTCCATGAATTAACTTCTTGTTGTAATGCTTCTGCTTGTACGTTATTTGCGTTTTGCATTGCAATTTCAGCATTTTTAATTTGATCTATTGCTCTTTGATTTGACAATACTATTCCGCCAGGAAAATTCATATATAAATTCTTTGAAAATGAATCTACTGTTCCTTTTTCTTCTAATATTTCATTTTGATTTGTCATTCCAGACATTTGAACAGTTGATCCCATACGAGTTTCAACATAATAATCACCAAAGTTAGTTCCACCAACAACTGGACGTTCTTTTTCTAGTAAATCCATACTCAAATTCAATTCACATTCTCTTGGAAATTGAGCCACTTTTCCTATGCTATCTGCCCATTGAATTCGTCCATTTAAATACGTCCAATCAAATGTAGCAGACGTTTCTTCACTAACTGTTTCCCAAACACAATTTTCTGGTATATTTAAACCAATACTTTTAATTACTCCTGGTTGATTCTTATAAATATCACCGATAGTAAATCTAACAAGAGGAGGTATCATAAATCTAGAATACACATTAGAGTTACTTTGTCCGCCTTGTGTATAATTAGCTGGTTTTGTCAATCCTACTAAATAACTAATTCTTTGCCACATTGGAAGCAATTCTTTAACTGTATTAGCCACGACATTAAACTTAAAACCAATTGTTCTAGAAAATCCTTTATAAGATTGTAATTTGTCTGCTCTGCCAATATATTCTATAGCAGTCCAATCTGCGTTATAATTTTCATTCAATCCAGTTATTGTAGCTCTGAATGGAATGTATTTATTATTAACAACATCATGGAAATAAAATTTGATTATATCATCGTTATTACTGTTATACTTTTTGTCTAATCCAAGATCCTCTTGATTTAAAATAGTTAATAAATTAATTTTATCGGATGCCATTGATCCAGCCATTCCTTTTCCTTTAGGATCATCCAATAATTGTTTTCTTTTGTTCAATCCAAATTGAGCAAGATATCCACCACGATAATTAAAAGGACTTTCTTCTCTTTGTTGAGAATATGGATCTTTTGTCAATTGTTTGATGAAATCATAACCTTTGTAAGATTCATTTGAAAATTGTTGATTTATGATATCAGTGCTTGTTAATCCATTGTATTTATATCCAGCACTAATAATTGTATCCAATACTTTCTTTAAATTATCTTCTACATCTTTTACGGATTGTGATTCTTTATCAGTAAATTTAGTTGAATAAGGTTGTTTTGCATCAGCATAATATGCCAAGTTAATCAACATTTCAGAATTCTTAAATTCTTGATCTGGAGTAATATTATTACCTACGATTTTACCATAAAATTCGTAAGCATCCGTTCTTGGATTAAGTCCTATTTCTTGACCAAATAATGTAGGAAATTTTCCTAATTTTGTACCATTCCATGTACCCGTCTTTCCTATAATCAAATAAGTACCATCAGCTTGTCTTAAATATCTACCTCTAACACCTGTTGTTTGCTCAGTATCACCTTTTCTTATAGTTCCGTCTTGGGTACCCGCATACCATTTTTGTATAACGGTTTTATCAAATATATATTTTAAAGTTCCTGGTGCTTGATCAAATACAGTAGTAGATGATGCCATTACACCGTATGTTGCTTCATCTGCTCTATATTGTGGATCATTTGGTTGTTTTGGATTTGTAAACGCACCAAACAAAGTACTTGATTTGAAGAAATCAGCAATTCCAGATGAAGATTGTTTTCCTACCCACTTTGTCTTTAATAATTTATCGCCAGAAGTTGCAGTTGGTGCTCTTAAAAATCCTTTACCACCATCTAAACTTAATTTTGATAATGCGGCTTGATTACTATTACCAACGGTTCCTTTTGGTGGAGTAAGATTTTTTAATGATCCTTTTACACCAAGAGCAGCTAATGCACCAATACCATTTGGTTCAATAAATCTTGTTGGTCTTTCAATTAATCCCAATGAAGCAATACTAGTAGCAGCTAATATTGGCATTGCTGGATTATAAATCTTTGTTTCTGGAAATGGATTAAATCCTTGCAATAATGTTTGTGCCGTAGCAAAAATTACACCATTTGCACTAATTGTAAACTTTGTTATTCTTAATATGTCTTGAGGACCAGAACCAACTGGTGCTGCTCTATTTTCATATTTTTTTAATGAATTTAATCCTTTTGTTCCTGTATTTGGAGTAAAACTAAAAAATGGTTGTTTTGGTCCAAATTTAATTAAAGGATTTGTACTGTCAGTTTCTAATTTATACTTGTTATAAATTGCATCACTGTTTTGAGCATATAATACACTCAATTCACCTGGCTGTCTTAAATCATTAAATCCAGATGGCAATGTATATCCCGCACCAATAATTTGTGTATTGGTAGTAGATAATGGAGCGGGTGATTCTAAATTATTAAGATTTGCCATATTTTATAAATATCAAGTTATTTAATATGCACCTCTAAATTTTGTAGCAACTCCAACAGCAGTGCTTACTTTGCTACCATCAATATTAACTGCAATACCACCATTTTTCATCAACACTATCAATTCATCCAATTTATTAACAACTTCAGCATTTCCTCCACCAGTTGCAGTTTTGATTGACTCTATATTTTTTAACGCTGGTAAATTAGTAGCTACTTTAGACAATTGTTCATTTAATAAACTAAGTGCAAGTGTCATTCCTGCAATTCCAAATAATATACTAGTATCTGTAAATACAGAGAAAGCATCTTCCAATGAAGCTATTTGAGAAATATTTGATGCAATGTCACTAATACCAGTACTAACAGATTGTATACCTTGTCCGAATAATTGCATACCTTTACCTGCAGCTAATGCAGATATAGAAAATGGTATAAATGCAAGTCCTAACAATGCAATACCTCCTGCTGCAGTTTCAAGTACTCCAGTAGCCATTAATCCAGCAATAGTTGCACCTAATACTGCCAATATAACTCCCATCTTTCCAAGTGAACTCCAATCTACTGTATTAAACTGTTGTCCAGCTTTTGCCAATATATACATTGCACCAGCAAACATTATTAATGCTGCACCTAATGATAATACTGTCGCAGGATTAATTCCTTTCATTGAATTTAAAAATCCAGAAGGTCCAGCGGATGGTGTTGTAGGAGCAGCACCAACTGCCGATGATGCCAAATTACTTGCAATTTTTTTACCAGAAGCCGCAACTGTTTCAACCGCAACATCCATACCACCTTTAAATGCATTACCAATTGTTTTTTGTAATGCAAATTTTAAAGGAGCAAGAGGAAAAAGAATCGCTCTCATTAAAATATTGCCAAAACCTTTTCCCATAAATTTAAATCCAAGCAACAATAAAGCTCCACTTACAAGAGCAACTCTTCCTTTGAACTCGTCCATTTTATCTATAACAAATTGAAGACCATATCCCATTTTTTGAAATATATCAACTCCAGGTTCAAATTTAATCCAAAGATCATTCACTAAATCATAAAGAACTTTAAATGGCATTAAAATAAATTTAGTGGTAATCGTGCTTATTTTTAATAAAACACCAACAACTGAAAGTAATCCACTTAAAAATGGTAGAACTACTTCACCCAATTCAACCATGATACTATTAATACTAGCAAGTAACTTTTGTTGTTGACTTGCTAATTGCTGTGACTTTAATTCTTTTTGATATTTTTCGGATAAACTTTCATTGGTTTTATCAATTGTATCTAAATTGGCGGTATATTTTGCATACAATGCAGGGTCATCAATTCTAAGTTTATTCAACTCTTCTTGTTTAGCATTCATTTTAACCAATTGATCTACACTCAATCCCATTGATTCTGCTAATGCTTTTGCTTGAAATGCATCCAGTTTTCTAAAATCTCCAACCTCTTTTAAGATTCTAGATTGTTCTTTTGCTAGTCCTGCCAAATCCCCAGCATAGGATAATTCTCTTGCTCTTGTGAAATTGATGTCTTTTCCGAATAATACACTAGCTTCCATTTCGTTATTGATACTTGTTTGGAAATCTAGAAATTTATCCGCAGCAGCCCCTATATCTTTAAGTTCTATTCCCAATCGTCTTGCTTCAACTGCACCTTTAATCAAAGCGTTAACACTTCCTCTTACTAATTT